AATCTACCGTTATAAAAGCCAAAAGTTTTAATACCTCTTCCTAATAATAAAAGATATTCTTTTTTATCGGTTGGCAAATCTTTTTCATCTTTCACATAATGCCATTCATTAGCCTTGTTATAGCCGTATTCAATGCCTTTTTGGATGAGTTCACAAACTTTATCAACTTGTATAAAATTTCCGCTATGAGTTCTGCAACCATTTTGTCGCATTATTTCTTCCGCTTTTTCCTCAAACATAATTCACTCCTCTGCGCGTTATGGCATCTCGCACCATTCGATTACATCGTCGATTTTATCGTAATCGCTAGACCACCAACTATTTGAATGCGTGCTATACCAACTCATCTGTTTGCCACCATCCGAAGTCTTAACAATGAATTGCTTCGCGTTTTCCTTCGGCAAGTCGTTTGGGTTTTTCCGCAAGTCGCGCCACTTCGGTCTGCCCTCGTTAAGCCCCGCAAGATAAGCATATTTCAAGTCAGTTTCTGTATATAACTTTTCACCGCTTTCTGTAGTGTCTAAAGGTACTTCATTATTACAGTATTCTTCCGCCATTTCTTTATCTGTCATTTCACAATCCTTTCTAGTGTAAATCCAAAGAAATATCCAAATATGAATATTGCGCCCATAGTTAATATTGTTTCATTCATACGCTTTGATACTCCATCGATTCCATTACCGCAATGTTCCGCTCGGTAGGCTCCAAGCCAAGCCTTCTGCACAAGCGAATTCGCAAGTAATGCTTTGCGTAAGCGAAGATAAAGTTCGCTAGCGCGTAACAAACATTATTCACGACCAAAACAACGGCAATCTTGATGAGTTCGTTGACTTTGCATTTGTCAAGCAATAACGTTCCAAAAATGAGAAACACGCCTGACAACGCTTGGTAAGGGAACGACTCGAATAGAACGGTCTTGGCGCTTCTAATTTCGTTGTAAACAGGCGTCTTTCCCTTTTCGATTCCGTCAAGAACCCTGTCAAATTCCGCCTTGTAATTCTTCAAGTCTTTCTCTTTTCGCATAAAAAGATAATACATTTTAACCCTCCGTTCCGCCCATGGCAAACCACATCTTCGTCATTCCTTCGCCTCGCTTTCTGGCCTATAAATTAAAACGGAATGTCCTTGTTTTAACAACCGAACTATCCGCATTATCCATTTAAAAAATGAATGGTGATGTTCACCGTAGAACCTTCACGCTCGCCATAACTCAATGCGTATATCATTCTTTCACATCCTCCAAGAATCGCTCCGCTTCTTTTCTAACTTTATAATACGAACTTTTATCCGAACCGTTCATTTCCCAATACATATTGTTCTTTTCTTCCTCAAGAAGTTTTGCTAGAATTTCTTTTGCTTTGGCAAGATTTTCGTTAATGTCCATTAAATCTTTTTCGTACTGTTCATTTTGCGCAAGAAAAGCGTTTCGTTCATTTCTTAAAGTAAATTGTTGCTTTTTCAGTTCCGCAACTTCCTTTTCCAAACTTTTGAGATGCGCCCAACTAGTTCCTTCATCTGTTGCTTGCAGATATTTTGTTCTAAGTTCCTCGTTTTCCTTTTCAAGAGAAACTATGCGATTGAATGTTTCTTCAACGTGCTCCTTCCAATACTCCATGCTTGCGGGGCACATTCCGCTCGCTTGACCTTTCACATAAGCAATCAATTCTTTCGTCGCTAGTCGTTTTAACTCTTCGCCAGTCATTCCTTCACCTCAACAATTTCAAACCCTTTCAATACAAGTTCGTCTAATTCTTTATCTTTTTCGTCATACCAATCTTGTTCATCGCCCAACAAAGAATGCATCAATTTTCTTGTAAAAGCAAACAACCGAATCCAATCTGAAATTCCACTACAGATATGATAATACGAATCTTTTTCCGTTTCGTCAACTAAAGATTCATCATAATCTTCTCCATAGAACCACCAATGCGTGCAGAAATCCCATTTCCAATGCACTTTCGCAATAAATTTCTTTTCATAAATATCCGAATAATCACTTTCCCAAGAAATCGCTTTATAAATTATAAAATCGCAAAAATATTTGTCCAACTTTTCAATTTTCACCCCAAAAATCGGACATCCGTTAGAATCTTTCAAATGATATTTTTTCATTTTATTTTCTTCCGCTTCTGACTTCAGAACTTGTATCAGAGCCTGTTGCTTCCAATGCTTGGACCCGTTCTCTTTCATTTCGTCAATGGTCATTCCTTTACCTCCACAATTTTGACAAATCATATCATTCCTCCAATTTTGCTAATATTCGCTTAACCCCAATCCAACCGCTCGCCATTTGACCGCAGTCGGCGACACTTTGAATCGTTCCGCGACCGCTTCCAAGCGTCCACATTTCTCTTTCCATATCTGTCTGAATAACTTTTCCGGCATAAGAAAAGCGGCGGCAAAAGTATTGGCCTCTTTTTCAAGCTCTTCTTCATTCATTCCTCAATCTCCTTTCATCGCAGGCTTTCAAATAAATGTCCCACATCTTGTCCGCGTACTTCTCGTCGTTCTTCCATCTGAAATATCTGATTGCCGACAAGGGAATCCATAGGGGAGACAAGACGAGATGAAAGGCGAAAGCGAACAAGTTCACGAGAAAAATCGTCGTTTCCTTAAAGCCGTCCGCGATGTTGCATAAATCCTCTCCGAAAGTTTCAGCAACCATGTTCTTGTTTCTTTTTGTGCAGTATTCTACAAATTCTTCCTTGGTCATACCTTCGCCTCGCTATCTTTCTGTTTCGCTTGTTCAATTTTTTCTTTACTCAATTTTGTAGCATAAGCAAAATCTTCATCACTCATAGATAAATATTGCCAATCCCATTCATTCATTCCTTCCTTCACCTCCATTCCGCAAGGGCTGTCGTTAAATGCTTTTTCGATAGGCCAGTGATATTTGTTTATCCTGTCCTTAACCTTAATATAATTTAATTTTAGTTCTTTACACCATGCTGCTAAATGTTGCGTCTTTCCTTTATAGGTTATCATTTTATAACGAGCGTTTCCTTTTGTTTCAAACGCTTTTTCAACAGACCAATGAGAATCATTAAGTCTAGATATAACCGTGTAATATTTTAGATTTAATTCTCTGCACCAATCGGCAAGCGATTGAGTCCGCCCCTTATATGTTATAAGCCTTAGGCTATGATTTCCTTTTGTTTCAAACGCTTTGTCAACAGACCAACGCAAGGAGTTTATTCTGCATTTTATTTTATGATAATCAAGCCCAAGTTCCTCACACCATTGACTTAAAGGCTTTGTTTCGCCTTTATATTTTATTAAATGATTCCGTCTTTGGTTATTATTCTGTTGTTTTCTTGTCGCCCATCTACAATTCTCAGGACTGTAGCCTTTGTTATTGTCGATACGGTCAATGCTTAAATCATCATTATAACCGTTTGACAACGCCCATTCGTAAAATAAATTAGGTTTTTTCAACCACTCATCACATATTGTTATCCCTCTTGCACCATAATCCTTAAAATTTTGGGCTTTAGGGTTGTAACATCTATTTTTCATTGCTTGATAAATTCTTTTTAATCTTTCATTCATCTAAGACTCCTACGGGGCTTCCGTCCAAGTAGGTGTAGTCATCTAACAACTGCTCAAACCCAATTATGAAAGGATTAAAGTCAATGCTCACACTATCCTCGCGAAAAGAGGATACTAAAGTCTGGCGGTCAACATCCTTGCCCTTGAGCCAAATCGACGGTTCGCAGTATGGCGGACAGTCGACCTTGAATCGAGCGATAAAGTCCGCAATTATTTCGGTGGAATCCTTATATGGACGGTAACGCTTTTCATCTTCTTCAGGCTTGATGCGATACTCAATATTCAAGTCCCAACGTGGATTATATGCAGAACACCAGTCTCCACTTACATCGTCTTTAAATTGTATTTCTTTGCCCTCGTTGAAAGCCCTCTTGGCCTCGTAGTTTGGGTCGTAGTATGCGAAACGATAGCGAACAAGGTCGTCGCTCTCAAAAGGCATTCCGTTATCTCTTGACCAACGAACCTTGTAAATTGACGCGCCTTTTTCCACGCGCTCAATCAAAGAGTTTATGTTATCCGCCACAAAGACTTCCTTGCCTTCCAACTCGTCGTCCCACATGAAGCGGACGAATTTTTTGTCGAATAACTCCATAAGCCTACCTCCAAATATCGGCCAAACTTTCAGTAATCAAGGCCAAGGGGAAAAGCACGGCCCCGCAAAGCAAGCCGAATAAAACCGCGAAGGGAAGGAGAATGAGCGAAAGGAGCGTCATCCCCAAATTCTTCAAAATCATCGTCATTTACGCTCCTCTCCTTCCTCGTAGACCGTCAATGTTCCGTCAATCGGATTGTCGACCACCATATTCACCTTTCTGTCGCTCTTGGTGCGATGGAGGAAAGTTCCGCCTTGAGTCTGAACCTCAAATTTCTTGTCCTTGACTAAATGCGAGCACGCGAGGTCGCCCCAATGTTTTTCCTTCAATTTCTCGTTCTCGTAGATTAAAACCTTCATCCTCCCAAACTCCTTTATCTGCAACAATCCCTAATTATTCTGCTTGAATACAAAGGGTCGTCCTTCCTCAACTCCTCCCATTCGACCAAGAATCCGTCCTTGTTCTCGTAGACTCCGTTGAAGTCGTAGGGAATTCCGTCTATCTCGCAGAGGAAATGCCCTTGAATCTCGTCGTATAGAATCGTTCCGTTGAACGCGTCCTTTAGAATCAAGGCGAAGAAATAGCAGTTTCCGCTAGTCCACTTGCAGTCGGTCGGAAACCTTCTCTTGATGAAATTCAAGACTTTTTTCTCGGTGTCCTCTCCGCCGTCTTTTTCCTCGAACAAGTCCGAACCCAAGGCGACCTTTCTCCAATAGCGGAACACTCCCATAGCCACTCCGAACCCTCCGTAAATGAAGGCGAAGGGGAAGGCCAAAAGGCTCGCCAAGAATGTCAAGGACAAGAACAAAATTCGTTTCATTTCTTTTTCTCCATATGGTTATGATATACCGAAACTCGCCCTTTTGTCAAGGAAATTCCGATTTTTTTTTATGAAATTGCGAGGCTTTTCCTCGATTTTACGATGAAATCCACCCTTTCCAACACATCCAAGCCGATTATTTCGTCCAATTGAGTTAGAATCTCCTCGTCAGAGAGCGAGCACCAATGGGAATCCATCGTCCTCAACATTCCGCCGAAGGAATACAACTTGGGATGCTCAAGAAACCTCTCGTCGTTCAACATTGGGAAGAACTCGCGGTATGTGGCGGAAAGCATTCGTTCAAGCGCCTTTTGTTGGGCTTCCTTCTTGGAGTCGGCCTCGACAATCAACTCTCTGTAAGTTTCCTTGCCGTACTTTCCGTGGCTTCCCTTGGCCACGACTCTGACTACGAACTCCTTCATGAAGTTTTCCTCCGTTTTCTAGTCAATTATAACCCAAATTATCCAATTTGTCAAGGGAAATTGTTAAAAAATCGAAAAAAAAAACGGATTGAACATGGCTCTTTATGGAATCGACTTGGAGGAATGGCCGAAGCGGAGTTGTCTTGAAAGGAAAATTAGGGGGAAGAAAAAAGCCCCGCAATTGGATTTTTGCGGGGCGTTCGTATTTATATAAAATCCGTAAGAATGATTCCACCCTTTAGGGTGGTGCGTAGTTCACTTAATTCTAGCGTCAACTTCTTTAATCAGATTATTGATTTCTTCTTCACTTGCAAGTTTTCCGCCTTTGATTGAAATTTCATCGTAATCTTCCATAAAAATTTCTTCATCCGCCACTTTATCAAGCGCGTAAGAATTATTCAAAACATAATTAGAAACTTGTCTCAAATCTTTTGTAGAAACTTCACATTCTTTTTTATCAAATGTATCTTCAATGATATTTCCATACAAATCCATGCAACAAAATGGTTGATTCTGCATTTTTTCACCATAATTCATTTGAACCTTGATTCTTTTAGCATGACCGCCGAGCTTATACCAACCGTTTTCATCAATCCAAATGTTGATTGGGAGTCCTGTCTGTCTTTTTCTTCTGTTGGCCATTTCGTAGATTCTTTCCATAATCAAATCACCTCAATAAAAAATATAGCATGAAACGCTTGTTTTGTCAAGTAAAATTATAATCTCAAATCCTTTCAACTTTCATGTATCATTCATTCACCTTTTCCCAATAAGCGGAATCTTCACCCAAAGCCATGTCAATCAACCAAAAATCTCCGTTATATTCCATTATGTCTACAGACCAAACGCCTTCCAAGTCTGCAATTGATTTCAATTTATCAGACACCAATTCACAAACCTTGCCTTTATTTTCATTATAATGTTTCAAAAGGTTGTCATAAACCGATTCATAAATTATTTTATCGGTTTTATTAGAACTGATGGAATCATGGCAATAATCCCAATCCCAATAATTCACAACATCTAAAAGTTTATGCTTTGTAAAATCATAGAATATTCTATATTCGTTTCTTAAAGGAAGTCCGTTATAAATGCAAGGCGTTTCGCAAGGATTATAAGGAATTCTTTCCCTTATCGCAATTTCATTGTTGCCCATGGTGTCGTAACAGAAAGAATAATACTGAATGTCTTGAATGCATTCGGAAATGCATTCTACAGTATTGTTTCTTGGCGCGGCGGTAACAAAATCAAATTTGTTGGAGAAGCATCCGTTTTTAATAAAAAGGTTGGTGTCTTTCAATTCTTGAGGAATGCTAGGATAGAGTTCGTTTCTCACCCATTCAGTGATTTTATCGGAATCATCTTTGTTGTCATGAAAGAAACATTCCATGATGTCTTTCGGAACTTGATATATGAAAGTTTTTGGTTGTTTAATTCCGCAATCCTTTATTTTCGGATACCAATAAGATATGTTGTTTTTATTTGAAATCAAATCATTGTAAAATGACTTTCCCATTTCTTCTAAGTCTTGATTGTCAAAAATTAATTTTTCCATTTATTCATTCTCCTTTCTAGGCGGTGGAACTTCCACCGAACCTTCCAACCAAGCATAAATAGGATAATTTTTGTTTTCTCCGTTCCACACGCCGTCGCCTAAATACATGAACTCATCGCATTCATAATCACCGTCACCGCAATCATAAGCGCAAATATAATTCAATGGCAGAATGGATTTGCCGTCTTCGCTTTCTTTTGGATTTGGCGGTAATTTATCCGTTACATAACACCATGTTTTAGCGTTTATATGTCCGTTTGACTCTCGATTTATATCGCCATAATCTTTTCCAAGATAATAGCCGTGATTTTCTCCCATCTCCCATGAATATTCCGCGATTGAATAATAAGGCTCTAAAGGGCATTTATCGGAACGCCCAAATTCCTTTCCATAGTTGTCGTCCCAAAACTGCTCAAAGACTTCATATTTTACATTTTCATTATATTCGTCGCTCATTTTTTATGTCCTCCTCAACTTTTCCCAAGTTCACTGCCTCATCATAGCCAACGCTTTTATAAAATGCTTGAATCCAAATCCGCCACGCTTTTTATAAAAATTCGTAATGACCAATCGTTTCTCCAAATCTTTATAAAACTCTACATCTAGATAATCATCTTCCAAGATGACATATTTTCCTTCAAAATGATTTCTTTCAATCCATTCCATTATTTGAGTTCCACGTGCATACTGCAGAATAAAATCTCGGTTCTTTATATTTTCAAATCCTTGGAATGTTGGTCTATTGCACCAATCAGTTATTTTATCTTCGTTCATTTCATAATTATTTTCAAGACTTAATTTTCCTTCTCTAGTGACTGAAATAACATTTATTCCATTCTTACGGAATAGAGAATCAGTCTTCATCATATCATGGCCTTTAATGTCTTTTCTTACAGAACCGTCTTCATTCCACCCATATTTCCAAGTGGAAGATAAAACTACTTTAGATTTTGTCAGTCCGCATAACAAACTTAACCAAAACAAGTTTCTTTTGCAAATCTGGCTCACCATATCATAGCCATTTTTCTTCACATTTCTTTGGTAATATTTTGATTTATAGAAATAATGATAGTTGAGAACACCGTCAATGTCTAGAAAAATTATTTTATCTGTCATCTGTGTCTGTCTCAATATATTTAAAATTATCGTTATCAAATTCAACTTCTACATTCATTTCGGATGTATCTATTTTGCAACAAGAGTAAATGATTCAAAATCATCTATAAAATTTTTCTTATCATAAAGATTCTTAAAATTTACTCTAATTTCAACCTCATGAGAATCTTCCATATCTCTGACTTCTGTAATTAAAATTTCTTTATCCAATAATTCAGATAAAAGTTTTCTTTGTTCAAATTCAAAAGAATCCATTACCATAATTTTAATCCTCTTCCCATTCCTTATTGAACTTACTCATCGCGCGACTTAAAGTTTTTTATAAATCTTCAAGGAATTATGCTTTATTTTAATTTTCTAAAAAATATCGCTCCTTTCATTTTTAGAAAACCTTTCGCGTTAGAATCCAATTCTTCAAGAGTAAAAGAATTTTCATTCAATCCGACAAATCGATTTCCAAATCTCGAAAACTTGTATTTGGCTTTTCCGAGATTTACCAATTCAATGACCTCTTTTAATTTCATAGTCATATTCATGCCTCCAAATCGTTTTTATAGTCTGTCTGACAGACAGACCGTTATATAGTTTCTTTTTATCTCCTACGAAATAAATTATTGCATTTCAACGATTAGTTTGTCAATATTTATGCGCCATATTCATTAAATGAAATGTCGTATTTTAATTAATAATCCATGAAATGTTCCTTGAAATAATCCTCCCTTTCATAAGCCTTGGTCTTAAAGTATTTGTAGGCAAGTTTTATTTTCGGCAACATATCAAGATATTTTTCCCTTTCTCGTCTGTCATTCAAATAATACCTCAAGTCTTTTTCCGTGGTCTGACTGATGTTGAAGAATTCCGTTTTGTCCAACCAAATCGCGGTTCTTTTCCTCTTGGTGTCGTCATGCCATCTTTCCTCAAAATAAAGGATTTTATATCCCCAATCTTCGTCATAATCCTTTATTTCGTAAACTTTGCTTCTATTCGGAATTCCCACCCATCTTCTTCTCCAATCCATATGATGCTCATAGATGAAATCCGAATCGTCGGTCGCTCTGCCGTAATAATTTTTAGAACCCCACAAGTCGGTGACGATGATTCTGTCGCCTATTTTGCTTCTGTCTCTGTTTTCTTGAAGATAACTTCTCCAACTAGGCATCGTGTTGTCGCCAATCAAATCTTTTCTTTCCTTATCGCGAACCAACACGATTTTTTCCTTGTCAAAAAGTCCGCATATGAGATTCGTCTTGAATTGGCAGTCCGTTCCGAGAATGTCGGTTCTGTCAAGAATGCCTTGAATCGCTATGAGAATGTATTTCCAAGGGAGAATGTTTTCCATGAAAGTTTCTTGGTCGAATTCTTCATCGCCGTTCCATTTCTTTCCCGCTTGAATGCTTTGTTCTTCTGTGGGAAACATCGTGTCGTCTCTTGACTCGACATCGGAGAAAATTCTATAGAGCCTTTCTCCGTTTCTTATGAGAAAATAACAGTTGGCGTTATATCCGTTGCACACCATGTTTTCCCATCTGTCGCCGTAGTCTTTTCCCCGCCTTTTGATTCGCCACATCACAATTCCGCGCTCCGACGGAATGAACATCTTGTAATTCTTGACAATCCATTCGTCAAAAAGATTGATGTTCTTGTAATCAAAGTCGTCCGTTTCCACATAAGTGGTTTCCGTAATTTGCTCAAGATTCACGATTCCATATTCTTCGTCCATGAATCTAACGGCTTGGTACAAATGAATGGGTTCGTCGCTCGTCTTTCCTTCGCCGATAAGTTCGACGACCTCTTCTTTCGCCCCAAGATATGTTTCGTACGCGCAAATCACGCGATATTTTCCTTTAAGCCATTTTTCCATTTCGGCAACTTGCAACTTCAATTCTTGCCTCTGTTTTTCAAGTTCAAGCATTTTCCTTTCGATTTCATTTCTGCAATCATTGAAATCTTTCACCGTTTTGATTTTGCCTTCCTTGAATTCTTGCGGTAGGTTTTCGGAATAGGCTTTGACCGCGTCGTCTTTCAACAACGCTATTTCTTGGGAATCCGCTTTCTGCCCTTTGGACGACAGTTTCTTTTCCACATCGTCAAAATTAAAGTTTTCAAATTCCGACACTTTGATTGTTTTCACGAGTTTATAATCTTCTTCCGTTTCAACATAGATGTTGATTTCGGCTTTATCATAACATCCGTCTTTAATGGCATATTTATTTGAATCATGATTGTATTCAGAAAGGCTATAGTCCGAGAGATATTTATAGATGTCGTCTTCCGTGTAAACAAATTTATATACGGCGAATTCAAAGGAGTCCGCTTCAATCCAAACGCCCTCAAGTCTCGGATATCCGTTCGTTTCTTCTTTTCTGCCGAAAAAATATTTCATGCGTCAAACTCCCATTTTAGTTGAGCCTTTAATCCATCAATTTCAGTTTTCATTAAAAATTATCCCAATTACATATCCAAATAATTCGGCATTTTAATGTCATTCAAACTAATTTCATCATTATTGTTCATATCCCACAACAAGCAAAGAACATCGAAATTAGTCAAACCTTCGGCAAACATTTTCTGATACTGTTTCTTCGGCTCGGATTTCAAAAATTTCACCAAAAGTTTTCTTTCTTTAGCGTTCAAAGTGTCGGTGTACTGTCCATGAAAGAAATATTCATTGGCAAGCAATTTAACGCAACCTTGTTTTCCATTCTGCGGATTTCTGAAATGAAAATGAGGAATCGTGCCTTCTCCTTCATAGACCATCACTTCGTAATCGTCGAAGTTTCCGAGTCGAGCCATTTCTTCCAATCTGTGAATTTCTTTCATAATGGTTTCCTCCAAGTTTCCGCGCCATTATACACGCTTTCGTTCAATTTGTCAATGAAAATTATCAAAAATTTAATGTTTATTTTCTTAGACAAAATTATTCAAAATGTCTAGGAATATCGACATTATGAAAAACAAAGAGCGGAAAATATAAAACTTTCCGCTCTTAGAAACTGTTCTTACTCTCGCAAGTTAGATAATTTTATTCGTCGTCTTCGTCAGATTCAAAATATCCTTGGCCTACACACCAATTATAAAATGATTCTTCCCCATCATCGAGATATTCTACTTTATCTTTAATAAAATCATTTTTGTTATGCTCAGACAAAGAATAAAAATTGCCGTAACCGTTCACTACATAATATTCTTCATTTGGGTCAAAAGTATCTTTTGTATGAAAATCACCATTATAATATTGACCGCCAAAATATATTCGATTTAACAACCAATTCAAATCTTCTTTCTCTAAATAATATTCAAGGTCATCCATATCATGAATGTAATCTTCCCAATCACGACCAACATCGTTGAGATATTCTTCTCCATATTCTTCCGCCATTTCATCAAAATCCCAACCTTTCGGGGCGTCGAATTTTTCAGTCATTCTTTTATCGTTCATAGTTTTCACTCTCCTTTTTCATTGTGAACTGAATATGATAATATAGTTATTTTTCCGCGTAAAAACGCCTAAGATTGGAAGGAAATCCAACTATCTTTCCCATGAGCGTAAGCGAAATTTGCGCCTTGGTCGGAACGGTTCTGTCCTTGGCGGTTATTCTGTACAAACTAGGCCGTCTCTCTTCAAAGGTGGACTCCAACACACATAGGTTGGACAGACACGAATCCGACTTGCGTGGCCTCAACGACAAGGTTTTCTCCTTGAAGTCAGAGCGGAAGTAGGAAAAAGCCTTGCAAGTTTTTAATCAAAAAGGCTTTCTGTCCACATTTCCCAACTCGTCCGCCCACTTCTCAGGGTATCCTCGGTGATACCAATTGTATCTTTTTCGATACGCCCACTTTCTGTGGAACAGTCGGTCAAATATATTGCGAGCGAAGGAAGGAATTCCCACAACAAGAAGATATAGCCAACCCAACCTCTTGGACTGTTCGGAATGCCCCAACTCGTGCTTTAGGTTGTCTTTCGCCACATACAAATTCCGTTGGATAATCACATGGCTTCCCAAACTCACCGCGGAGTCGAAAAACTTTAGCCTAGTGAACACATCCACATCGTTTATGGTCGTTTCGTACTTGCAAAAGAGCGAAACTGCGAATCCGACCAAGTTTTGCGGAAGTTGCCATATATATGAAAGAAATCGTTTCATTTAATCCTCCCTTGAAAAGCCCTACTTCAACATGTAGTCGAAGTAGTCTCCGTCCTCAAATCTGTCGTGTATGTAGAATGTCTTGAAGCCGTCGAAGTCCTTCATCTTCTTGCAATTTTTGACTTTCAAGTTTTCCAAGATGTAGTTTTTCGTCTTTTTCTCGACCTTCATCGACTCTAGAAATTCCTTGATTATTTCCTTCGCGTGCTTGGCTATGCTCCGCTTTCCTTTTTCCTTCAAGTATGAGGGAAGGCATAGGCACACGCATTTTATAGCCCAAGTCATGATGAAGTTGTGCTTGTTGTCGTTTATCGTTATTTCCACCAACATGCTACAACTCCCACTCTATGTCGGATAATATCGCTTCGATTTCACCCTTGTCCTCGAATTCCATTCCGTCAAGTTGCTTGCGCATTCTCTTGATGTAAGAGCGGATTTCCTCCAATTTACATTCCAATTCTCCGACTTGGGCTTCCAACTGCTCGTTGTCGTCCTCTAGTTCGAAAAGTTTGTCCGAAGCCCACTCTTGTTCGCCAATCCATTCGGACAACGGCTCGCACAAGTCTTCGACATGACGGCTCACATCCGCGAAGTTAGGCTCAATCCCTAAACCTCTCAAATAGTCCATCTCCATGTTCTCCATTTTAGGGGATATTGTGTCCCAATTCAACTCATCCATATCGTTTTCCTTCTTACATTTCCAACGCTTCATAGATTTCCTCGTCCACATCGATTTGGAAACCCTTGTTGGCTCGGTATTCCCAAATCACATCGTCCCAAACATTGAACTTCTTGGGGTCTTCCCTCAAGAGCCTAGACAAGACGACCTTGCCGTCCTCAATCTTGGCCAAGGCCTCATAGTTCTTTCCTTGCAAACTGAACGAAACGCACTCGCCCATACATTCCTCCTACCAATCTCCGTCGTAATCCAACACTGTTATCACTAACTTGTCATGCTTGCTTCTGAACGAATAGGTTAATTTTTTGTTGGACTTGTTGTCAATCATTATGAAATTCGCTCTTTTCATTATTCTATAGTCGGACGAACTTTTCCATTTCTTGCCCTTCTCCACGATAGGAGTCTTTGTCAAGAAAACCCAACCTTCCTTCAATCTTCCCACATTTACATTAGTCAAACTGACATTGACATCCACGCTTCCGTCCAATTCCTCTGGAACATGGACATACACCTTGAACGCGTCCGCTTCCGAAGACTCGTTGACTACGATGATTTCTTCGTCCGCATCCTCGTTGAATGGAAATTCCATAGGCTCGCAGAAAACTGAAAACGAGAGCAAAAGCAAGGAAACCGCAAGAATGGCACTTTTCATTGTCAAGCCTCCTCCCTTTTCCAATCCTCGACTTTCATGTCCAAGGCTTGTTTCAAGTCTTTCTTCAACGAGTCCATTTTGGATTTCCAATACATTTCACCAGAGCCTCCGACGAAGCGGTTGGGGTATTCCAATCCGTCCTCCGCTCCCTTGATGTAGTTTGAGTTGAGCGAGATTCTGTAGCCCTTGAATGTCTTGTCGTCTCCGTTTCCGAAATCCAAGTTCAAGTGAACCACATGGCTTTTTCCCAAGCAGATGTTGGCGGAAGAGTTTAGCGAGAATGAAAATTCCTTCCCTTTTTCAAGACCCACTCTCATGGAGTCGTCCGCAATTTCTTCGAACCCCTCCGCTACCAACATTTCTTTGACCGCCTCGACGGTCTTTCTAATCTCCGAAACATACTTCACGAACATATTTTTTTTCAATTTCCTCCTATGAAAATCTCGATTAAAATCGCGGAAGCCCCGCAAGCCAAGCCGAACAGAATCAAAGGCCACTCTGTCCAAAATTCCGCTCACAATCCCACCTCTTCGTAAACTTTCTTGAACGACGCTTCCTTGGCCTTCATCACCCTATAGGAATACCTAGCCAACTCGTCGTCCTCGAAAGTCGGTCGGTTTCTCAATGTGCCCCAACCCTTGAAGTTGCCCTTGAATTTCCTTTGTATTGCGTAGCCTTGGTCGTAGAACTCTTGAAGTTGCTCGGCGGTGTAGCGGTTCTCATAGGACAAGTCCCTTTCCTTGAAGCGGATTTTATTGACCTCATTGACCGTCATTTCAATCGCTCGAACCACATTCTCGCATTCCTTGGAAAGGGATGTCGTCTTGGCGTATTCTTTCACGATTTTCTCGACCTTGATTAAAGCCGAGTTTACTTCGCTCAATTTGCCCATTCCCTAACTCCAATCGAAAAGGGTGGGGAACAAAGAGAAGTCCACTTTCCAAATCTTGCGGAGAATGACCTCGCAGAAAAGGAAGTTCAAGAGAAAGATTCCGCACAAGACGAAGAACGGAACCGCCGTGGCAATCACCAAAATCTCGCTCGTTCCGAACACATAGCCCACGAACAACCCTACCGCCAACAGAGGGAGCGAAACCGCACCCAACGACCAAAACACTTTCTCGAAAATGTTCATTTCCTTCCTCCAAGGCCGACTTTGTCCGCCACGGCCTTCAACTCCAAGTAACTTTCCTTCAACTTGGCGTAGTCCTCGTCGCCTTGGAACGCCTCTTCGAATTCCTCAATCGACTTCACTTTCATCAGTTTGAGCGTCTTTTCCTTGGTCTTTTCGTCCATTCCTCTTCTGTCCAAGAATTCCTCGAATGTGGACGGCCATCTCTCTTCCTTCTTCGCCATTTTTTTTCTATCCCTCCAACAGTTGGGAAAGCAAGAACCTTATGTCCGCGATGTAGGCCACGCTTTCGCCCTTAGAATTTTCCACAATGTATGTTTCCGAGTCGTGCTTGCGGAATCTGACCGACTCGAATGTCGACTTGTTCATCAAGTTCAATCCGTTTCCCTTGTCCACGAAGACCGCCACCTTGTCGCCTTCGCTCAACTTGATTTTGACTCCGTTCCATTCCACTGTCGCTTTTTCCATAAGAAATTCCTCCTTTCCCATCGGATTTCTACCGCATATTACCATATAATGGGGATTTTGTCAAGCGTTTTTGCCAAAATTCGCAACTATTTTAATCATTCCAAAAACGGAGGAATCTATGAAAACAGGAAAATTGGTCGAAAATTTCAAGAACAGAAAAATTTTCGAATGGAACGGAAAGGAATACTCCTACGACGAAATCTACAACTTGATAAAGGACTTGGATTATGTGAAGAGCGGAGAGGACTGCGATTGGCGGATTATAAGGGTGCGCGACATAAAGGACGGACGAGACTGCTACTGCTTGGCCTTCCAAGACTCGCGCTCGACGACGGATTGGATACACAACTTCATGTTCTTGCCTCGCTCCACCAAGGCCTACAAAGGATGGAGGAACAGGTTGAAGTTCGTGAAAGGCTTCTTCAAGGAATACCAATCGGCTAGGGACGAGATACACTCGAACCTTTCGCTCCTTTTGCAAGACATGGCGATTGAGCAAGATTGCGCGATTTCCGCCTTGAAGGTGTATGTGATAGGCTTCTCCTTGGGAGCGTCCATAGCCCCAATCGCTTGCGAGGACTTGAACTTCACTTACGGAGTGAACCCTGTCCTAATAGGATACGAGGGGGCGGAGTGTTGCTCGAACAACCACACTAGGAATGTGGTGGCCGACTCTTTGAACCAAGACGAGTCAATCTCTTTCGTGTTCGCCCAAGACATAGTGCCTAGATGCCCCTTCTGCTTCGGAAGGAAACTGAAAGACTTCATCTACTTCTTGGACGACGGAACGGTGAAATTCCCCTTTAAATTCATAAAGTGGCTAGTTTCCACCATAACGAAGACCCCTTGGTATCACGCCAATGTCGACGAGGGAATATTGAGATACATGCCTTGGGACGAAAGCGAGTTGGCCAAGGCGGACAGAGGGGAGTAGGGCTTTATGGAAGATTTTTTGTGTTTCGACGACAAAGACTTGGTTGAAAGAGTCCGAGAGTTGGCCGACGAGTATTTCTACGACTTTCCGCTAATCGTGCACGACGCTTATTTCGGAAAGAAATCCAATTCCATCATGGGTCAAGCGATTCCCTTGGACGGAATTCCTTCGCAGAACATCGCGGAGATGAACTTGAAGGAAGTCGAAGGAAACCCCAAGAGCGTGGCTTGCGACATCGAAATCAACGGCCATTTCAAGGGCTTGAATGTGGACGAAACCCTTTTGCATGAAATGGTGCATTGCGTGAACTTCGCGGAAGGGGATTGGAATGCCAACCACGGAAAGAAGTTCAAGGAAGTGGCGGAGGCCATAGGAAAGAGGAGCGGACATGACTTCTCGTCCACTAGCGGAGACGACTACTTGAACACGCTTCTGTCGTCAATCAATCTGTTGAAGAAACTCAAGAAAGAGCCGTCGAACATGGTGTTCTCTAGAAAGGTGTTGAAGAGTTACATGAAATTTGAGGACATCTACACCAAGACTATTGACGAACTCAACTCAATATACGAGGGTTGCGGAGACTTGATGGCCGATTTGGTTGAGAATGGCGATGTGGACTCTGAAAAGGACTTGAACGAGTGCGCGGACGAGATGGACAAAATTTTGCCCAAACCGCAGTTGAGATGGTGGAACTTCAAATAGGAAACGGTTGATGTGGAATGAAGAAAGCCCCGCAAGTGATTTGCGAGGCTTTTTTGTTCTCAATCCACAACATTCACAATTTTATTTTTCTTAAACTTGTTCTTGAGATTTTCGACCACGACTTGAAGAAAATTTTTCGTACAATAACAAGCGGTCAGACCAATTATATCTTTGTTTTTGCAGATTCGACAAGGATTAAAAAATCCTTTAGCGTTTCCTAGAATGCATCTGCTCATAGTTTTTTAATCGCTCCATTTCCAAGACAATCTTATGGCGTCATTTATGTTGATTCCATGATAGACCAAAACATCTTCCAAATCGGAAGTTAGAGAATTTGAACAAGTTAAATAATCCTCATTGGTGTGATTTATCAAACATTTGTTTATGGCATCGTTTAATGCTTGTGATGAATTCCCATATCCCATTTTTTCCAATCGCCATTTAATAGAATCTTTAATCCAAGAAGAAAATTCTATGCACATTGGATTTTTGAGAAAATCGCCTTCGAATGTTTTTAATGTACTACTCATTATTTTTTGCTCCTTTAAAAATTGCTCTGCTTGTTTATAAGTATCAAACTTTTCTTGTTCGTAACAGTATATGGCTCGTTCTTTACTTTCTTTGAAGTCTACAGTATCATCAATCAAATCTCTTACAATTCCTTTTGCAAGGAATAAAGATTTTGACAATTTTTCTATAAGTTCTTTTGCTTCAGTAAGTTGCTCTTTATTAAAACTGTTGCTTGCATTAAGTACACTTAATCCTTTTTTCAGTTCTGCATTTTCCGCTTCAAGTTCTGAAAGGTTCTTACAGATAATCTCAAATCCTTGTTGTAGTGTCGAGTCTTTAAGCGCCATAGATATTGCGCCCATAACAGATGAACGCGCTTCGTCTTTAGTCATTTTCTATTATCTCCCATCTAATGTTAAAATAACATCCGCTACCTTATGTATAAACTGTTGAAAATCCATAAGTTAATCCTCTGCCTAATTCAAATTACGCAATGAAAATTCCGAACCACATTTTAAAATAGGGTCTTTGCATTTATAATATCGAATAAAGCAAGAGTTTCTAATTTTGAAGCGCACATAAATTTTTGTCTTGTGTTAGATGCCTTCACTTCAATCATATTCAATCTCCTTACAGATATAAATATATCATAAAAGAGATTGAATGTCAAGGAAAATTATTAAAAATGTTAAATAAAAAATCCGCCCAAAAAATGAGCGGATTTCATAATATGATGCTAATTTATCGTTTATTTATTTGATACAAAATTTTATTACAAAGGTCTTCGACTTCTTCAATCTTTCTTTTTAATTCTTTCAAACTTTTATCACTATAATTACTCTGATAATCGTCCATAGCATAAATTAATTGTTTAGTTGAACCTTTACACATCGCAAGCAAATCATCGTTTATCAAATCGTAATTAGATTCTTTCAGACTTCTCTTTGTTGTTCCTTTTATAGATTCTTCAAACTTGAAGAAATAATCTTCAATGTTAGAACTGATTACTTTATATGAATAATCAACATCATATTTTGCAAAATGCCAACTTCCAAGGTGGTCGTCTGTATATGATGCGCCGTCAGTATAATGTCTTATGATGTCTGCCCATCCACCCTCATCAAATGTAAAGAACAACCTTACAGGGAAATTATGATTCTCTGCTACAATATAACAGTTATCTTGACCATAATCAGCCTTAAACCACCAATCTTTCTTGAACTCTTTTGTAAGATATTCAACCATTCTCTTGAGATTAATATGAATCAAGAAATAAGCATATGTATCATCAGACCAATCGTCATCTCTCGGTTCAACTTTCCAATCGTATCTTGCCATAAATTTATCTCCTAAATTAATTTTCAGTTTTTATATGTTAAATAGTTAATTTTCAAAATACATATTTAAAAAAAATTAAAGAGGTGTGGTCGAACGAGATTAGCGATTCAACCAATGTTTAGGGTAACGACCTAAACTTCACCTCTTGTAATTTTCAATAGTTAGTTTTCCGTGTCTTGTGAAACCGCGTCGTTGTCGTTCGCGGTGACCTTCAAATCCGCCAACTCCGCTTTCTTCGCCTCAAGTTCGTCGGTTTTGTCGTCGTCTTGCATTACAGTCTTTTCGTCCGCGTTCTTGTAGGCGCTCAATGTTTCCTCATACAACTTGTCCTTGAATTCCTCATGCTCCTTCAAGTAGTTGCAGAAGGCCTCCTCTCCTTGCCATCTATGGTCGTCGGAACAAGACTCCTTGTTGGGGTAGTAGAACCAAGCCCCTCCTTTATTAACCGTCCCTAGTTGAACCGACGCTCTAGCCAAGTCGGTTATTTTGTCAATTCCTTGCCCATAACGACAAACGAGAGTGCACTTGCGGTAAGGAACTCCGACTTTGTTCTTGGTGACCTTGAATGTGATTTCGTTGCTCACCGCCAATCCGTCCTCTTCCGTAACTTTGGTTTGACGGCGCATTGTCACTTGTTGGGAGAATGTAAACTCCCCTGCTCGTCCGACGGATTTCACTTCGGACGGGCCCATTCCCATCGTGTTGATTGAGGCTCTGACTTGTTCGATTACAATCAAGGAACAATTGTTGTCCGCGCACACACCAGCCAACTGTTTGTATGCGTTTCCCAAAATGCGAGCCACCAAAGCCATGCTCACGCTAGTGATTTCCTCGTCGTTCGCCTTTGACGGAGAAAGGGCGGATGTTGAATCCAAAACCGCGATTCCATAGATTCCGCTAGCGATAGAGTCGCGCAATTTGGTCAATCCTTCCTCCGCGCTCTTCGTTTGGTCGATTACCGTTCTGTCCAAGTCCACACCTAGAGCCTTCAAATAGGACACATCTGTGCTCTGCTCAGCGTCGTATATGTATGCGTAGAAGGACTCGTCCTTTCTCTGTTGCTCCGCAATCGTCATGTAGGCGAGAGAGGATTTTGCTGACGAATACGTTCCGTTGATTGCTGCCACACGTCCAACTGCTATACCTCCGTTTAGCGCTAGGTCGATGCCCATGATTCCTGTGCTATAGAATTTCACTTTCTCAAGGTTGTTGGCGGTTTTCACCGTTCCTTCCTCGCCGTACTGCTTGGCGAATTTTTTATTCAACTCCGCCAACTTCTTCTTTTTTTCAGACAAATCCATGTTCTTTTCTCCTTTCTATATGATTTTTTTTCCAAAGCCCATTCTATTCCAAAACGCCCATTCCAATCAAGCGATTTTAGAAAATTTTTCATTCTTCCCATTCCTTGTTGAATTTTTTCATCCGCTCATACGTCTCCAAAGCGAACTTCTTGGCGTCCTTGAACTCCTTCTCAACCCTAGGCTTTCCGTCCGCGCCCTTGACCGAGTATGTTCCGTCGGAATTCCATTTTATCATGGGAACATGCTCGTGGGAAACGCACACTGTATGCCACTTTCCGCATATCAGTTCCTTCTTCCATCTGTAAGCCTTCATTCGTCAACTCCTCCGAAAATTATTCCGTTTCCGTCCTTTTTCAAGACGAACTCAGTCCACTCACCCCACTTCATGAACTCTTCTTCGTTTTCAAGAATTCCCTTCAACAACAAAAGGATTCCTTTCTTGTTGAAAAGTTTGTTTCGCTTCAACGACTCCGAGTGCCTTTCAATCCAATTCCTTATGTCTAGCAAGCACTTGAAGTAGCCTTGGCGGTAAATCGACTCCTCGACAAAGTTCATTTATAGCCTCCGTTCGATTCCATGTACAACACATCCTCGCCCTCAATTCTAATGTCAATCGTCCTAGTGGGCGGAAAGCACTTGATGTAAGACAATGTAATTTTAGGATGGCTATAAGCCTTCGCCACTCCGTCTTCAATTATCGTGATTGGCTCTCCGTCCTTCCATTCGTCGAAATTTATGACCATTCTTCGCACCTAGTTGTTCGGTTCTTGTCCTTCTTCCTTCAACTCAAGGAACACAGGAAATCTCAAAGATTTAACATGAGTTGTAGTATTTTCAGTTTGCTCGAAATACTGTACGGAAATTACTCTACCAATCAATTCATCTTTCATGTTGTAGAATCTAATTCTTTCCTCTTCACTATATCCGCTTCCCACTTTAGCCTCAATGTGTCCAAGAGTGGGATGGTCTATGTCGCAAATCAACGCTCCTAGCCTTCCTTTGTTGGCGTTCGTTCCTTCCTCCACCCCTCGGACAATCAAGTCCATTTCGTCAAAAGCCTTGACCTTTAGCCAATCGTTCGTCCTTTTCCAAGAATATGTGCTATCCGTAAATTTAATGACCAAACCTTCCCAATCATCCTCGCGGACTATTCCTTTCATCAGTTCCTCGATTTTGGAAACATCGCTTCCGACATAAATGTCCTCTACGAAATTGAGATGATTGTGCTTGGTCTGTCCGAGAGTTTTTCTCAATATGCCGTGGCGCTCCTTGTATGTTTGAGGGCACTTCTTCTTGTTCCAACAATCAACATTCATCATGTCGAACACATTGTATGTGACCCCTCGTTTCTCTTCGTCTTTGGTGGAAATGACTTTTGTCGTCATTTTGTACACATCTTTTGACGGATATTTCATAAAGTCGTCAATTGTGAGTTCTCCGTCCAACACGAAGTTGTCGAAAGGCAGATTCTTGATTTCTTCCTCCACTTCAACCAAGCCCACCCAAGGCTTTCCTTGCCGACTAATGAGGCGGACATTGCCTTTTTCCTTCACCGCTATGCAACGGCAACCGTCTATCTTCACTGAAATTGCGAATTCCCTAGTTCCGTCGACGAGTTGCGGTTTGTCATAGTATTTGTTGCACAAGCAACAATCCCAAGTTGGCACGAAGTTGGGGATGGCTTTGTTCAAAGTTTTGGCATCCACTCCAAGAGGAAGGTCGCGCGTGACAACTCTGTTGAAGAACTCGATGTCATCCTCGCTTTTGCATAGCAAGTTTCTGCAATATTGAACCACCGCTATGTCCTTGTCGGTTCCTGTCTTGTGGGATTCCAAGTAATCGAACATGCCGAACAAGTCGGTTATGTTGCTTGTCGCTTGTTCCCAACCTTCCGCGACATCCACATTCTTGTTGATTTTTTTGGACGAAAGCCCCGTAATGACGGAAGAGTCCAAGAGCCATTTCAAGAATTTCTTGAAGTCCTCATCATCAATCGTCTTCAAGAACTCCTTCTTTTCGTTTGTCGACGATATTTTCTTCAACTCGTCGCATGTTTTCTTTATTTTTGAAAATGTCATATCGTTCCTCGCATATTGTTTTTTTATTAGGCTATTCTTCGTCGCCTTCCACGAAAATCGTGAATTCCTTTTCCTCCGACTTTCCGCTCTCGTTCCATTCCCTAGCGGTCAAGAACGCCTTCTCCCTATTGTTCTTGTACACGCTCATTCCGAGCACCGCCTCGTCGTCCAATTCTTCAAGCCATTTCTTCAAGTCTTTAACTGTGGTTCTCATTCCATTCCTCCAAAGTCCACGGACTCCACGCCAACCAAGCATTCCGCCCAATCGTAGTTTTCTTGGGAGAATGTCCTTTTGACAACCTTGTAAATTTTTCCGTTGACTTTCAAATAGTCGCCCCTTCTAGCCTCGCTCAACGCATAGTCGCCTATCTGCAACTTGTCACCGTTCTCGTCTCGGCATTTCCATTTGACCATAAATATCTCCTTATTCCAACATTTCTTCCAATCCAACCATAGGCCAAGCCTTCTCCCCTTCATCCAAGCGAAGGTTCATCTCGAATTTCCCTATGCATATTAGGCCGAACTTCCGCTTTTCCGCCCAATCTTGCATTGAATTCCAAAAAGCGTCGTCCTTTATGAATTCGCAAGGGTTTTTGGCGAACAAGAAAATCCGTCCGCTTGGATTTTCCATAATCCACGAAAAGTTTGTCGCCTTCAACAGAGAGCAAGCCTTTTCCTTGCCCTTCAAATTGGCGACTTTCTCGACGAATTCCTTCTTGAAGCCATTGACCCAAGAAGGAATTTCGTCGCCAACATTTTTCTCTTGGAATTCATTGTTGGAGCAAGTTTCGCACATCGAATTTCCCTCGCAATCATAGTCGTCGCCATACCCTCGGCACTCGTAGCACCGCTCCGCCCTATCACGCTCATCTTCGATTTTCTTGATTTCGCTCTCATCTATTTCTTCAACGAACGAGTCGTTTTCTTTCTTCCAACGAACCGACTTCAACTCTTCGGACACCGTGAAAGTTTCGTCCAACTTCGAATTCTCGCATAGGGAACATAACCGTTCCTTCGAAAAGTCGCCCTTAAATTCATTGTCGTCGACCTCAACTTGAAAGCGGATTAATTTCTCGAATTCGACAATCATTCTCCAACCTCCAAAGCCTTGAGCCAAGCGTCCGTTTTCTTCACCGCTCGCCATATCTCGGTCAAATCCAACTCGTCCACATTATCGAAAAGCCTAGAGCCTACGGAATGGAATTCATAGCCTTCGCTCGTCCATTCCCAAGTGGCGATTGAAAAACAGTTGCCTTCGAATCCGTTCTCGAAACAGTTCAATTCAAACGAGGGGTTGTTGGGCTTTCTTCCCAAATATGAGCACTCGCATATGGAGTAGCATTTTTTGGTTTCATACGACTGCCATTCCCAACGGAGCGAGGGTTTTGTTCTGAACGCGCTTTCGCCGACATAAGGATGGCTTTCGTAATATTCCTCAGTCATGTCGTAGCATATTGACCCTTCTCCGTCCAACTCTTTTTCGATGAACTTAGACAAGTCTTTAATATTTTTTATGGGAGTCAATTCTCCCCTCCAAAATCCGTCTTTCTGCCAATTCCAATCCTTCGGCTCTTGCGTCGAGTCCTCGAACCAAACATTGTATTTATTGGACTCAACTATTCTTTTCAATCTATTCAAGTCCACGCTTCCATGAGGATACATCATTTTCCAACTCCTTGCCATTTGGCTTCCATTTTACGATATTGATTTATGGCGAAACACATGTCCATTATGATTGGACTGTATTTTCCTTTCTCCCTCTTGATTTTTCCATTTTCGTCCGTGAATGTGGAGTATCCGTTCTTCCTCGCGTATTCGACGAATTCCTCCCTAAACCTATTGTGCATTGGGTCGTGAATTCCCCAAAAGTAGTTGGGGATGAGCCAAGTTTCGACGAATCTTGACGCTTCTCTATAGTCGGAAGACAAGTGCCATTTGGTTATATCGTTGTCTTTCTTTATTCTGTCCACGATTTCGAGCCAAACCAAGTCATAGTCTTCGCCCCAAAAGAATTTGCTCTTCTTCAAATACTCGATGTTGAATTCCTTCTTCTCCTTCTTCGCCTTTCGGAAGGCCTTTATCGCTTGAATCACTTTCCAAGACAAGCGCTCCGCCTCCTCCGAGTCGATGAAAGACCTCTTGGACAAGTGGATTACATTCCCCTCATCCTTGCTATAGCAACTCATCGCCTCCAAGTAAGTGTAGTAGGGAATCAAGTCGGTTTCGTCCTTGATGTCGATTTTGGCCCCGCAAAGATAGACGGCGGATTTCTCAACCATGCTCTTGGGGTCGTGTATCATTTCGCAAGAATCCGCGAAATCGCATTTGCCAGTCCAACGACTCACATAACCTCCTTTGTCGTTTCAAATGACGACAGTAATGGAATTTATTTTTTTTTATTTAATCAGAGTTATAATCAAGACCACAACTAAGACGGCCAACACAATCGGAAGCCCGACCCATAGCGGAAGGAACACCATGAACCAACCGTCCCACCAAGCGTCCGTGCTTTGCAAGAACCTTGGAAAGTATCCGTCCCAAAACGAGCACTTTTCCGTCAACTTCATCGCCAAGAAAAGGACGAACAAAAGGCTTCCTATCGTAAAGCCTTGACTAGTGGCATTCCTCTTCTCGCGCTCCCATTCGTATTCAGTTTCGCTCATCATCGCTCTCCATTCCCTTGAACCATTCGTCCGCCAACTTTAGGCAAGTGGAGAACCTTTCAAATTCCCCAAACTTGGTTCCGTTCTTGTCCAACTCGAAGGAAAATGTTGGCAACACAAGATAAATCTCCGCGTAGTTGTCGCCCAAAGACTTGACCGCCAATGTTTTCTTGTCGTCCTTGTCTCCCTTTATTCCATTGTAGTCGAACAAATTCCATCCGTCTATCACAATTCCCCTCGTCATTTCGCTTCCTCTTTTTCGATTTTAATTTTCTTTAGTTTGAGCCAACCGTCGGACTCTTCGTACTCTTTCGTCATTTTGCCGTTTTTGTTCCAACTAGTCAAGAGAAATTTGGATTTTTTCAACCTAGATTTCTCGATTTCCTTTTTGGAAAGACCTTCCTTTCTCGCGCATTCCTTGCACAAGGGAAGAACCCAACCTCCCATTTCCCAAATCAAAAGTTTCCCCTTGGAATCTCTCGAAACCTTTCCACATTTGTAGCAAGTCCATTGGGAGAGCATGCAGAGTATGTCCTCCGCTTCGTTAGTACGCTCATCTCCGCCATAAATGTCCACTCTCAATGAACCCCATTTTTCCTTGCAATCCATTATGCGGAAAAGGACTTTCCTTTCTTCGCTCCAAGAGTCGTAGATTTTTAAAATTTCGTCCAAGAACCTTTTCCACAGTCTTTCCCAACCAAGGCCGTCCCAATAAGTCCGCCAATTACTTTCCATAGCGGACTCTAGGCTCTCGTCGTCCTTGATTTTGAGAAAAGGGTATTTTTCCAAAAGTTCCTTAATTTTCATTCTCCCTAGCCTCGGCTTCGGCGAACAGTCTTTCCAACTCTTCCGCTTCGTAGCCGTAGTCGGTCGCCCCTTCGGTCGAAAGCCATTCCCATTCCTCGTAGGTCGGCTCCTTTCCATTAAGCCAACAAAGGCTCTCGTACTCAGACCAATCCATTCCGAACGAAACCGCTCCAATGGCCAACAAAGCCAAACCAACAAAAATCTTTTTCATTTTTTCTCCTTGACATCCTTCTTATATTGTCGGAATTTTGTCAAGTAACTTTATCATTTTTTATCCTTTTATTGATTTTAATGTCAAAATCTTGGCTTCCGTGATTGTCTTGTATTTGTCCAACAAGTCCTTGCGTCCGCTAGCCTCAATCGCCTTTTGAGTGACCGTGAATCCCTTTCGGCACTCCTCGTCCGTCAGTTCGTCCATGATTTTGGGGTCTATTGTCGACGACTTCTTGAACGACATCTCCAAGACCTTTCCGCATTCATCGTTAGTCCAAGATGTCTTCTCGTCGACCTTGAGTTTCAACACTTCATCCAAGCCTTTAATGTATTCTTCAATCCTTTCCTTCAAGATTGAAGCCCTTATTCTCTTGTCGGCCAAGACGGAAGGCTCCTCCTCCTTGTCCAAGATTTCAGTGTTCCACGCTTCCCTCAAGTTTTCCCAAAGTTCACTCGTTTCCATATGTTTCTCCTTATTGGGGAAGAAGGCTCTCGACCAACTTCCGCTCTCTCTTCAATTCCGACAAATTCAACTCGCAGTGTCCGATAACCTCTCCGCAGTAGTCCAAAATTTTTCCGAAGTGGGCTTTCAACCGCTCGAACTGCTCCTTCTTGATTGACCTCTCCTTGAAGTAACAGTCGTAAAGTTCCGTCATGTAGGGCGTGATTTCATTCTTCATGTCCTCGGCCTTTTCCTTCTCCTCAAGCCATTCTTCTTTCTCGGCTTCCAATCCGAGTAGATGGTCTTGGATTTCATCCTTCATGTACATTAATCTGTCTTCCATGAAAGATGAGAAAATTCCGTATGTTGAATTGAATATTCGCTTGGCTTCAATTCTCAATTCATTGTCCGTGGCGTCGTCGATGGGAAGACACTTCTCGGCGATTTCCTTGCCTACTTCATGATACCACAATTCGAACATTCTCTTTTTCATTCAAAATCTCCTTAAAGTCCGTATTCGCCGTAGATGATTGAAATGACTTCCTTCATCTTATCCATTATGTATTGCACTTGCTCGAAGTCGAATTCCTCAAAATTCTCGCAGACGATTTTTCCCTTGCACCACGGACGCAAGAACATTTGGTAAAAGTCGGCGAACTTGTCTATCAAGTCATACATCTTGATGTAGCCGACGCCATCGAATCCGTCCAACAAGTTTCTGAAGGCCACGCAGATGTGGAGGTCATCGTTGTCTAACTTTTCAGAATACAACAAGTCGATTGCCTTCTCCATCTTCTCCAAATCCTTCAACTTGATTGACGCGCTATATGTGAAATTGTTCTTCATTGTCCGCTTCTCCTATTAGAACACTCGCAAATGTATGTTTCTTTCGAACACTTGGCACATTCCCAAGACCAACTTTTGACACTCCAACTCGTTTTCCAAGTCCTTGGGCGAAAGTCTGTCCGAATAGTGCCATTCTCCGTAAAGGAAGACGATTTCGTAAAATCCGCTTCCGTTCTTCACCGAGATTTTGTAAGGTTTGGTTTCCGCCAACTTTCTCACCCAATTCGTCAATTTGTCGATTGTCATTTTCATGCCTTTCTTCTCCTTTTCTTGCTCGTCGTTCCGTTCAAACTCTTGTCGATTTCCTTTTGAGCCATCGACGAGTACTTGCTCGTGATTTTCTGAATCGACTCCATTTTCTCAATTTCGTCCTTTTGGTAGTTATTCAACCGCTCCATGGTCTCCTCATTGTCGAAGTAGAAGTCCTTGCCTCCCAAGCACTCCTCAATTTCCTTGTCGGTCATGAAGTTCTTGTAGAGTTCCTTGAAATGGCGAACCGCCACCTTCTTGTCGAAGTCGTACTTGGCGACCAACTCATTCCACTTGCCGTATCCGCAGTCAGTCCAACAATGAACCATGCAATAGGCGTGCTTTGAAATTTCCCAAGCGTTGGCTCCCAACATAATCATCGTCGCTGCGGAACAACAAGCCCCTTCAATTGAAACCACTACATCCGCGTTCGACGACCTCAACTCGTCGTATATGTTCCAAGCGGTGTCAGCCAACCCTCCGTAGCAGTTGATGTGGATTGTGACCAAGTCTCCGCTTCGGCAGTTTCCGACCGCTCTCAAGAAATCGATGTAGTTCTCGATTTCGGCGATTTCTCCGCTCAAGTAAAAGTCGATTTCCTTGCGCTCGCCAGTGTCCTTGATTTGAAGGGGGTTGTTCTGAAATTCCTCCGCTCCGTCAATTACTGTTGAAATTCTTTTCTTCACTTTAAGTCGTCCTCCTCTCTCGATTTTTTATAATCCTCTATTATTTTATCCTTCAATCCTTCCAAACCCTTGGGCATTCGTCCGCAACACTTGATTTCCTTGCAGTAACCGATGTCCTCGCACTTGGGGACGAAGTAGTTGTCGCAAATCCACTTCCATTCCTCGGAGTAGGCGGAAAGTTTATCCTTGATTTCCTTGGACAATTCCCTAATCTCATTGTAAGCCCTAGAGCAAAGCCTTTCGTTCATGAAGTGAATCAATGCTCGCAAGTTTATCTTCCACACGATTTTCGTGTCCATTCCCAACGGAAGGATGTTGGCTATGTCCTCTTTCGGCATTCCCAATTCCGCCAATTTTCCGTATGAGTCGGAAATCTCGTCCATCACCGTCTCGTAAATTTCTAGTTGCTTGGAGGATACTCCTTTGGGAGTATAGTAGTTGAAGTTCTCATAGTCAACATACCTCGTGGACGATTGTAAATAAGTGGTTCCCACTATATGACGACCCAATTCTCTGATACATCTTGCGGATTTACAATCTATAATAAATACCACATCCACATATTCCATTATTCGCCCGTGTCCGCTATTGATGCATGACTTGGCTCGTTTTATATTTTTATCAACATCGTCAATATTAGAATTCCAACAAACCCCAGCGATTTTTCCAATATAATTCAATGGATTTTTTTGGCAAGACTCAATCAATATCATTTATCTCTCCTTTCAGATACATAATCATTCAAATCATAAGCGTTTTGTTCAAAATGTTCAAACGCATCAAATAAATCATCTTTCTTTAAAATTTTGACATTATTGACAATCATACAGTTTTGTTTTTCAATCAACAATTCATTTTTATTATAAGGATTGATTAATTCACCTTTTTCGTTAAAAAAATGGTCGCCTTTTATTTCAACCAATTCTCCATTTATCAAAAAATCAGGTTCGTATGAGTGTACTTTTCCATCTATTTCATAAGTTATGTTGGTTTTGGGATGAAAAATAAAATCAATTTTATTATCTTTCAGATACATATAATAAATTAATTCCCACGAACTATCAAATTTATTATTATCATATTCGAATTTATATTGATTCCATTGCTTTCCGTATTTTTCGATACATGTTTTTCTTATTTTATCTCTAACCCATTCTAATTTATTAATATTATCTACTCCATATTTCGCTAATGAAGATTCCGCTTTATGTTGTTTTACAACATCGCTTGAATTTGGACTTTCGACTCCGTATTTCAATAGGCTAGTTTGTTTGGTTTTTTCTTTATAATCTTTCGTTCCTAAATATTCTTCACTTCCATATTTAATTAGATTTGTTTGTTTTTTCTTTTTTTTAAATTCCTCAACTTGGCTCACATTTTCAATATTGTTGCCATAGCGACTTTTTAATGTATTTTTAGTGTGCTCTTTCATAATTTCAGATTGAGTTGTATATTCAACTCCGTATTTTTTAAGATTTGTTTCTTTGGTTTTTTTCATTTTTAATTCATTGAAATTTTCCAAAGAACCATATTTTTCAATAATGGTTTTATTTCTTTTTTCGGCGGAAATTTTATTAAAATTTTCCAAAGAGCCAAAACGCTCGATTATTTTATTTTTGCGATTTTTTATATTTTTTTCAGTATTCATTGTACACGAAACCCCATATTTTGTTAAATTTGTTTCTTTTGCTTTATCGGCATTTACATAATTTTCATTTCCATATTTTAATAATTTAGTATGTTTTACTGAACAAACCATACATCGAGAAATATTATTTCTATTTTTTATATTTTTTGCAAATTTTGAAAATGGTTTTCCACAAACGCAACAAAGACCTTCAAACATTATGTTTGATGATTTTTTAAACAAAATATCATCGTTTACAATATCATTTATATTCGATGAAGTTATTGTGATAATATTATATTCCATTCAATCCTCCAATCAAAAGTCGTCGTCGAACATCGAAGGCTCGACATAATCGACCCCGATTTTCCAACCGTGAAGTTTGGCCATGTTGAGCAAGGTTTCCTTCTTGTAACCTGTCGCCTTGGACAAGGACGGAATTTTGTTGCTTTCATACAACCTTCGCTCGTCCAAAATTTCTTGCGGTATGTCGCTAGCCCTAACAGTCACCTCGCATATGTCGAACAAGGTTTCCCTATACTTTTTCAACTCATTGAACTCAATCTTGAAGTCCAACTCGTTGAGCACTTCGTCTCTCTTGGCTCTCTTCTTGCGATAAACCTTCCATTCCTCGAAGTCCTCCGTCAAGAACTCCACATCCGCGTCCTCTATGGCGGATAAAAGAATTGCAGAAGCCAACTGCTTTATGTTTTGCAAACTCGCCGACTCTAAGGCGATGTCCATGTATGGCGTTATTTGTTTCGTTCGCTCGCTCTTTTTCATTCGCCAATCTCCGCGTGGTACTTCACGCTCTCGTCCGTCAATTCGACCAACTTTTTGAAATCCTTTTCGTCCAACTCGTTCTTGGCCTCGATGTAGAACCGCCAAAGCCAATGCTCCTTTTCCCTTTGGTTGCTCTCCTTTTCGTTTCTGTCGTACATGTTGACTTTCGCCAAAGAGCGTTTTAGACAAGCCATGGCGGTCTTGTACTTGGCCATTTGCTTGAAGAAGTTCTTGGAGTTCAACTCCTCTTCGTTCTCCGCTTGGTAGCGCATTCTCTTGGCGGACACCTCTTCGATGTTGCATTGCAAGTCTTGCTTCAACTGTTTCAGTTGCTCGCGCGTCATTTCAGACAAGTCCTCGTCGGAATAGACGATTTCCTCCCTCCCAATCCTAACTTTAACCATTTTGTCGTTTCCTCCAAATTTTTTATATTTCATCCGAGCCTCTTGTCGGTTCAAGCGTTCGGATTGTTTCTCATGCAATCGCTGATTCTTTTGACTTCCACAATCTTGTTGTTGGGAAACTTCTTCCTAGCCTCTAGTTCCGCGCAATATCCGTCGGCAGTCACACAGACATATTCGGAAGGCTTTCCGCTTTCGTCAACCATTTCGACTTTATACTTATACATTGGGGTATTTCCTCCAATAATCGGAAGGCACATTGTTAGCCCAAACATTGAATCTTTCGACCAAAGACTTGGAATAAATCGTCGTAGGCTCGTGGTTCGTATCCTTGCACAATGAATATGCCACTTTCGGATTTGAGTAGTTTGTCATCGCGGTATTCAAAGCGATGTTTCTGTTTTCCGAATTGGATTTGGCCAATTTCTTAATGTCCTTGAATTTCTGTTCCGCCCCCTTCAACTTGTCGTTCAATTCTTTTCTTTGAGCGGATATTTCGCTCAATTTCTCCTTGAGAAGTTTTCCGTCAAGGCAAGATTTGTAGTCGGATTCTAGTCCGTCAAGTTTCGCCAATTTTTTCTCTATTGAATTTTTGGACTTGTCGAACGAAGCCTTCGCTTTCTTGGTTTTGTTTTTCGTGGATTCGTCAATTTTTTCGTTTTGCTCTTTGGTTAGCGTTTTCTTATGGTTGAGTTTAATCGTGACCACTTTAGCGCAATCCATGTATTGATTCTTGAACTGTTTGTCGGTCAGATTGCTCCAATCTCTCTTTTGAATTTCTTCCGCAAGCAAAGATGTGCCGAAATAAGTTCTGAATGTTTTTGCTGTTGCGAACTCATATTTATTTTTTATTGTTTCCAATAACGAATCGTCAATTTCAAATTTATCGACCGATAGCAAGTTCTTCAAGCGTTTTGGTAATTTTGTCATAATTATAAGCATATTTGCCCTCCTTAATATTATTATATACTGTTTGTGTGTATTCGTCAAAATAATTTTTATAAACTTTTATAAAATCATTCCAAGCAATATCAATGTTAAATTTATTATATAAAAATTGTTGTAATGCTTTATTTGATTTTATTTTTAATTTTACTTTTTCATTTTTAGCGATGTTTTTTTCACCCTTCATGGAATCACTTCGTATTTTTTTACTTTCTTCAGTGATTCCATTTTTGCGTTTTTCAGAATAAATTTTTTTATCTCCATCGGATAAAGAATCCCAAAACATTTTATTTTTTTCAGATTTATTTTTCTTTTCTTTTTCATTCCAATGTTTCCCTTTCATTGGATTGATATAATTTTTTTGTTTTGCTAATTTTTTATGAGTTTTGCTTGATTTTTCTTTCAATTCATTTGTCCACATTTCTTTAACTTTTTGTTTATGAAAATCTTTAACTTTTTCAAAGCCATCTCTTTGATGTTGTCTTAATGTATCGAATTCTTCTTTTGATAAAGATTTATACCATGATTTTGTAGATTGAGATTTTTTTAATTTTTGTTCATCAGTTATATATAAATTATAATTAGATTCCCCACCTTCGGTCATGTTGTATCCAAAATTTAAATCATTGGAATGAAAAAGTTTAATTAATCTTTTTTCCCAATAATTTAAGTCATAAGTTTCAATTAATATTTCAAAAGAAAAATTTTTAACGCCATATTTTCTTATTGCTTTATGAATATAACAATCATCTTTTGAATTTATATGAGAAATCCATCTATTGTGAATATCAATTGATTGACCGATATAAACTTTATGATTTATGAGATTTTCAATTTTATAAATTCCACTAATATGATTATTATATATTTTATGTCTACTCATTTAAATAATCCATTACATTATATTTAACAATCAAACCTATCGCTAATTTAATGTCATTTTCATTTTTAGATAACAATAGTTCGTCAATTTTTATTTTTAAGCATACATTATTTAAAAATTCGTTCACATCGTTAGACGATATTTTGTCGAACGCTCTGTCTTTTGGGCTTTTGTCTTTCAAGCATTTTTTCAACGAATCAAAAGCGTCCTCATCAACTTTCATCGTGTTGTCCATTACCATTGAGTCTTTACCCAAGAAATGCAAACGGACTTTTTTGCTTTCCAACAAAATGATGTTCTCAACTTTAAGGGTGGACGCTCCGACGACCCCATTGTTCCGTTTGTCCTCGTTGCCCGCTCGTATACCAAATTTAGAGATTATGTAGGCACAACAACCAATTTGCCGTTTCTTGGCGTTGTCGGACAAGTAAGCGTCTTTTATCGCCTTGGTGACCTTTCTGATGTTTTGTTGCAGAAGCCTAGCATTCTCGAATTTTTCCTCGTCGGAATCCGCCTTGAATAAAGACTTGTTGGAAAACCAAATCGCCTTTTGAATCGTGACGCTAGGATTTCCAATCAACCGCTCGGTGTAGGTGGCAATTGAAGAGGTGTCCTTGAACGACACATCCTTCCATTTGTGAGTTCCGTAATCGCACGGAAACGGATAAGACGAATTGATTGACACATCTTCAGGCATTACATCTTCCACAACAAATCCGCTCCATTCGCAAGCACCGCGCCCTATGAATATTCGGCTAGACTCGATTAATGAGTTTCCTATCTCAACCTTCTCTCCGTCAACCAAAGCGTAGCCGTAGGTTTCCTTCCATTTTTTGTTTTCTTCCGCTATTTCCTTTCTATGTTCTTTATTGTAAAGTTTCTTTTCTTCCGCGTATTTTTCTTTAATCGCTTTCATTCTTGACAGAACCGTTTCGAAGTCGGACGGAAATTTCAATTCCTTCTGTTCCTTCGTCAGTTCCGTTTTTAATGACTTATAAAAATTCTTTTGGTAGACATTTTCGCTTTTGTATTTGTCCGCCAAAGTAGACCACATGAAGAGCCATTTCACCGCTCGATATGACAATCTCATTTTATTCTCGTTGGAATAATATTCGTCAATGTAGGGTAATTCCTTGGGGAATTTCACGCACCCTTCAATTAATTTGAGTTCTTTCATATGTTTTCCTTAAAATTGATTTCCGTTTTCGTCCAAGAAGTTGGACATGAAGTAAACGACAGGCACCAAATGAACCGAGGCCACGCTCTTCCATTCCGACAACTCGACATTCCAACAGTCCGCGAACCGCAAGCCTCTGAACACCCACTTCGTTCCGTTGGCGTCTATGGCGAAGACCTCTCCGTTCGACGAGTATAGCCTAGAGAACAACCTCTGAACCAACTCTTCCTTGGGGCACTCGTCATGGTAACGTTTGTGCTCGATTCTGTCCTTTCCGTTGAAAATCACTCTGTCCAAGTAGTCCGTTCCGCTCTTTATCAAGTTTCCGCACTTTAGGCACACATAGTCCTTCTTGGCAGTCCTTACGATGATGGAATCGCTCATAATTCTTCCCTCGTTTTTTCTTTGTTCGTTTTAAGAATTATAGCATGTATTGCTCGCTTTGTCAAGGAAAAAATGAAAAAAAAATCCACCCATGTTGTGGGTGGAGTCCGATGTGATTGCGTCACTTTGAGCGTTCGTTTTACACACACTCGCTTGCAAGAAACTAGGTTCTTGGTGGTTCTCCTTTTGTTCAAAGGCATACTTTTGGTAACTACCACTTATGTTTTCTCTTTTGTTCTTATCGCCACCACATCCCACAATGCTTGTGATGGCTAAGTCAGAACACACTTCCGCTTTTTCAAGAGCAGTAACTCAGACAAACCCACTTGGGTTAGAACAATGTGAATTTGTTATTTCCGACCGTTTCTTAAATAGTTAGGGTTGGAAACATCGGTTAGTTTATCACGATGGTTTTTATAGAGAATATCAATCGGCAAGAGATGAAATAAAATCCTATTTATCTCCATTGCTTCAAGATTTAGCAATAGAACAAAGTTGCCGCATAGATGAATTAAAACTTTATGTGATTGGCTTTTCTTTGGGTGGTTCAATTGCACCTATCGCTATGGAAGATTTTTATGAAGTTTATGCTATAAAACCAACATCGATTGCTTTTGAAGGTGCGAATCCGTGTGAAAGTTTACATACTAGAAATTATCTGATGAATTGTATGAATCTTGATGAATCTATAGCATTTGTATATTCAAACGATTTTGTTCCAAGATGTGCCCCATTCTTCGGTAAAAAATTAAAAGATATTATTTATTATTTAGACGACCATAAATGTAAGTTTCCGTTTTATTTTATAAAGAAGATAATCTCATTCATAAAAGATACAGAGTATTATCATACTAGTGTGGATGAGGGTATAAGAAAATATATGCCTACAGAATGGGGATTAAATTAAAAAAAATGTACTCTATTTAATAGGGTACAAATTTTATATAAATTTGATTTGATTTTTTTATATTTTAACTTATATATTCCAACGCAACGTATGTGCATAAAGGATTGGTTTCTCCCACCCTCTAAAGAGTAGGGAGATTAATTTGGTGTGATTACATAGGGTCAATCATCTGTGCCATTGCACAAACAAATCCACCATCATGCAGGAGCGTTCCATATTCTGTTATGCCTTGGATATCTATAGTGCCTCCACACTTTACAAATGTAGTAGTAACGTTATTAAATGTTCCAGCTTGTGAAACAGCATTAAATGCATAAACGCCCATCCACGCACCATGGCTACTAGATAAGGTCAGTTGTACTCTATAGCGTGTTCCCGCAACACAACCAAACTTCTGTTGAGCGTACCATAACAGACTATCACTCTGTGCAGTCTTAAAGACTTTTATTTCATTCTCAGTGACAAGTTTATATATAGGTAGAACAATGCCAGTAGGTTCTACTGTGGTTTTAATTCCCATACCAGTCCATCTACCATACACCTTGACATGAGCATAACAATATGACTGCATACCTAGCCATATATGTTTATTATTATCCAACCTAAGTTGTTCAGTAGCCGATGTTTGAGTATCGTTTAAATTTACTGCTTTAATATAATTTAAGTCAGCCATAGTTCCACTACAAGAAACTAATATCTTTGACTGACCCCCATCTACTCTACCGTAAGTTATTTCATAGAATAAAAATGCTTGCGAATTACTTGTAGATGTCGATGTTCCCAAATCAAACCAAGCATAATTATCACCACCAACTGATAATTGATAGTCGCTTAAAGTTATATTTGTCAAATTCTCTGTTGTAGTAAGTTTCTGTATAGTCCATGAATCTGATAATGAATAAGTCTTGTATACATAGTATTCTGCTCCTGCTTCAGAACGTAAATTCCCAATACCATACCAATAGCCTTCTATGCCTATATTAATGCAGATGTCGTAGTCATGCCACAATGCCGTACTTGATAAATAAGCCTTTCCTTTATAAAAACCTGTTCCTCTTGTTTTTAAGTCTGCTAAGAGAGCATTCATATCAGTAAAAGTATCTGACGAAAGTATCTTAACACTATTATCCTCTGTAGCAAGTTTCTTCCAACTAGACCATGTTCCGTTTACCCTTACACGATAATATTGCTCTCCTTCCGTATTAACTGTGTATTGAGCAATGTCGTCAGAAATAGAAGTTGTGTTTTTACTTTGTACTTGTAAGATGCAGTATGCACTAGGAATGTTAGTACATCCCGTAGTGAGATAATACAATCCTGTAGTGGTGAGTGTATTTGCATCAGTATTTGATACTGCGGTGTATGCTTTAATTTTTTCAATATCACTTGTGTTCTGTGCAATAGCACCTTCAACAGTAGAAGCACCTGCAATTGGAGAAGATAAATCTTTTTTCTGATAATCAGTAAGGTCAAATGCGTTACCCATGTAGTTGAACAGATAAGTGTCCGCACCTGCCTTGATGATTCCAACGTTATCACCTATATTGATTGTAAGTCCTGCTCCGTTGATAAACAAAGCACTTGTAGTTCCGCTATCACTCATCGTGTATATATTTCCTACATTATCCTCAATCAATAAACTTGATGTAAGTTCTGCACAAGTCAATTCTCCACGAGGAGTGTAGATTGAACTTAAAGCATTATTAATGGCACTGTAAACAGAACCGCTTTCGACCAACTCATGTGAATTTGGTCTAACCAAGTCAGTAAAATTTTTTCCGCTTGCAGTTCCTAATCCACCTTTAATCTCATCTATAGCATCTTGTACATTAGTTGCAATAAGTTCACTTGTAGTGTTATCATAAGAAACATCAGTCGCAGTTGCATTGCTAGGTTGTACGTTCTTTTGAACCCAAGAATATGTCGGTGTAGATTCTCCGTCAGAAACACATTCATAGAAATAACCATTAACATAAGTTCCCGTACTTCCAATGAATTCGACTATCATGTTTTCATTTTCTGCACTAGCAATAGGCATTGTGTCAACTTGAATGGAAGAACCACCACTCGAAAGGTCACCATCTTCATAGGCTTGCTGAATGGATTTTGAAGTTCCGTCTATATCTATACCCACATTTTCTGATTCTACTGCATAGAAATCGTTTGACATGGGTGCGAGAGTGTCTGCAAGTTTAATCATTGTTATTCTCCTATCTATTCAAAATTAAAACAAATCATAAATATATCTTATGTAAATAGTTAATTAGTCCGCATATTCAAATCTATATCCAAAATATGTTTTTCTTTTCAAATCACCTCTACATATATTACGAATTGCATCTTTTATACTTCTATCTTTAGAATTTGAAATAGTATTTTTTCTTAAATATTCCAACAAATCTTCCATTATGAAAATTCCTACAAATTCATTATGATAAAAAACTTTAATTTTATGTGCTTTTGCTCTATGTGTTTTGGTTGTTTGTTCGATTCTTAATTTATTTGCTAATTCTTTATCGTAAAAACACAATCCGTATTCCGTTCCAATATTCAAATATTTTTCAACTGTACTTCTATCTAAATCAAATATTTTAGATATATTTAATGTACTTTTATTTTCATCTTTTGCGTTTTTATAATATTCACAAACTTTAATTAAGAGGTTACTCAACGCCCATTTTCCACAATCTTCCCAATTAACTTTAGATAAATCAAGTATTTCGGATAATTGTGATTTCAAAATACTTTCTTTTATAAAATCAACAGATGATACATCACAATTTATTCTTATCACTTCAATGTCATGTTCTTTTGCTAATATATCTTTATATCTATCTCGTTCTAATCCTTCAACATCTTTTTCTTTAGAATTAAATTTCAATTTACCATGACCAATCCCACCATCCATCTCAATTATGTATTTTTGTTCATTAAATTCAAAATAGCAATCGTATTTATACGGTTTTATCCACGAAGGATGATATTCATATTCTAAATTATTTACATCAAAATGTTTCATAAACGCTCGAAGAAATTTATTAGGATAACTTAACGAATCGTTAGGGCAATTATAACATTTATATTTAATCACATATCTACCTTGTTCATATTTTTCATCTCCACAGACAGGACATTTGAACAAAAATTTATGTCTTGTTCCATAACTGTATGTTTTTGCCAAATCTTTATTTACAATTAAATACATTAAATTAGAATAAGTACTATATAAATCATTCACACCTTGAGTTACTTTAAGATTAGTACGAGGATAATTAAGTCTGACAATTTCATATTCTTCTTCATCGTAATTTCTTAAACAATCACCACAAAAAGTATATTGCCAATTTTTACAAGATTCTGTATTACATATAAAATCTTTATGACAATAATCACACTCACAAACAAATCTGTTTTTATCGTTTCTTAATTGATGTTTAAATCCCATAATTGCTTTTCTGACAAAATAACTATATAATCATCTTGTCATTCGATAACCTCTTTATCGTTTGATGTTTCAAAAAGGTTGGAATTCACAGTTCTGACCTTTTTCATTGCATACCGCAACACTAGAATAAATAGTTACAAAAAAAAACGACACTGATAAAAAGTGTCGTTTTTCAATTAAAATCAGATTATAATGAATTATTCAAACACCATTGTGATTGAACCTAATCCACTTCGAGTGGTTCTCACAATATCATAAACAACTACACCACCGCTAGAATTAGTAAATGATATAGCATTTTCTTTAACCAATTCGGTGTCAAATCCGCCTATTTTACATACGGATTTTATATTCCATGACTTAGGGCAACAAACAAATCCATATTCACCGTTGCCGATTGTGATATTAAAACTTCCTTTATATGTTGAATTGTTGAATTTGTGATTACTCAATCCAAGAATAAAAGCGGAATCATAATCTTGAGGAATACTTGCAGAACCATAGAATATTTGATTTTGGAACTGTATATTGATACTCTTTTCCGCACTCTCCGTACCATCCGATACAACAAGTTTGAATGATTTATTTGTACTAAAAGGTGTATCGTATGTGAACGCTCTAATATCGTTGTCAACGCTTGTTCCATTAAAAGTTTGTGTAATCGGTGTCTTATTCAAATTCCATGCAAATTGAAGTTCTGAAATCTCATTTCCAATTTCATAGATTGTGGTCGATGGAGAAACCGAAAGGCTAGAAATGACAATTTTTTCATAATAAACCTTAGCCAGCAGATTATCCAAAGTTTTCTTTACATTATCCAAACTTGGATAAGTAGCATTTTCATAACTTACATCACTTGCGTCATTTCCCATAGAACTAGGGTCTACCAAGGCAAGATTACCCTCGTCATTCACTTGAAGAATCTTTCCTTCATTCGCAATTCCTTGAGCGGTTGAAACCTTTCCACTTACACTAGTGTCTACTAGAGTCTTCAATGCGTCCATAGCACCCAAGTTTGGTATTTTAGTCTTGTCAACTTCTTGTCCACTATAAGTATCAACCACATCATTTGTCTTTGAAACATAATCCGACAAATCTATCGTAGATTGTGGGTCTACCAATCCGAGGTTTCCGCTAGAATTAACTTGAAGAATTTTTCCTTCGTTTGCTAAACCTTGGTCAACATCAACTTTCTTTGCAAATTCTGTATACAATGTCGATGATTTAACAGGATTGTCGCTTGAAGATGATACGCTAGATTCGACATCTGAAACATTTACCTTTTCATCTAATTCTGTATCAACCAAAGTTTTCAATGCATCCATAGCACCGATGTTAGGAATCTTGGTTTTATCAGCGTCAGAACCACTATATGTGCTTGTTACATCGTTTGTCTTTGAAACATAATCAGAAAAGTTCACGCTTGCTACAGTATCAGTAAATTCAGTATTTTCAATCCAAATCGTACTGTAATTTACATTATTGTCAGTATAATAAAATTTCGTCTTGTTGTCCGAAGTGATGGTCTTTTCAACTCCACCTTGATAGTAAGTGATTGTAGTTCCGCTCAATGTAGGCTTTGCGTCACAAACGATAGCAGTTTGTCGAATAGCGTTTTGTATGCTTGTATCCGTATAAGATTTACTGTCGGTCAAGCAAGTGGCAACTTTCTTGTCAACACTTCCGTTTACCGTAGTGTCGCCATTAAGAACAGTTATTGCGTTTTCATTTGCAGTAACTCTGTTTCCCAAAGCGGTGTCGTCATAGTTTTCAAGATTGTCCAACTTTGTTTTAAGTTCATCAGTAAAATCGTTTGTTGAAAGTCCTTTTCCGCTAACTTTGTCTACTTTCTTCGCACATTCAGTGTCCGTGTAACTTGTAGCGTTTGAGTAAGCGGTGGCAACTTTGGAATCAACCGAACCTACAACAGTTGAATCACCGTTGAGGGTGTCTATTGCGGTTTTATTGTCGTCAATCTGTTGTTTGTAAGCGTCAGTAAAATCGTTTGTTGACAAGTCTTTTCCGCTAACCTTATCCACTTTATTGTTGAGAAGATTGTTTGTTTCAGTTTTAGTGTAGTATGATGATAGGTCTCCACCACCTTCTCCAATTACTCGCCATTTTCCAGTTATTTCATCTATAGTGTTACTTCTATTAAATCTGTATTTCAATCCTGTTTCATAACAGAAGGAATCATACATATCTGGGAGATAATCTTCTCTAAATGCTTTCATATCGGCTATTGTAGAAAAGGCATCTCGTTCATTCGTTTGAGCCTTCATGTTAATTTTCAAATTTGAAAGTAAACTGATTGCCATATTTATATTCTCCTATGCTATATTTTCTTTATAATATTTTTGGAATCTATTCCAACCGTCATTAATAATTCCTTATTTGAATACCAATTCTACAGAATCAGCCTGAACAGGCTCATTAAGTGTATAGCAAAAATATGGAATAGAGTCAATCGTCAAACTAGTCTTGGTAAAACTTTCAAAATAAGAAAAATTATTTTTTTCATCCTTTATATAACTTAATGCTCCAAAACTACTAGGATAAGCATAAACAACCTTACCATAATCCATTGTAATTCCACTATAAGTCAAATTCTTTGTATCTTTCAGAACATTGTTTTGCAATGCCTTAATAATTGCTTCCGTAGGTTCACCAACATCTGCACTTACCGTTCCATAATAAGATTTTCCTACAAATTTCACGGTTATTGATTTACTTGCACTCATAGGTGTTCCACTCTTGGAATCATAAACAACTGCTTTCAGAGTAAAATCTGTATTTGTCGGTGTCGTCCAAGTCATGTCATATTGATAAGTTCCACTAGCGGAAATATTCTGTGTATACTTCAAAACATTATCAAGATAAAATTCTACTTTAGAAAGATTGTATGTGTTCTTTGTACAAGTTGCTTTCATGGTTACTGCAGAAATTACAGTGTCAACAACATCATACAAAGTTGTACTAGGAACAATAGCAAGAGTAAGACTAGGAGCGACTTCCTTAATAAGCATATCTCTAATTACGGTTTCGATTTTTGTGTCTTTTGGATAAACCTTTCCGTTTGTTGCTGAACCTATAGGATTACTTACTGTTAAAGATTGTTCAAGTTTCGCACCGCTAGATAAAGCCGAATCCAACGCTTTCTTCACATTGTCTAAAGTAGGAAAACTAGAATTTGTATATGAAACATCGCTCGCATCTTCGACAATATTATTTAATGCTTCATCGAGACCTTGTTTTACATTTGTAATACTAGGTTTACTAGAATTGGTGTATTTTACGGTAGATGAATCATCTACAGTTGGAAGAACACCTGCGTCTATAACGTTACCATTTGATAAAGCAAGTAATAGATGATTCCCACTTCCAATTGAAGCACTTACAACGGAAATTCCGTCCTTTACCTTAATTTTGCGAGTGTTTGTGCTTCCGTCGTCACCTGTCCATTTGAAGGTAATTTCTGTTCCGTCTGATACTGTTTCAGTCTTTGAAATCGTACATGGAGCGCCTTTCAACGCCCCCAATCCCACAAGCGAATCTCGTGTATATTTTTCGGCAATCGCCAATGTTACAACATCAATCATATGGTTATTCTCCTAAAAATGCGAATGAATTAAATCTGATACCAAGTCTTTGAAGTTTCTTCGTAGAACCAAACTTCACCTGTGTCGACGCAGAAAGCGGTGGAACCTGTGATGGTGTTCTGCATTTCATTAGGAAGAAGAGTGACATCGGAACTCAAGCCCATGAAGAGTTTGTGGTTGCCCTTTATCTCAGTTAAAACAAAACTACCGTAATGCTCTGTCGTGTCTGGTATATTCGTGTTTGCCATATCATTACTCCATTCATTGTGATTTTTTAAATAGTTATTCCAACCTTTCGTAAGTTGGTTTCGTAAAATTTTTCATGAAATTGTTGAAAAGAATTTCGATGTGCGCTAATATGCGAAAAACACTAAATGTTGGGTTGAAAACGATAACTATTGTTAGTCCGACACTACATACAGAGAGGTAAAAATCATGAAGGTAAGAAAAAGAGACGGAAGATTTGCGAATTTCAACGAATCAAAAATTGCGAACGCCATTAAATTGGCGTCTGAAAATTCAAAAAGCGACAACAAAATAACAGACGAACAAATAAAAAACACCCTTACTTTTGTAAAGTTATCTATTGAAGGTAAAGATGAGGTTAGTGTCGATGACATTCATGACTTGGTTGAAAAATCTTTGAAAAAAGAAAACAAGGATGTCGCCAAGTCATACATCGAATACAGAAAAAACCGAGAACTTGACAGATTTAGAAATCTTGAAATTACAAAAAGAATTTTTGAAAAATTGAACGCGACGAATGTCATGAATCAAAACGCAAACCTCGACGAATTTTCGTTCGGAGGAAGAAAGGGCGAAGCGGATTCCGCATTGTTGAAGGAGTTAGCCTTGAACTATTTGATTTCTCCCAAATTCGCCAAAAACCACAATAACAATAGAATTTATATACACGACCTAGACTCTTATTTTGTCGGAATGCATAACTGTTTATCGCTTCCCATTGACGATTTGTTAAGAAACGGAATGAAAACTAGACAAGTTTTCATTAGACCCGCCAACAGTTTGTCGACCGCAATGCAACTTGTCGCAGTGGCGATTCAATTACAATCTTTGCAACAGTTCGGAGGTGTGGCGGTAACTCACATCGATTGGACTATGGTTCCTTACATTCGAAAATCGTTTTTCAAGCATTATAATGATGGCCTTAAATACGCGGAAGGCAAATCGGATAAAGAAATTGAAAAAATCGACAATGGGATTTTAGAAAAAAGTAAGTGATTTCCCAATCGGATTAACTATTTGTATTATGAAAGAAACATTGATAGAAATATTTAAGAAAAAAGGCATTCTCAATAAAAATAACGGACGAAAATTCTGTTATAAAAATTATTGGGACGACGAATGCGAATCGTTGTGGGGAAAATATTCTTCTAATTATAGAAGTAATGATGAAGCGTGGTATTGCTTGTCTAAAAATGTAGAACCTCCGAAATGTCCATTGTGTGATAAGTTATGTAGATTTGTGGGCGGAAAGCGAGGTTATAAAATAACTTGCGAAACTTGTGACCCAAATAAAGTTCCGTCTAAATTAAAACATTTTTCCAAGACTATTTCTAAAAGAACAGAAGAAGAAAAAAGGAAAATCTTTGAAAAAAGAAAACAAACTAATTTAGAATTATACGGAGATGAAAATTTTACATTGTATGGCTCTAAATCTTTCAAAGAAAACATGTTGAATAAATATGGCAATGAAAATTACTCTAATCACGAAAAAGCAAAAGAAACTAGTATCGAACGATATGGTGTGGATTGCAATTTTAAAAGGGAAGGATTTCAACAATATTCTGCGAATAAAAAACGAGAACTATACGGCAACGCCTCTAATTATGAAAAAACCATGAAAACCAACATGAAGAGGTATGGTGTTCCCCACATAGGACAATGTAGAGAAATAATAAATAAAAATAATCTCGAAAAACAAGAAAAATATGATAAATTCGAAATTGAAAACGATTGCACATCGAGGAGTAAATTAAAAAAATTATACGGTGTAGGATGGTGGTCTCTCGGTATAGAATATCTTGAATACATGGGGCATTATTTTGTACCTAATGAATTTTTAAAAGATATAATAGAATATTCTAGCGAAGGTACGCACACCAACAGTTATATTTCTAAACGAGAAGTTGAGCTTAGAAATTACATTAAAGAAATTTATGATGGTGAAATTCTCAACAATGTGACCAATGTCGTAAAAAATAACAATCATAGATATTTTGAATTAGATTTGTATTTGCCTCGATTAAAAATTGCATTTGATTTTGACGGAATGTATTGGCATTCCATAAAATTTAAAGATAAATATTATCATCAAAGAAAAAGTGTATGTTGTTTGGAGCAAGGGGTTAGATTGGCTCATATACAAGAAGATGAATGGGTGAATAATCGTGAGGTTTTGTGCGATAAAATAAGACAATTAATTTTTGAAAACAAAACATTTAATGATGGTTGTTTCCCACCTTCGTTGAACGATTATAATTTTTCTGAACCTAGAAAGATTATGATTGATAAATTTGGTAAAAAAACACTTGACGAAAGCCAGTGTAATTTAATATATTATGATACAGGAGTTATTTTATGAGAGATGTGATTGATGTGTCCATTGATGACGAAAAGTACAAAAAGCATAAAAAAGCGTATCAATACGCCATGGATATGCTACAAAAAGAAGTTCACCAATCGATAGAAGGATTGTTGCACAATTTAAATTCATTGCAAAGCAGGTCGGGTAGACTTTAGATTGCCCCATTCATCAGTAATGATGAATTGATAATTCGGTAAAATCGGTGAAGACTAAATCATTAAGATATGTTGATACCGAGATAAGCATTCGAATTGCGAAAGGTCGAATGACATTGTAGAGCATAGAAGGTGAATAAATATAATCCTTCCACGAGTACCGAACATCCAAATATTTGGATGAAAATGTATGCCGAACTTATGAGAAATCATAAGAAGTATGGATAAAAAGCCATACGATAACAAATATTGAATCAATTGCCGTTTTCGTCCATAAATTACGGAACTTGCACATTGAAAGAAGGTCGTTTACTAACCAAAGAAATTTTGGAATGCACAATCGATGGTGTTGGAAATCACGCGACTTCCATTTTCCCATGCCAGATTTTTCAATTGATGGACGGTGTAAATGTGAAAGAAAGCGACCCTAATTATGATTTATTCAGATTAGCAATCGAATGTACATCAAAACGCTTATATCCTAATTATGTAAACTGTGATTGGAGCAACGACCAAGGATATAATAAAGATGACCCTAGAACTTATCCTAGTACAATGGGTGCGGTTCGTGGAGACGAAATTGTTTCTATTAAAATCAACGATGTTGAATTTAATGATATTTCGATTAAAAAAGCAATAGAAATGATTAATGCATATACTTCTAATGTCGAATGGATTAACAATGAATCTGATAAAATTGGATATACAAAACATAAACGAGTAAAAGATTGTCAGATTAAGTGTCAATCAAAATGGGTTAGAATTCTCAACATCGAATTCAACGACAAATCATCCCCCTTAAAATTATACGAAGTCACTTTTGATAAAAACGAAACCGAGCAAACTCTCCATATCACGGAAGACCATCCTTTACACACTAGCAGAGGAAGAGTCGAGGCTAGGGATTTGAAGGTCGGAGATGTGATTTATGACTCCATTAGCGGTTACGGTTACAAAATCGTTTCCGTAAAAGAAACTAACGAAAAATGCGACACTTACGACTTCACTACAGAAACAGACATGTTTGATTTGAGCGGAATCGTCTCTCATAACTGTAGGACTTATAGCAGTAGCGACATAAACGCGGAGTCTGCGGAATTGTCGCATATTAAGGACGGACGAGGAAACATAACACCTGCGACTATAGTTTTGCCAACAATAGCCATGGAATCAAAAAAGAAAATGAAAGACGATACTGATGAAAAGGTTTTGATTGAACTTTTCATGAAAAATCTCGAAGACGCGATAATCGACTGTAAAGACGAATTGATTGAAAGATTCAATTACATTTGCTCGCAAAATCCAAAATCCGCTTCCTTCATGTATGAAAACGGAACATTCTACGGATATAAAGAAAGCGAGGGAATTCGTTCAGCGTTGAAACACGGCAGTTTGGCGGTGGGACAAATAGGCTTGGCGGAAACTTTGCAAATTTTAATTGGAACAGACCAATGCACGAAAAAAGGAATGGAGTTGGCAAAGAGAATTGAGGAATTATTCAAGCGAAAGTGTTCTGAGTTTAAGAACGAATATAAATTGAATTTTGGAGTTTATTACACACCTGCGGAAGGATTATCAAAGACTTCATTCGATAAATTTGTGAAAAAATACGGTCTTATTGAAAATGTCACTGCATATAAAGATGAAAACGGAAAATTACAACCTAGAGGATATTTCACGAATTCGATTCATGTTCCTGTTTGGAAGGAAATTTCTCCGTTTGAAAAAATAGACATAGAATCCCAATTAACGAATTATTCTTCGGCAGGTTGCATTACTTATGTTGAAATCGGAGACAACGCTTCCAACAACTTGAAAGCCCTCGAAGAACTCGTATTGTACGCCAAGTCGAAAGATGTTCCATATTTCGCATTGAATCTTCCGTTGTCGCATTGCAAAAAATGCGGTTGCGACGAAAACATTGGTTTTGAGGAAAGTTGTCCTAAATGTGGAGCGGATAAAGATGAAATTGAACATCTCGCTCGCGTGACAGGTTATCTCTCCACGGACTACAAGCATTTTAATTTAGGAAAGCAACACGAAGTCAAAGACCGATATGTTCATGTGAATAAATTGTCGTCATGGAAACAAAAATGAGATACGCGAATATCATAGAAAACGACATAGTTGACTCCATAAGTGGAATCAATGTGTCGTTTTGGTGTCAAGGTTGCAATTTCCATTGTCCTCATTGTCATAATCCGCAAACATGGAATTTGTGTGGCGGTCAAGAACTCCCATCAAATTACAAAGAAATCGTTTTGGAATTGCTTCATAAAAACGGAATCAATCGAGGACTGTCTATTTTAGGCGGAGAACCTTTGATTGAGCAAAATCGTCAACTTGTTTCTGATTTGGTGAATTATGTCAAAGATAAATCTCCTACCACAATCATATATCTGTGGAGCGGATACACTTTGGAAGAGTTGAGAAAAATGAACGATGCTAGCGTGAACTTCATTCTGTCAACAATCGATTACCTAATCGACGGTCGCTACGAGGACGGCAAGAAGGACTTGTCGCTAAAGTTGAGAGGAAGTTCCAACCAAAATGTCTATCGACGAGTGAACGGCAAATTGAAGAAAATCGAAATTTAAATGAAAAAAACGCTCGGAAATTCGAGCGTTTTTATATTCCTTTATTTTCTTGAACAAATTTCATCAATATAAACGATTTTGTTCCAATCTTCCATAGACAAGCCTTTCATCTGTATCTTGCGGTTTTGGAAAAACTTGATTTGCCAACCGCTAAACTTGGTGTCCACCGTGGCTAGGTCAATCCATGAACCGTATCGAATTTGATACTGAAGATATGTTCGAGGGTAGAAATAGGTTTCGGTGTCGTTGGGATATTTGTCCGCGTAGTCTTGAGCGACATCCATAAGATTATGACCAATTGAGCCGTCGCGGATGAATTCGTTCGTTTTCAAATACCAAAGCAAGTCGAAAAACAACATGGAATCGAACGAACGAGAATAATCATGGAATTCACCAATCTTTGATTCTACAGAAAGTTCGCCAAACAAATAATGGAACTTATCTTTCAGTTTTGCATCATCAGCACCGTCTCCAATTTTATCCTTAATCATAGAATATAACTGTTTATAATCCTTTACATCTCGGAAATAAACTTTAAATCCTACAGAATCGCAAATAAAACATCTGTCTCGGAATCCTACATAAATTCCAAATTCTTCTGAAAGTTTACTAGCAATCATCTTGCCATACAAATCTTCAACGTCATATTGATATTCATATTCTTTAGCGAGTTCTGCAAGCAAATCATAATCAATAATCATAAATTATTTCTCCTAATAATGTTATAAATATATAGTTATGCAAAATATTTTTCATATTCAGGGTGACTACTAAGAATCTCTTCCTTTGAAGGATTAGATTCCATAAAATCACGTTCTTCGTATTCTTCCATCCAATCGTTTTCGTCTTCGATGAAATCATCGTATTCTTTATCCAAGTCAACCAAAGGATTAAAACCCTCTTTAAGAAGATTACGAAATTCTTCAATGTTTGGATTTCCACTGTAAGCGTTCACACACATTGTACGCTCATCTCTTGGACGAAAACCATGAATATCCTTGTACATATCTGAATAATTAGCACAAAGATTTTCAAACTTTTCAACATTTTCCGATGTATAAGTTCCATTCAAGATTCTGTTATAAAATTCTGTGTTATTTGCCATAAGATTTAATCTCCTTACTCTTATAATATACTACGAATAAAATAATTTGTCAAGTAAAATTATCAAAAAATTCAACTATTTTTAATACATGAGTCTACAAAATTATGCGAATAAAATGCGGAATCATTCTCATGAAATGGAATCCAAGTTAGCCTTTTTGAAGGCCAAGAAAAAGAGAGGTAGCAAGGGCGAACAAATCACTAGAGATTTCTTGAAGCGATATGAATTGCCGTTCAAGGAGCAAGTTTCTTTCAACAACCTTTACTACAAGAGCAAGGACTTTCCACTCCGCTTTGATTTTCAAATATTTTTTAAAGATTCTTGGTTTCTTCTTGAAGTCCAAGGAGGACAACATTACAAGCCCACCAATTTCGGAGGCCATTTGACCGAAGAAGAAATTCAACAAAACTTCGAGGAAGGCCAAGAGCGCGACAGAATGAAAAAAGAATACTGCGAAAAACACAATATCCTTTTAAAATGCGTGGATTGGAACGGCAACAAAAAGAAACTAATCGAGGATTTGGGGAAATTGTTCAGAAATCAGTTGAGGGATTCCACAGTGTCGTAGAAAGTTTCCGACGCAAAATACTTTTCCGTAAGGTTAATCAAGTCTTTCTTGAATTCTTCCTTTGTTTTCTGCCCTTCCATCAATTCCGCCATTTCGTCCGAAATCGCCAAATCGACCGCCAACGAACTTTGAAGGCCTACCGAAGGGTCTCCAACATCAACCACTAAAAAATGTTTCATAAAGATTTCCCATTCTAACGGAATTTATCCCAAAGCATTGAATAGACTTGGTCACTAGTTTCGTTCACGAAGCCCATGTAGTCAAAACTTTCCCCATCCTCATCTTTCCATTGAACGCAAAAAGATTCCTCTTCAATTCTTTCCGTCACTTCTCGCATAGTCGGCATATAGTCGAAACTGTCGGCTATTCTTTGCGTGTCTGAATCATTCCAATTTCCAATCATTTCAAACCTCGTTCTTTTTTTTTCATTCATCTCTCGTTTTCTTGCTTAATTTGTCAGAAATCACATTGATTAAGATTTCGTCGAGAATGAATTCCGCAATCAAAATCGGAAGCGCCACACGAACAAACTCTCCCCACGAAATGCTCGCCATTTTGATTACGCAAATTATTGAACTAATCATTTATTTCCTCCTTTAGTTGAACTGAATTATTTTCCAACGACTTCCGCTCATGTGAAGCGTATCTATCCGTCGTTTTATTATTATAATAGAAATCCTTAAAAATCTTTACCTTTGGTCATTTTCAACATTCCTCTTGATTCTTTCCCTAACTTCTTCAACCGTCGTGCCATCATTCGCTTTGTTAAACACTTCTCGGCAAACAATAGGAAAACATCTGTCGCATAAATCTTGTTCCTCATAAGGGAATATTTCCATTTCTTTTCCGCAACAGAGACATTTCTTTTTAATCTTTGTTATCGGCATAATCATTGAATCGCTTGCCATTTCCCCTCCTTCCGTCTTCGCAAGAACTCTTGGTACAAAGGATACCAAGGCTCTTTCTGCCCCAGCCTTACGTCCTCGAAGCACTCGTCCACAAAACGCTCGCTCTTTATGTTGAACGCCTTTTCCATTTGTGCCAAGAAAGACTTGAGGGCGATGTCATCGTCTTTCATTTCGGCCAACCGCATTATTGAAAGTTTGACGGAGGATGTCATCAAGTCGGAAGAGCAGAAAACGAAAGCCTCATAAGGGTCGTCCGCGACTGTTTTAAGCCAAAACTCGTATTTCTTGTGGGACTGCCAATAGGCGCAGAACAAAATCCATTCCAAGAAACTCATTCCTTCTCCTCCGTTTCATAAACCGCGTCAAGACACGCTACGCAATCCTTGTCATAGTGGCCGCAAGTTTTCCAATCTTTCAAACAACCTTCGCAAACATGCTCTTGGTGCCAATTCGGATGCTCGTTTCTGTATTGGACTACCCATCTGTCCCACTTGACCAAAGGAACATACTTCAAAGAGCCATAATTCAAATGAAAGTCAATATCTGGTTCCGTGAAAACCGGCGCCCCGCAGTTGCAAGTCAAACAACCGACAGTATGCTTTCCTGTAGTGGCATCGGTCGTGCAAAGGCTGGGTCGGACTAGACAAAGAGGACATCTATAGGGTGATTCATTGTCGTCATACATGTTAAATCTTGCCCTCCCTCCAATCCTTATCGTAGCGCCTCATCTCCAACTCTTGCCTCACTTCATAAACTATTGTTCCGGGAAGGACGATGAGCCAAGCGAGGAAGAACGGAAGGATGAACTGGAAATAGCCGTCGTCGTCCCAACCGAACTTATTATAATAGCGCAACTCCTTCCAAGTCTTGCGGTGGCTTGTCCACCAATAGTCGAATCCGTAGTCTCCGTCGCCTGCGTAACTGTCGTAGGTTTCCCACAACATTCCGAGTTTTGGGCGTTTGTCGTAGAACCCCTTTCCTACACCCATTATGCACCAAAATCCGTATTTGAAAGGGTGGATTATGTGGTTGATTTTGTCTTTAAGAAACCAAGTCATTTCTCTTCCTCCACCTTCTCAAACCACTCGCAACCGTAACCGTCGCAAGTCCAATCAATCCAATCCCAACCTTGCTCGGTTTTGTTGAACAATATCTGGAAACTTTTTGATTCATGGTTGAAACTGATGAAGCCTTCCGCAAGCCTTGGCAAGTTCTTCATCTTCCAATTATCCTTGTATCCTTTCTCCTCAAAGTAGAACCGCACTTTGTCGCCTTGGCAACAAGGCGTGTTGTTGCGGTCGAAGATGTAGCCTCCGTGTTGCAACTTCTTTTCGATGTCAGGAATGGAGCGGAGAAAGGCTTGGACTTTGTCTTGGAGTTCGTTGTATTTCTCCGCTTTTCTAAACTCACTTGCAGGCATATCGTCGTAAATCGCATCTCTTTTATCAAACTTTGAGATGATATAGTCCAATAATTCTTTCGTCTCTTGCTTCATTTCCGCTCACTCCTTCATCAAGAATGTTTTCGCGACAAATCCGAACTTCTCAAGTTGGTCTACAGGAATCGCAAGCGTGTCAGCCTTGCTGCAGCTCAAGTCGCCCCAAGACACATTCCCTTTGGGAAACTCCAGCCAAGAAGGGAGTCCTTTCCAATGCTCCTTCATTTCTGAAAGAGTGTACCGTCCCGCTTTGTTGAAGTCGGTGGTGTAGCCGGAATACTCGTCTTGCCACATAACGAAGTTTGGCATCCAAGACAAGTCCGTGTGCTTTAAGCTGACTAGAATATATTCTTCTTCCATAGTTTCAATCCTCCTTGCTCGCAATTTCGCCGATTTTGCTTCTCAACAACGAATAAGCCTTGTTCGCGTCCTCTCTGTAAAGGACAACTTTTTGCCCTTCCTTGATGAATAACTTCAAGCAAGGCAAGTAGTCGCCGTAGCCGTTCGGATAGTCGTGCTTATATTCCATTCGCTCCAAATAGTCCAAGTTAATTGTATGTTCTACGCATTTTCTTTCATCGAGATGTAGATAAGCACCTGTTATTTCATGCTCATAGATTACGCCAAACATTCTAGTCCTCCTTTATTTTATGGCAACATTTCATATCTGCCACCTTTTCTTATATTCTCTAATAACTTCACATTCTTCATGACAATAGAGTTCATCTTTCTCTGTGATTTTCAACCAATCAAGAAAGTCCTTGAAAGAACCGTTATAACATTCACCCCAATCAAGATATGCTTGATATCTTCTTTTACTTCTGCTTGGTTTGTTTTCTTTCTTTTTCTTGAGCCACAAATCAACTACATAATCTTTTCCAACATCTGTTACAGAATAAACTTCTTCGTTCCAATCAGTCGTTCCGTCTTTTTGCATATATCCTTTTTCAACAAGAGATTTAATTGCTTTATAATCTCCGTTATCTTCACTTGGATATATGCCGAACCAATTTCTATAACCACCTCTATCATCATTCCAACTCGGCTGATATTCATAACCTAATGTATGAAACATTACCTTTTCTTCTTTTTCAGTAATTTCTGTCATACTCATTCCTTGTCGGTAAAACTATTCTTCTCCAATAATCAGGTTCATCTACTTTGTTCCAATAATCTCTGTCACCATATACACTATTTTCATCAGCACCAAACCAACGAACTAATTTTTCGTCTAACTCACCAATTTCGTGATACCAACGAACTTTGAAAACATCCCAATGAACTTTATCTTTATAATAATAAAGATATAAACCTTCTATCCATTCACCTTCGTTAGGCAAATCATTTGGATTTTCATTTAAATTATGCCATTCATTAGCCTTGTTATATCCAAACTCCGCACCGTTTCTCCAATCAGTTTCTTTCGCATATCGTTCATGGTCTGTTGGCTCATACATTCCAAAATCTTTATCTGCATATTCTTCCGCTTCTTTCTCAAACATCATTCAATTTCTCCTATGTGGACTTCCAACTTCCAATCATTGAAATTCCCTTGCCTTGAATCTTTCAAGTGAGGCAAGAACTCCCTTGCAATAGTGTCAGCAAGAGAAATGAGCAGTTCTTTTGTGATGTATTGGAAGTGAAACTTCGACAAGTAGTTGCGAAACCGCATCGCAACTTCACTTGGAAATTCAGGCTCCTCAATTTCAATTCCGTCAATGAAGAAGCGAACGAACGCTTGGTCGCCGATGTTATGAATTCTCACTTCTTTATTTTCATTTACCGCGGAATACACTTGAACGGTTTTCATAACATTTTCGCAACACTTCATTGTCCATTCTCTGTAATTCATTTCAAAGCCTCTGCCAAAGCGACCAACCCATTCTTCAGGTATTCTATTTGCATTCTCGCCATAGCGGACGAAAATGAAAATCTAGTTTGCAATTTGGAGTTGTCCCAAATCTTCAACGCTTTCTCAACCTTGTCCTCTTCGACCAACTTTATGATGTTGTCCGCTCCATAAATGTAGGACAAGTTCACCAACATATTGTGCTTCAAATGCTTGTAAGACTTTCTCACGCTTCCTCCAACAAAGTCATTTCAACCCAATCTCCTTCAACAATTCCTCAACCTCGCCCATAAGATTGTGCTTGTCGAGCACCGCTCTCATCGCCACCATTCTGTTGTGGTACTTGAAGTTTTCCTCAAGCAAGTTGCAAAGATACTTGTTCTTTTCGTAGGATTCGTCCTTCTCCTCGACTTTTATCTCGTAGTTTCCAAGATACTTCGACTGGTCTTGCAACTCAATCCTAACCATTCCCTCGCAAGAGCAGTCTTTCTCCAAGCAATACTTCAAGTTCACGGGGTCTAAACTTACGGCCTCTTCAACAATTTTATAGACGTAATCGATATCCGTCGTTTCTTCAAAAGAAAATCTTCCGTCATATAAAGTGATTATCGCTTTAGTAGCCCCTTCGCAAGAAATCTCGAAGTCGCCAACCGGTTTGGGAGATTCTTGGGTGAGTTTTGTCTTAATCACATCGCAAGCGTGGGCTAATTTCGGGGTTAGTTGGTTGACGACATCCTCATAGCCTTTCATCTTATTCCTCCATATGTTCTGAAGCGGTCTTCGCCACGCTCGCCAAATCGCCCATGCATTTCTTGCAAAGAAGAAGCATGCATTTCGTTTTGCGCGAATCAATGTAAATGTTGTGGAGTTTGCCAAGTTCTCCGCAATTCTCGCAAGCCATAGGATAATCTTTCATGTCGCTTCCTATCATACTTGTTCCTCCGACAAATAATACTCTTCCAACTTTGAACGGACATAATTCTCGCAATCGTATTTGTCGTTCGAGCCGTAAACCACATCTCCGCTTATTCCGTTGTTGTCAATTCTATAATCCAAATCTCCAAGCCAATGAACATACCAATTAGGGAAAAGCATAATTCATTCCTCCCACCCTTTCTCAACGAAAGTCTTGTAGTAAACCCAAAATCGCCCTCCGCTATATCCGCAAGAAACGATGCTCTCCGGGCGAATCTTTCTCAAGAATTCATTGACAAAGCAAGACGCGCTCTCATATCCTCTGGAGCGGCTCATCGCTTCAAAACTTTCGCATTGGACGACTTCCTCAGCCGTTCGCTTGAAGAATTTGTCGCGGTCGGACCTCTTAATCATATAATACTCGTTGTCCCAATCGTAGCGAGGGTCTTGAACGACCAACTCGACGAAGTCGTTTGCGCCGATGTTCGTCACTCGGTCTCCAATTTCCACCATCTCGCCTTTATGGAAATCGGCTTCCGCGTTCTCATAGCGGCCGTTTCCTACTTGCTCCATTAAAAACAATTTGCAATCTTCAATACATGTTCCGTCCATTTCCTATTTCTCATTTGTCGAAAATCAATAAAAGTTTAGCCACCGCTAATACTAGACCCACTGAACCAAAAATCAAGCAACCCCAATACCATTCCACCAAGAACGACATCGCCACAGGAATCAAGATTGCGAGAAAAACTCCAATCATTGTGAATATCCAAATGAATTTTCTATAACGCCAATTCATATATTTCCTCCTACCAATCCTTCATATCGTCATCCATTGCATCGTCCAACTGGTCTTCGTCGCAACCGTAATAGTCCGCCCAATCGCTTCTGTTCCAATGAATCTCCCTCCAACCGCACTCGAATTCCTCAAGCGCGTCCTCGAAAGAATCGTCGTTTATGTTGGAGAAGAAATATCCGTCCGACGAGCGGACTTCTCCGTTGGGGAAGCGGTAGATTAAAACCGACTCCTCTCCGTTGGAGATTGTCTTAATCAACTCTCCGTCCATTTCCTCAAAATATTCGTTCATGCGAATCTCCTTTTCTATCTTTTGAATAATTCCAATAAAGTGTTCAAGCCGTTGGAATCCCATTCCTCGTTCACTTTCTTCATCTCTCGGACAACTATGCTTCTAATCATTTCGTCCGCTTGCTCCCTAGTGTTGCCCAAGGACATAAACTCCTTGACTTGTTCCTCGTACACTTCTTGATAAGGGTTCGGTTTGTATCTGTTTTTATAAAAGGACTTGCAAGCATACATCATGGAGTCAATCATTCCGTAGAATTCCGTCTTGTTGTCCTCCGACTCCCTAACCCAATCCGCTATGGAGTTTGGAATTGAAACGCTAGTTTCTCCGACAGTAATGACCATTCAATTTTCCTCCCAAAAAAATCAAACATAGTCGCCCCATTCCCAACCTTCGAGAATTCCGAATGTCTTCATCGCGTCGAGAATGGTGTACAACTTCTTTTGAATTTCCTTCGCGGTTTGAGGGGCGTCGTCGCCTCGGCTCTGAATCATGTATTGAAAGTCGTAGGGTTGAAGCCACTCGTCGTCCAACACATCAATCTCTCCGACCTCGTCGTCCAAAATTTTGATGTTCACGCTTACATCGTTCAAGCACTCGCATAGAATCCAAAATCCGTCGGTATGCTCGAATCCGACTTTTCTCATGATGTCCTTGTCGACGATGTGGAAGCGAAGATTTTTGTTCTGCCCTCGCTCGTCCACTTCCGTGGCCTTGATTTCCCAAACCTTCATTTAAAATACCCTCATTCCGTAGAAGTCCGCGAACACAGAGCGTTCCGTCTCCAACATGTCGAATTTGATGACCAAGACCGTCTTGCCCTTGGTTTCGTAAGTTGACAGAACCTTGCCTTTCCCAAAGTTCTTGTGGATTACATTTCGGTCGATGTAGTTCATATTCTTCCTCCATATTTCTCCCACATCGACTACTATAACACATTTCCTTGAAAATGTCAAGGAAAATTACGATTTTTCTCGATTATTTGAAGGTTGTCCATCATGTCCAAAGATTTCTTCCATTCTTCATACGACTCTTTGGAAGTGGGCAATCCTTGCGACTTTTCCTTCTTTTCTTCTGTTTCCGCTTTTTCTTCCTTCATATTCATTTCTCCTTATTTTTCGATTAAATTCCACAAAGGCTCAATTTCTTTTTCCGACATTTCATTCCATCTTTTCTTGCCTCGAATTCCCAATTGAAGGAATATTGCGGAAAGGACAGATGTCACTATCGAATTTCCGAACTGTCTTTCGATTTGAGTTTTGGTGTTGACGGACTTCATTCTCTCTATGTCGGAGTCCTTCACTCCCATCAACCTTCCCTTTTCCTTTTCGGTGAGTTTTCTTATTTTCGGCTTGTCGCTTCCCTCCACAAGCATTGACGCTTCGTAGCAAGTCGTTATCGAGTTGGCGGTCGAACAGTTGCCTATTTCCAAAGTTTGGTTGTAGTTTCCATCGACTTTTCTGCCTCGTATCGCGCAAGAATAAACCTTGGGGTCTTCGCAAATGAGTATGCCATAACCTCCGCCTTCCGACTTCACCACGGAGGACAACCCGTTGGGGTTCATCACTCTATACCCTTCTCCGTAGCCCTTGCATTCCAAAGTCCCCATTCTTATTATTTTGTCGGAAACTTCACTGTTCTTGTTTTTAAGCAACAACTTTCTAGTCTTCTCGTTGTCGATGTAATAACTTTCATCGACATGTCTTTCCAAAATGTCCTTCAAATGGTTTTTCAACTCAATCGGCTTTGGAAATTCATATTCTTCGCTTTCCGAGAGAATGGACACACAGAAGCAACGAATTCTGTTTTGCGGAATTCCATAATCCTTGGCATTCAAGTCTTGGCAAAAATTCTTGTATCCTTTGGAGCGAAGAAACGAAAGCCACTTGTCGAATTCCTTGATGTTTTTCTTCGCTCGCACTTGGGGGACATTCTCCATTATTAAAAATTTGGGAAGTTCGCTTTCGTTCAACTCTTTCATTATTCTTTTCACTTCCCAAAGCAAAGACGACGATGTTCCGCTCCCTTCAACCATTCCTTTTTGTTGACCTGCCGATGAAAGCGATTGGCAAGGGAAGGAATAAAACATGATGTAGTCGTATTTATCGGTTTCGATTATCCTCAAGTCTTTTCCGCGTACATCTCGTATGTCGATGGGCTTGAAGTTGGTTCCGTGCAAGATGTTGTACGACTTCATCGCTTTCTCGTCGAACTCAATCGCTTTCCAAATCTCAAAGTCCGCACCTATGTTTTTCATAGCCATTTCTTGTGACCCGTATCCGCTAAAGAGAGTGATTAATCTAATCGGCTTGTTTAACTCAACCAATTTGTTTCCGAAAAAATCTTCCATATCAAATCGTTTCCTTAATCGAAGAATCCGTTTTCCTTTAGCCAAAAGTGCCAATTCTTCCACAACCTTTCTATTCCGCCGTTCAAGCCTTCCCATGATTTGTCGTCTATGTACACATCCGCGCTAACTTTTCGGCAATTCAATCCGAACTTTTTCAAGTTTCTTTCGCAGTTTTCGTTCACATAGTCAAACTTGACTCCGTAAGCGGAGCAGAAATTCAAGGCTTCCTCCAATTCCTTCCCTTCTCGGCAACTCCACAAAATCAATGTGCAGTTTGGGTCTTCCGACAAATTCCGCAAGACTTCCATAGCGTAAGGAATCGGCTTTATTATGGTCGGCCATTTGGTGTAGGCTATCGTGTTGTCGAAGTCAATGGCGTAGACTCGTTCTTGGTGGACTTTTTTGGGAATGACGATTTCCCCTTCAATGAAAGCGGACAACATTTTACGCTCCTTGTTTTTCTCGTGGCACCACATCAAAAGAAAATAATAGGCCACTAGCAGAAACTTCAACATCAATTTCCTCCGAATTCAATATATCTCAATTTTTATTTTCAATCAACAATTTTCAAAAAAAATCGGCCGAAATTCAATCCGACCGATTTTTCGCTTGATTTTACGAAAGCCTACTTCTTGTCTTCGTTCAGTTGAACCAAGAACACATGACCGTAACAACAACGATATGTGGCGTAGGCGTTTCCGTTCTTTAGTTTTACCGAAGTCTCGAAATCCCTATGGGCGATTCCAATCGAGACCATTCTGTCCTTTCTCTTGGTTCTGTCCTCCAAGCATTTGGGGCATTTCATGGCATAGGAATATCCGAATCCCAAGGCACATAAAATCAAGGCGACAAATCCTATCAAAACAATCTTTCTCATTTCTTTAAAACCTCTAATTAAATAGTTCAAAAGAAAACGGATTTTTTGCGGATTATTCTACTAACAACCTCAACCGCACACATTCCCAAAGCCACGATTCCCAAGACCGTGAACTCGACCCAACAATTCTCTCCGCTTTCCGATTGAAAGAACTCAACATATTTTTCAAACATATAATATCTCCTTGCTTTAATTCTCGGATTTTAAGGAAAAAACTTTAGGATTTTTTTAGAGCGTGATTATATTACAATCCGTATCATTTGCTTGAATATACGCAACCATATCTTTTGAATGAGTTACAACAATCATCTGTTCAAACACATCTTTCATTTCTAACAAAGATGAGTAGAACATTTCTTTTCTAGTCGCGCTTAACGGAGCGTCAGGTTCATCAAGCAAAATCATATTCAAATTCAAATTCTTATTGAAACTTTCACAGAATCCGATATTTGTAATAGCCTTTTCCGCGCCACTCAATCGTTCAACTTTAATGTCATCTCCAAATCTCATTGAAATTCCACCACGAGTCATGTCGAATTTGATGTTCAACGGTTTGTAATAAACTTGGTCAATAAACTCATTTATGTCATTTTCGATATTCTTCAAGTTTTGTAGTATTGCCCAAGACGGATAATCGGTTGTGAGAATCTTCTTACTGTTTTCCAAATCAAACTTTTCTTTCTCAAACTTTTGTTTTCTTTCCTTAAACTTTTCAAGTTCCTTCTTGTCCGCTTTCTTCGTTTCTTCAAGTCGCTCGTTGTATTCTTTCACGACTTTGTTTTCTACAACAACAGAATTATAAGATTTAAGTTCTTCTTCAAGTTCATTAATTTTATTTTCATCAAAAGTTCCGATAGAGAATAATTCAATTTTCTTTGAAAGTTCTTCCATTTCTTTTAATTTAGAACTATGTTGATTTTCCAAATCATTTATCTCTTTTTTCAAACTTTCAATCTGTGAAGAATATAAATCTGCTTTTTCTTTAATGGAATTTAATTTAGATTCTTTTTCACTATCAACCGATTCGAGAATTCTTTTTTCACTTTCAATCTGATTAATATAATTTTCTTTCTTCTGTGAAAGAGAATCATTTAACGATTTCTGTTCGGTTCGTTTGTTTTCAATTAAAGACTGTTTTTTCAAAAGTTCATTGGAAAGATTGTTTTTCTTTTCTTTCAATTCTTCATTCTTTTTTGATTTCTCTTCAATGTCTTTTTTCTTAGTAAGCAAATCGTCAATCACACCTTCGCATTCTATAATTTGTTTATCATAAGAAATCGCTTCATCTACAAATTCTTGATATTTATGTTTACAACTATCACCGCTAGAACCACATGTAGGGCAAACTCCGCTTTCCAAAGTTTTTGAATTTTTCCATGCAATTGAAGACTTTGTTTTGAGTTCTGTCAAATTATTCCTTGCTTTTGTCAAAGAATCCTCATCAAACTTAATCAACTTCATCAAACGAATGGAATCAATCTCTTTCACAAGTTCGTTTCCTTCATCTTCAATTTTTTTAATTTCACAATCGAGATTAAGGGATTTCTCGCTTACGGTTTTATCAAGGCTTTCCTTCTGCTCTTCCAACAACTTGATTTTGTTTTCAGATTCAAGTTTCTTGTCTGCGAATTCTTTTTCAATCTTTTCTTTTTCACTATCAAAATTAAACTGTTTGGCGTTTATAATTGAAACTTTTTTAGTTGAAATTTTAGAATCAATATTTATACATTCATTATTTAATGAAGTTTTTCTTTCTTCCAAATCTTTCAACTGATTCTTCTTTTCTTCTACTAAAGATTTTTCCGCATTTAATTTATCTAACTGTGATTTTTTTAATTTATATTCATCTTCTGTAAACGGAAATTCACTGTATGATTTCATCTCATACTTTTTATTTTCGAGAGCAAAAATATTCTTATCTACTTCAATAATTTTTTCTTTAGTTTGCTCAATTTTTGGCTCAATAAGAGTCTTGATTTCTTTTGTATAATCGAGGTCTTGAATTTTTTTAAATAAATCTCGTCTTTCACTATCCGAACAATGAATGATATCCATATCGGAATTCTGTCTTACAAAAAGAGCATACTTTGATGTTGCAACAGGAAGTCTTTCATTCAACCATTCTTTTACACCCTCACCATTAGCAAGGTCTGTATCGATATCAACATCTTTAAGGTTTCGTGTGGTTATGTAAGTTTTTCCTTTTTTACAAGTTAATGTTTCAAGAAGATGTTTACCATCGAGCATGAATTCCAAAGAGATTGTAAACTCATTGCATTCTCTGTTCATATAATCGGCAAAACTACCCTCATATTCTGACAATAAAAGAATTGAAATTGCATTTATTTGTGTAGTTTTTCCACTTCCATTTTCCGCACGGATTATATTGACACCGCTTTCGTACTCGAAAATCTTTTCATCTTTAAAACAACCGAATCCTTTTAACGAAAGTTTTATAAGTTTAAGCATAGCATATTACTCCTTACATGTTACAATAAATATAAAATAAATCGAATGACTTGTCAAGTTTATTTATAATTTTTTTATTTTCTTCTTTTACCTAGCGTGAATTTTGCACCACAATTTATACAAACTCCAACAAAAGAACCTTTTCTTGATTGTTTTAATTCTCCGTTACATTTCGCACACTTTACTTGGATAATTCGCTTTTCCATAAATTCATCAATTTGTGAAGAATTATTTTTTCTAGGTTTGCGTTTTATTAATCCCAATTGTTTCGCTATTTGTTTGTATTCTTTTTCTACCCAAGCATCGTAATCTCCATCCCCTAGCATTTCTCCAAGACGAATGAATTGCGACCATAAGAATTCGTTATCATCAAATGTTTTATCCATAATCTATTCTACCTTTTCAAACTATTTTATGGTACTATTTTTACAAAAGATTTAATTTTTGTGAAATCATAATCACCATAAATACTAGCAATTATAAATCTTGCGTTCTTTTTATCCCATTCTAAAATACCTTCATAAACTTCATCATAAATAACTTTATCGCCATGACAACAAGGTGTTCCGTTTTTATCTTGAATGTATCCGCCCAAACGTAAATGAGATTCTATTTGTGGAATTGATTTCAAGAACTTACAAATTTTATCTTGATGATAATTATATTTATCAATCGATTCATATTCTTCATCACTCAAACCGCTAGGCCTCGCATATCTATTAGAATGCTCCATTATCAATCCATCGAGTATTTTTTTACTTTCTTCTTTCATACAAACTCCTTTTGTTTCTTTATTTGTTTCATCATTTGAGTTTCTACATCTTTATTCAAGCAAATGCCAATCAAATGTGAATTAAAAGTTTCCATTACAATCTTCATTACAATTAAATAAACAGTTATGTAATTTGAAAATTGTCCCAACATCGCTTTGTCAAATTCTTCATTGAAACTATTCAAATCAAAATCCATAATCAACGCAACATCGGACGGAATGAAATAATTAACTTTAATGTTAAAAGTATCAATCGATTCAACCTTGAATGTGACGCAAGAATGAAAAGATTTTTGATATTCGTTTAAGGAATATAATTCTGCTATTTCGGTTTGATTTTTAATTTTTGTTTCAACCGTCGGATAACTGCAAGAACAATCATCGTATTCCATAAAAATTCCTTCTTAAATCTTATTTATTAAGTTTGTTATAATTTCTTCAAGTTCGTCTTTACTTACTTCATAATTTTTAGATTTTAGATATGCGATAAGAGTCATTAAAACACTTTTACATTTTGCATATTCTATAAAAGTATCCAATGTTCTTTCAAAAGCACTGTCGTTGTCAAACAAATATTCAATCGATTTAATTCTATCCGCTGTCATATTATTCTCCTCCTTTTGCCAAATCATGATAATAATCTGCTAATCCACTCTGTTTAAGAATGAATCCTAACACCCAAAAAATTCCTAAAATTATAAGAAAACTTTTCATATTTATCCCTTAAACTAATTTTCTGCCAAAATTACATTTAATATCAGTTCGTCCTTTCATAAGTTCATTGGCAGTAATACCACGATTGTCAATGGCATATGGGTTAATATCTGCATAACCACAAAACTCATCCCAATCGTCAAGGTTTCTAACGCTCTTATTCCATTTTACAAGCACCAAATCAAATCTTGTGCTTGTTTCATATTCGGTCTTTCTTAACGCATCAAAATTGTCATAAAGGCTTTTGGCAATTTCGTAACATAAAATTTTCTTCTGCTCTTCTTCCCATATTTCAGTAGGAACCCTACTATAAGATTCGAGGTTTTTCGGAACCGCCAAAGATAAAGTAATCAGTTCTTTATTACCGTCAAGAAATTCCTTTTTAAGTTGGTCAAAATACTTCTTTTTATATTCTTCTGTCTTTTCTTCTTGTTCTTCTAGTTTCCTAGAACATTTTCGAAAATCAGATAATGCACTATAATACGCATTTGTACAACCACGAACTTCATTTTTAAGAGTGTTGATTTCTACATTTTTAGAAACGATTTCATTTCGATATTTATTTCGTTTTGCTTTTCTGTTCATATATTATTCTCCATCATTAGCCTTTACATTCCAAATAGGTTTTATGATTTTCAAAACTTCACAAGTATCATCTATAGTTTCAAGAATTTGTTGCATAGGTTTATAAGCCATTGGAGATTCGTCAATAGTTCCGACACAAACCGAAGTGGTGTAAACTTCCTTCATAGATTTTTTAAAATCTTCCATTTTCAAAGATTCTTTAGCAACAGAACGACTCATTAAACGACCCGCACCATGAGGACCGCTACAATTCCTATCTTCATTCCCTTTGCCTTTTACAATTAATGAACCGTCCGCCATATTCATAGGAATGATTGCGATTTCATCTTTATAAAGAGAAATTGAACCTTTACGAATAATTTTATTTTTAATATCTACATAATTATGAATTGTACAGAATTCATCAATAATATGTTTCTTCTTAATATTCAATGCTTTACAAATTTCATCTTGCATAGCCTTACGAGACCAATAAGCGAAATTCTGTGCAATTTCCATATCATGCAAATATCCTTTCAAATCTTCACCTTCAAGATATGCAAGTTCATTTGGAACATTCGGCATTTCTTTTCTATGTTTATCAAGCAATTCTTCGTAATCTTTTTCACTTATCGCTTTATTCTGTTTCAAGACTGTAAGAAAACTTTTAGTACATCGAATTGCTTTTTGATATTCAATTGCTTTATTCTGCCAATATTTACAAACTTCAATCCCTAAATGCCGAGAACCACTATGAATTACAAGATAATAATTCCCTTCTTCATCGATATCCAATTCACCGAAATGATTTCCACCACCCAAACTTCCTAGAGCAAGTAATTCTTTTTCTTTATTGATTGGTGTAATAAGATTGTCAAAATTTACATTTTCACAAAATTTATGTTTTGTAGTTCTATGTGTCATTCCCATAGGAATATTTGCTCTCCACACTTTATCTAAATTTTTTAAATCAAAATGAAAATCTTTAGATATTTTAAGAACTTGCATTCCACAACCTATATCAACACCAACCAAATTAGGAACTACTTTATCAATGATAGTTTGTGTAAAACCAATTACACAACCACTTCCTGCATGACAATCTTCCATAATTCTAATTTGAGAATTTTCTGAAAATTTTTGATTTAATAAATTTAAAATCTGCTTATAACATGCTTCTTCTAATTTATCATAATCATCTACGAAAACTTTAGCACTGTTATATTTTCCTTTAATTTCAATCATATTATTTTCCTCATTCTCCAATATCATCAATGTTTGCTATTTTACAAATCTGTTCCATTACTTTTCAGTCGAATAACTTCATTACAAATATCAAACACTTCATTTGATAAACTTACTGATTTTGCAAATTTTTCAAAAGTCGGTTTTTCCGATTTTTCTACATCATTAATTTCAACTTCTGTAACTCTCTGCTTGAGAACCTTGTTAGTATAGAATTCAAATCCCATTTCTTTTGCTTGCTTGGAATATTCTTCAAGAGCCGTATTTTTATCAAGAACACCCTTTACTGTGAATATTGCATATTTTGTTTCAATCTTTGGCAACGGATTGGGGTATTCTACAGTGTAGTATTCCATAAACTTTGGAATCTCTTTCAATTCATATTCTTTTGTTTCTCCATCAATAATTGCGAGGTATTTTGTATCATTGTGTTCAGATGATGAGTTCATGCAAGCACTTCCTAAGTATCTTCCACCTTTATGAAGATTGCATGTATGAATATGACCATGCAAAAAATGTTTTACTTTTAATTGAGATAAATCACAATATTTTTTTGAGAAGTGATTTGTTTCATCTTCAACGTGACCCATACAATAATCAAATTCTACATCTTTAATTTCTTCATTTTCATACAGATGTGAATATGTTTCTACCATTGATTTTTTGGAAGCAACCCCCTCATGATTATAAAAGGGGAGTGTGAGAATTTTAGTGTTATAAAAATCAATAACTTTCCATTCTTGTATTACTTCCACATTTTTCAATGGCTTAAAAAGCGACAATACTGTAGACTGATTAATAGCATCATGATTTCCTTGAAGTAGAAATATTTTTGAAAATTTAGACTTATTTACAAAAAAATCAACAAACACCTCGAAACATTCAAAACTAGAATTGATTTCCACAAGGTCTCCGAGAAATAAAATTTCATTATTTTCATTATTTAAATTTTTATCATTAAAAATAAAATTTAATGTGTCAATTGCATTATCATACTTGGGATGTTTATCACAAAGATGAATATCACCTACTACAACAAGTTTATGATTTGCATTTTCACTCATATTATTCCTCACATATAAAAAATCTTTGATGTTCAAATTATAAAACATCAGAGATTTTATGTCAAGTAATTTTGTAAAATATTAAGTTAATTTTGCAAGAAACAATTAAAATTAAAAACTGTTACTCAAAAAAATATTAACTATTATAACTATATAAATAAAGGTTGGAATGTGACCTCCAACCTTAAAAATATCAAACAATAGGTAAGTATTGCATGACAGATAAGATAGTTAATAGAGCGTTAAAAGTCAGATTATATCCTTCTCAAGAGCAAAAAGAATTCTTAAATAAATCTTTAGGAACATCTCGTTTCTTTTATAATTATCTGTTAAATGAAAAAATTGAATTTTATAAGAATGAAATTGAACCAATTAAAGAAGATGTCAAATTAAAATCAGAAAAATATAAAAGTTTTAAGGCGACCACCAAGAAACAATTCAAGGAAAAATTTGATTTTGCAAAGGAATGTTCCGATGACTGTCTGAATTCGACAGAAAGAAATCTACAATCCGCTTTCAACAATTTTTTCAAAAGTCTGAACAAATCGAGAAAAGGGAAGATGGGTTTTCCAAAATTCCGTTCAAAGAAAGAGCACAAGGATTCTTACACGGAATGTCATGTTAAAAAGAACGCTTTTGACTTCCATAATAGAAAAATAAATATTTCAAAATGCACACCGATTTATTTCAAACATCGCGAAAAATTGCCAAAATGGTATAACAAGGAAACTTGTATATTAAAATCAATTACAATAAGCAAAAATTCATGTGGGGAATATTGGGTAAGTTTATTATTTGAACTTCCTAATTTTAATTCCAATCAAAAACCAATTGACGAAAATCAAGCGATTGGCTTGGATTGGTCTCCGTCTGAATTTTACATAGACTCCGAGTGTCACTCGGCGAAAGATTATGGCTACGAACCGCAAAAGCAAAAACATGCAAAACAACTTGCGAAGTTGCAGAGAAGGTTGGCAAAGAAAACCAAAGGTTCAGTAAATTATGAAAAAGCAAGAATAAAACTTGCTAAATTAGAGAAACATATTGCAGATTCTCGCAAGTGGTGGATTGAGAATGAATCTTTAAGACTTACTAAAAATTATTCCACAATCGGAATTGAGGATTTGAATCTTCAAGGAATTGCCAAATTCCTACGAAACGCAAAGAATGTCAATGATTGTGCTTACGGAATTTTTACAACTCGTCTGATTCAAAAAGGCGAAGAATTAGGAACTTCTGTGATAAAAGTTGACAGATATTATCCTTCATCTCAATTATGCCACGTTTGCGGTTATCAAAACCATAATTTGAAACTTTCAGATAGAGAATGGGTTTGTCCTTCTTGTGGTGAACACCACATAAGGGATTACAACGCAAGCATCAATCTGAAAAACGAAGCGATTAGATTATCTGTACCCATGAGACGTGGGGAATTTAGGTCTGCGGAGGGCGTTGAAAATGTAAATTCGCTTGTTTTACAAGCGTTAAACATTGGAGCGTCCGTTGAAACAGAAAGAACTACTTGCGAAAGTGTTCAGAAAGCCTACAGTCTTTAGACTATAGGTAGTTTACATCTCCTTTATATCCTTCAATCTTTCGATTGTGATTTCATGATTTCTCTTTTTTGTGGCGAAATCCCAATCCACCTTAAAAGCGAGGAACTTTCCGTTATGCCATTTGTCTAAGACTTTGCCTTGAATGTTTTCGACCTTCGTTCCTTTTCCGCTAGACCGAACCAAATCGCCCACTTGAATCGGAGACTCTTCCTTGGGAAGTCTAGCCAATTCCTTTTCAGTTTTGGCAATGATTTTTCCACCCTCACTAACATCGCTCATGAAAGACGAATGATTATAAAATGTCTGAATGTTCAATCCGTTCATGGCTTAAATATAACGCAAGACGAAAGTTTTGTCAAGCAAAATTGTTGAAAAAAGCGGAAGATTTTTTAACCTTCCGCCAAACACAAAACCAATTCAAACAAATGTCAATGGAATCAAAACAACTCCAAAGAAATACACGCAGTTGGATAAAGTTCTTATCGTCCGCTTGACGCATTCCTTGAATTCCAATCTGCTCACTATCAAACTCACATCTCCGAAAAACAACAAAAGGAATCCAATATTTCGGCAAGCGGAGAAAGCGTACAAGCAACTTCCCAATGTTCCGACCGCGTAGACGCAAGCCAAGCATTTGGTCAACAAATCCACTTTCCAAAACGGAAGAATCGCTCCGCACAAGCACAAGGGAATCGCCAACGAAACGGTCAATTTAATCCAATTGAACTCCCAAGTATGGTACGCCAACCAAGCGGTGAACGAATAGACAAACGCGAAAGCCAAAGCCCCCATTATGTCATTCTCATCAATCAACACATTAGCCACCACACAACCAATCAACAGAACCGCACACCTAATGTCGAAAAAGAAAAACAACAAAAGGCAAGGGGACAAATCCACAAAGTCCTTGCACAACGACTTAATCAAGTCGTTTTTGACCAAGTCGTATTCCCAAACGCAATAAAACAAACACGCCAACAAAGCGAAAACAATCGAAACCGCCATAAAATTCTCCTTTTTTAATTATGTCCGTTAATCAACTGTTCGACTCGTTGGCGAGAGATGTTGTAAGCCTTTCCGATTTCTCGATAGGTCTTTCCCTCGCTCCGCATTTTGTTGATTTCAATTAAGCGCTTTTCGTCGCGCTCTTTCTTGGGTTTCAACCCTCTCATTCTCAAATGGCGGTAAACTGTGGAAACCGAAAGATTGAACTTCTTCATGATTTCTTCAACCACCAAATTGTCCTTGTTGCTTTCAAGATAATCGCTCAAATAATCCATATAAATCCTCCATGTTTTAGCGACTTTATTTTATCTCAACAGACTTCAAATTCCAAGTCCTTTTTCGTGTCAAAAATTCCTCGGACTTTGTGCTCCCTTGAGTCTGTCAACACAAATAAATTCTCTCCGTGACGAATGTTGTAGTATCCGTCCGTCGAAAAATATCCATCCATTATCTCAGTGTGTCCCACAACTTGCTTGCTCCAATAAGGTTCGGAAAGCAAAGAGGGAGGTCTAATCCATAAAATTCCTTGTTGAACTTCGTCACCTGTCGGACTGCATAGACCATGCCAATCAAGCAACTCATCGAACTCATACGAAAAATTCTCGTCGCCGTTAAAATGGGTCAGTCCGTGCCAAACCTCGTTCAACAAATCGACCGAGAATTCTTTCTCGTCCCAAAGTTTTGTAGTGGAGTTTATTTTGGCGATGAATTCGTCGTATTCCTCCCTAGAGGCGAATTCCTTTCCGTCCAACGCTTCTTTCGGATACTCATCCAACAATCTATGAAGACAAGGCTTTAAATACGCGACCACCCAAGTCTTCGAGAAGCCTGCGTGGGAGAAAACCCAACCGTCATTCTCGAAAGCCAAGTCAATCAAGTCCAAGTTTGAGTTCAACAACCCTCGTATCTCTCCGACTCTCTTATGTTGGTGTCCGCTACAGTTGGCTCCCTCGCGAGTTCCACTAATGTATGAGAAGTCATGATTTCCCAAGAGCAACCTCACCTTGTCCTTATTCGCTCGTTTGAATTCGCATATTCCCTTAAAGTTCTCTCCTTGGCTCGGCCACTTGTTTTCCCAAGAATCGAAGTAGTCGCCCATGAAAACGACGAAATCGACTTCGCCTATTTTCTCCTTGGCGACAAGCCACTCGCGAGACCCATGAACATCGGGAACAATCAATATTTTAGACAATCGAAGCCTCCTCGTTGTATTCTTTCTCAAACTCGCTCGCGTCATGAAAAACGAACTTTCCGTCTTCCAAAACGACATAATCGCTTTCCTTGGCGATGTACTTGGCGTACATGAAATGGTCGCTATCATTCAACATCGGAAGAAGCAACTTTCCGTCATAATCCAACAAGGCCTCCTTGCAGAATTTCTTGATTTCGTCGAAGTTGTCTCCGTTCCATTGAAGAGCCTTCACTTGAATCGGCTTTCTAATATAGGTCTTTTCCATTCACTCTCCTTATTCCAATCCTCTGATTTCGTGTATAGCAAACTTTCTCATTTTCTCCGCCTTCTTGGGAGATTCGATTTTCTCGGAGTCATCCAAACACTTCAAGCAAACGCAATCCGCCCAAGTTCCGATTGAGCAAGAGCCAAACCGCACCTCGAAATTGCTCACAGGACTGACACCTTGGTATCCGAAGCCCTTCTTGTGGAATTTCTTGTTGTGAGATTTCTGCCATTCGTACATTTTGTCAACTTCCTTGTTGGTCAATGAGTAGCAGTAATAAAATTCATTTTCTTCGTTCATATAATCTCCGTCTCCTCTATGAATTTCTTACTTATGTTCCGCACGAATCCATCCTCCCATTTAATCTTGAAACGACAATCGTCCATGGAATAAAAAATATTTCCTATGTGCTCGTCAAACTTGATTTTGGAGTTGGACATCAATTCCTTTCCATTCTTGTCCTTTAATCCTAGGTTGTATAACTTGTCCTTTCTCAAAATCAATCCCCTCCGAAAATCCAATTCGGAGACTTTACGAATCCTTTCCCTAAAAGAAACCGCCAAAGACGCTCCCTCAAGGAAACCTTTATCTCGTCGTATTCCAATCCATTCAATAATTCTTCCATATATCGCATTTTACAACAAACGAATTGAATTGTCAAGTCTTTTTGCAAAAAAAAAGACCCTCTCATCGAGGGTCTTATATATATCTTCGGATTTGGAAAGTTATTTTCCAATCCGACCAAATTTATAATTGATGATTGAGTCCAACTCGGCATTGAAAGAATCAATTTCGCTCTCAACAAACCCTTCATATCCTTCCATCTTGTCGCCAAACTCAATGATTTTATTTCCCTTTTCCTTTAATTCGCCAACAATGAAAGCGGTTTTGAAGTTTTCGCCTTCGACAGTCTTCCAATTAATTTCTTTTTCCAAAAGAATGTCAGTTGGATTGGGAACAACCTCTCCGTGAGCAATCGCCATCTCAGCGAACTTGTCATAATACTCAAAGCAAACTTCATACAAATCTTGCAATAGTTCGTGGATGCTCAAAAAGTTTTCACCCTCGGTATACAAATGCAAAAGCCTAGCGTCGTTTCCCAAAAGATAAGCATAACTTGAAAGTTCAGACAATGTACTCATAAAATCACCTCTCCTTAATATAGTTATTTTTTCAATATATAGTTTATATAGTTATGCAATTCATAAAAATATCCGCACATGGCGAAATCGAAACGCATGTCGTCGCCCAACTTTCCATTGCGAAAGTTGCGGTAATTGCAATAATAAGAACTTATGGCCATATAAAGATGATACAACGACTTGCCTCCGTTCTTTATATAAATCTCCCTAATCCACTCCTTTTGTTCGGCCATGTGAAGGTTTACGCATTTCGATTTTTTCCAATCCAAATCAAACAATGGATTCAATGTTCCATTCAAGTCGATTTCCCTTTCATTCAACTCGTCTACGGTTTTTTGAGCGTATTTTATGTATTCCTCGACCTCTTTTTGAATCCGCTCAAACTTGGACTTTATGTCCATTCTCCCCATAGTCCATATTCGCTTATGGCGTTCGTCCGACAATTGAAAAACCGCGTGGTCTTTTTCTCTTATCAAAGTCAATGCGCAGTTCACAGCGTTCCTTCCGTCAAATCCGTTAGCCACGGTGATGTAAGTCAAAAAATCATCGTTCAACAACTTGGTTTTCTTCAACAACATTGTAATGTAGGATTTCTTTTTATTCAATATATCTCCACACGAAACGAACTTTGAACCCTCATACGCTTTTTTGAACAAGTCTGTTATTTGGAAGCATTCATCATTGTCCATGAGTTTATATTGCTTTTTGACGACATAAATAGGTTTCATATCGTCGCTTCTTGCAACAACTCTGTTTTGCGGAATTTCAATGTATTCCCCGTTTATGCAAGTGAAACACGGCAAAGAAACGACTTTCCATAAAAAATTCTTTTCTTTCATGAATTCACATGCACATTCTGTTTTGGAAGGCTCAACATCTAGTCTTTGCCACCAATAAGACAATTTATTCATCATCGTTCAAATTCTTTTGGGCGGAGATTATTCTTGAAAGTTTCTCAATCGCTTGTCTTTGGGAAGGAGTCAAATCCACGCTTTCTTTTTCCTCGTCTTTTGTAGCGGGTGTGAGAATTGTGTTCGGTGTGGCTTGAGTCGGAGCAAACAATTTAAACAACGAGTCTATGTTCTTCGACTTTTCGGAAGAAATCGTTGCGTAGAATGCCCTCAACTCGTCATTGCTCAAATCATGGGCAAGAACTCTTTTGGCAATCTCAGCCTCAAGCAATCCTTTCAATGTGTTCTGATGCTCCAAGTTGCGCAACTGCGAAGAAACGAACAAGGACACATCGTTCCTTAAATCGTCTTGAGTCATAACTCGCTTGGCTCCGTTTTCGTCCAAATCATAAAGGCTTTTCAAGAGTTGTTTGCTTTCATCGACCAAAGAGTTCGCGTCTTGAATTGAAAGTTCCGTGCTTTCGCTTCCCTCATATTCATCAGACATATCGTATCCTCCAAATTCAAAAATAACTATTTAAAATAGTTATGAAGGAAGAAAACTCTCAAAACGAACTTCTTAATTCTGTGGAATTCCTCTTTGCCAAGCCTTGTTTTCAAGGACACTACATGTATGCTATGGACGATTTGGATTCCATGAGCGTCATAGACAAAGATTCTTTAAAAAATCTTTTAGTTCAATTGAAATGCTATGATTTCGTTAAAACGAATTATTTGCTAGACAGAAACCTTCCATTGTTTTTCAACGCCAAAGAAAAAAAAATTGAAGAATTTCAAGACATCAATGAACTTGACGAAAAGACGCTTAAAAAAATGTTGCATGATGAATTGAATTTAAATTCGAAACTGCAAGAAAAATCAATTTATGAAAAATTCTTTGGCAAGGACAGTGAATTCTATAAAAATAAATTCGAGGAGATGTTGAATTATGAGCGTAATTAACCAATACAAGGCGGTTTATCCGATTGAGAACACGAGATTTGAAAATGAAGATGTTTACATCAATGCCACATCGATGGAAAAGGCGGTGAACTTGATTTCAACCGAAAGGGGAGCGGAGCCTATCATAATTTCGAAAGTTCGAGATAATGTTCTCACAGAACCTACAGAAGAAACCATGGTGGAGTTTGAGATAAAGTCATATTACATTGATGAGGAAAGCGGAGAAGAAATCGAAGTTCCAAATTGCGTTGCATACCCAACCTCCATTCCGAATTGCGCGAGGGGAAGTACCCTTTATATGCAGACTCCAAATTATTCGTTCGTCGAGGAAATCGAAGGCGAGGAAGTCACCGTGAATTACGCGTTTGAAAAATGGATTTATGGAGAAATTGAATACGCAAACAATCCGCAGATTTTCACAATTCCGTTGGATGAAGAAATAAGTTCGGTTAGCATAAAGGCCATTTATACTAGAACTACAAACTAAAAATGTCCTTTCGGTATTCTTCGATTCTCTTTTTTGCAATTTCGAAATAATTTTCGTCTTTCTCTATTCCAATGAATTTTCGTTTCATTATGAGGGAGGCGACGCATGTGGAACCGCTTCCAAGACAGTTGTCCAAAACGACATCACCTTCCTTAGTGTAAAAGCCAATCAACTTTTTCAACAATTCTATCGGCTTTTGGGTCGGATGGAATTTTTCGGAATCCCTCTTGCATTTCAATATGTTGCTCGGAACATTGGAATGCGACACATATTCCTTATTGGAGTTCAACTTGTTGTTCAAACCGTCATACCCGCTATTCTTTCTAAATTTGGAGTTGGGATTGTTCCTTTTCATCTTTCCTTCTTCCCTTTCGATGAAAAATTTTATAGGATTCTTGCTCAAACTTCCGACAGTTGCCTTCGAGAACACGCAGATGTCCTCCGTTTTCTTCAAAGGGGCGTATGCGGAATTCAAGAATCCGTTGGCCGACTCCTTCTCCCATATCCAATTATATCGCCATTCCTCCAAATTTGAGCAAATCAAAGTCGAGGTGAACGGTTGGGTCGCAAACAAGACGACCACTCCATCATCCTTCACGATTCTATGATAATGTTCCCACAATTTATTATAAGGAATGATTGAATCCCATTTGTGGGCAGTGGTTCCAAAAGGCAAGTCGCACAAAACCAAGTCAACTGAACCGCTTTCAATTCCGTTCATCACTTCAAGGCAATCACCCTTGAATAATTCGAAGGGTTCGCTCATTGTCCGAACATCTCCTCATAAACGCTCTCAGAGTATTCATTATTTTTTACATAATTCAAACTTTCTTCAGTAGCGTGAATATCTTTCATTTGAATAGGTTTTGCTAACCCGAAATCCTTGATAGAACGGAATCTACTTAAAGCAACATACAAACCATTATCTGGAACCCAATTACCATAGTCTATATATGCTCTTGCAAGTGTAAGTCCCTGTGTCTTATGTATAGTAGACGCACTACAAACTTTAATCGGTATGTTATCATATGAACCTACAATCTTACTCTTTACAACCGTATGTCCATTTTCTTCTACGAGTTCATATTCATAATTATTTATAACCGCCCTTTCAACTTTAACTTCTCTATCACCTAAATCGACAATAGCGTAATCATCGTTACAAGAAATCAGTGTTCCCATACTACCGTTATAATAATCACGAATTCCTTCTCCATTAATCGAAGCGTTTCTCGTTATCATTATCGGGCAACCAATCTTCACCCAAATCTTTTCAGCGTAAAATCCGTTCTTAAATTCAGCGGTTTCCCTAAATGTTCCTGTAATTTTTGCAGTTAAACAAATGAACTTTCCATCGATAGCGTCCAAAGCAATCTGATTATATTTCTGTACATCTTTATTAGTAGACACAATTCTCAAGAAAGATTCATTCTGCATAATATAATCTTCTTCACTCATGACACGCTGATTAAGCCAGTCCAAATCATCTTGAGTCTGTTCACATACACGAATTCTGTTCAAAACATCCTTAAATCTCTCATCGGTATCGTTCTGACGATATATTTTTGTAAGCAAGAATGTGGCAAATCCCATATCTCTAAATGCAAATGAAGAAAAGAATTCTACATTTCCATTGTAGTTTATCATATAATAATCTTTTACTTGTGGGTCGTCCATTTTTACAACACATTGAAGTTGCAAGCAGTCTCCGAACAAAATAACTCTTGTTGGTTTTCCTCTTCGACATACACGAATAATGGACATTATATAATCGAACATATCACAACTGACCATAGAAACTTCATCAAAAATAAAGCAATCAATGTTTCCAATCAAATCTTTTTGTGAATAAGAAGAGTTTGTAAATGCACCGAAAATGTCAGTTGGTTTTAATTTAAATAAACTGTGAATTGTAGTAGCACCAAGATTACTTCCGTTATTCAACAAAGCACTTGCGACACCTGTAGAAGAAGCAATTGCAACATTCATTCTCTTGTTTTCAACATCGTCAGAAAACATACAATTAATGATTTTAAGTAATGTACTTTTACCACTTCCTGCATTTCCTTGTATGCTTACTTTGGCATTATCATTTTCTCTTATATATTTCAGAATTTCCATGTATTTGTCTGAAAATTCAATACCGTCAAAATGTTCCTTCAATTCTTCGATAGATTTCATTTTGTTCTTCCATTTATAAAAAATCCGCAAGAAAAACTCTCGCGGATTGTAGTTTACAGACTTTCGTTAGATTTGTCTAGCCTTTTTCTTAAAATTGTTCAGTTACTTCTCTAATAGCGTCTGTGATGAACTCTTCCAAATCATCGGCATCTTCCTGCAAAAGAACAGTATTAGACTTGTAATCTTTTACTAAAGCATGTCCATATTCATCTTGTACTGTCATAGAAACTGTAAGTTCAATTCCTTCATCAGTTTCCTCAAGTTCACAATAAACATCAGTGTACAAATCTGTTCCTTCCATATCCATTTCGTATTCTGAAAGTTCTTCGGCTAAATCACTTGCTCCCATATCATACAAATCATTATAATTCAACTTTTCATCATCTTTATCTGTAATTCCAAGTTCAATAAGTTCATCTTTGTTTTCATCCCAAAGTCTTTCTCTTGCCGATTCCATGTTCATATCAATAATATCATCGATGAGTTTTGCAGTCTTTTTATTACTTGGTCTTTCTCCACTAGACCAAAAATATGTAGGAAGTGTGATATAATCTATATCAACATTACCATTAGAAGTGATTCTTGCACGACCTTTGTTGTCATAAAGAATCATTCCATCACGCACATCAAACAAATCAGAATTATACGATTCAGGGTTTTCCAAGATACTCACGATTGTATCTCTTACCAACTGTTCAAATCCTACTGTACGATATTCTTTTAATGATTTTTTGCTTTCCATAATTTCCTCCAAATTACATTAAATCAAATCCTATTTCTTTGGCGTCCTCGAAAGAAACATCGTGAACTCCGACTTCATAAATGTGGGCGCTCAAACGAGCGTTGTAAAGGATAATTTCGTCTTTCTTCCAAGCCTCGATTTCGTCCTTTGTCGGCTCGTCGCCGTTCTTGTTCTGCATGCAATCAGATACTATTTCAGAATATCCGTTGTGGTCGCCGAACATATAGTCCTTGGGGTCATCGGAGAATCCGAAATAAGAGAATTCCTTCATCAATTCCTTGAGCGTGTACTTCTTGTTCATGCCCAAATCATAAGCGTTGACGAACTTTCCTTCGCCATCCTCATAAGAATCCTCGTAAACGGAAATGTCGCCTTCAACCGCAAACAAAGTGTCCTTGTCCAAGGCTTCCTTCAATGATTTCTTGCCTTCATTGAGTTTTTCGTATCCGTCCTTTTTCAATATTTTTTCGAGTTCATAATCTCCCAAATGGGCGGTGTCTCCCTTTTTGCTTCCGAAAGCGTCGTCATCCAACAACTCAAACTCGATAGTTTCGTAAGTGTCTCCATCATATTTTTCTTTGCCGATGATTTTGATTCTTAATCCGTCTTTGTTGGCGAATACATCTCCGATTTTAAAAGACATTTTCTTTTCCGTGATTTTCTTTCCTTCCTCGAACAAGTAATCCTTCCAATTCTCGTCGTTAAACAACACATAGTCAGGATTCGCGTCAATCACATCTTGGGTGAAGAAAACGGTGTCGCCGTAGTTCTCCTCCGCATAGTCCAACGCGTCTTCCATAGTGTCGAATTCTTCAAGCAACACATAAGGTTTTTTGAGTTCGTGTCCGCTGATAAACAACTCGTAGTAGCCAGCGTACAGATAATATTTCTTCAATTTCTTCGCCATAACTTTATTCTCCTTTTTAGATTCATTATAATCACTAGTGTTCGGAAACGAAATTGTTATCTGCTTCGCATTCCAATCAATCTTTGTTCCGAAATCCATGTTGTGGAACAACACTCCGTTTTCGCTAAAGAGATAGTCGTCCAAGTCTCCGCTCTTGACCTTCTTCAAGTCCTTTCCTTCGCATTGAAATGTGTATTTCACATCCAATCCCTTTCCGAGTCCGTTGTCCGTTATTTTGACATCAAATCCTTTTTCGTCAAAGAAAGACTCAATGTCTTTTTGAATCAAATCGGCGGTCAAAATGTCGTATTTTATGCCTTTTTCAACTAGTCTTTTCATAAAAACCTCAAAGAAATTATTTTTATAAAATAGTTAAATGTTTCCCTTTAAAATTTCGTTCATCGCTCTTTTCTTCAAGAATTCCTCATTTTGAATCTTCGTCAGTTCCGCTCGGTCTTTGGAATTCATGTCTGAAACGAAAAGCCAAGAGGCCTCCTCGTCGTAATGGACTTTCTTGTTGAAGTCGGACAAAAAGACCTTGTGATTGTCCACTTCGTCCATTCTATCCTTCAAGCCCACGGAAACTTCTTCCTCGTACTTGAACAAAAAGTTGTTGAATTCTTGGATTAACGCGAACAAAAGGGCGTAGTTCTCCAATTCCTTGCTTTTATCCTCGTTCTTGGCCTTCGAAACCGCGAAATTGAAGGCTTTTTCAAATTCTCGCTTCGCTCCGTAAAATGTTTTCGGCAATTCCTTTTCCATGTGATTCCTCCATATTAAAAATCCGCTCGCCTTTAGAGCGGATTAAAAAATCATTTCTTTTCTTCCAAATTCTTTTGGATTTCATCGGTCTTGTTCTCGTTGGGAACGATTCCGAAGTCCGTTTCGTTCTGTGGTTCGCTCGGAGTTTCGTTCACAGTCTCTTTCTCTCCGTCAGAGGCGATTACCAACTCGGTTCCTTCCTCCAAGATTTGGCCTTCCAAAATATAGGGCTTCGTCAACTTTATAGTTTTCATCCTTTTCCTCCATAAATTAAAAAATCGTCCGTTTCAAGCGGACGATTAAAATAGTTAAGATTCCGTCTTTTTCTTCACGACAATCACTCGCTTTTTCTCTCCACTAGAAGAAATCGGTTGGGATTGACCTAGTGAATGCAATTTGTCCAATTGTTGTTGAAGTTGAACTGCCTTGCTTCCAAGTTCGGAGTTCTTCTCCCTAAACTTGTCCAACTTGGCGGATTGAATTTTAGCCTCTTCAAGCAATCTTTCGATTTCCTTGTCCTTTTCCTTGATTACCTTGTTCAAATGGGGAATTGAATTTTCAGCCTTGGTCGCCCTTTTTTTCAAAGCGTGAATATATTCCATTCCGTTTCTCTGCAAAATGACCCCAAGAAGAAACAACTTTTGCTCGTCGTTGAAGTTTTCCTCGGACACGATTTTGTTGATTGATTCCATCACCTTTCTTGTGTCAATGATGTTTTCACCCAAGCATTCCAAATATTCATCGTATCGCTTTTGAATTTTCAAATCTCCCATTTCATCCTCCGAATTTATCCGTTCTTGACCGCATTCTCAATCTTTTCAGAAAATTTGGTCAAGATTTTTTCAATTGACTTCAAGAATGTTTCATAGCCAAACACTGAAAAACCGAAAAGGCTAGCCTCCACGAAAATCATCAAGAACCAATCGATTTTGAAGATGAATTTTAAGGCCACCGAAAATCCACAAGAAAAAAGGAACGGAAGCCAAACTTTGTAGCCCTTCAAGATATCCTTCTTATCGAACTTTTTCACGATTTCAGTGAACATTATTACGCATAAAATAGAAACGATGTAAAGAACCGAAAACAACTTTGCGTTTTGCATTAAATATTCCATAAATCCTCCGATAACACAAAACTCCCTCGATTGCAAAACCGAGGGAGTTAATGTTTAATTAAAAATCAACCAAAAATGCTACCGCACTTGGGGCATGATGTGAAAGCGTCCGCTATAGTGCAAGAGCAAGGGCATTCTGCCAAATCAGTTCCTTCCTTGAAAGTCAATTCTTCTTTTTCGGAATCATACCCTGTAATTAAGGTTCTCTCTTCTTCCGTCAATTTGTCGATGTAAGGGAACACCGATTTCAACGCGAGGGCGTCAAACTTGGCGGTCTTCACAACCTTCTTCGCTACAGTGGGAGTTGGCTCTTCCACTTCACTAGGAAGTTCGCTAGACATTTCGCTCTCAACTTCAATTTGCTCTTCCGCAACTTCTTCCTTCGGCTCTTTAGCGACCGCAGTTTCGTTAGAAGCAGTCTCTCCGTTCTTCGCCTTGAGTTCGGCAAGTTCCTTTTCCTTCCATTCTACGAAAGCGTTGTAAAGGATAGGTTCTCCGTTGTTAAAGTCCATGTCTGTTTGTTTTATTAGGCGAGAAAATTTGCTCAAGAAGAATCCGCAATTTGTTGCCCTAGAAATAAAAGGCAAGTCCTCCAACTTGTACATCTCGTAATTTTCCTCTTCGTCGGTCAAATACTCCATTGTGACTTTCGAGGGGTCAAGTCCAAGATTGCTAATGGCGGTCTTCTGCTCAGGCGTCAAAATGGTGAGGTAAGAGTCGCCCTTCTTTTCCTTCAATCGCATGGCAACGATGTCGAATTGGTCATACATTCTGTTCAATTCTGTGCACTTGATGTCGAACACTTCGTTATAGAAAGACGGTTTAACTCCGTATGTGAAGTATGTCCTCATCTCTCCGTCAACTTCCTTTGATGTGGAGTCCCAACACAAAATTTTCGTGTGTTTGTTTTCCTTGCACCAATCATCCGTCTTGTCGATGCAGTTGAACAAGTAGTATGTGTCAGGTTGCATTCCTTTCTCGATGGCCGTGCACTTTTCCTTCGGCTTTCCGTTTCTCATGAATCTCTCGAAAGACGGCTTGCCGACATTGTCGTAAGTGCGAGTCTTAGTTTCCTTGTCGTACTTGTATTTTCCGATGATTGTGCGGAACAGTCTGTTGATTGGATGCTCTCGGTCGTCGGACAAAATGACCGTAGCCCAATGTCCTTCGTCGTCCACGCACATCGAGCGCTTGACGATGATTGGGTCTGTCGGTTTCTCTCTCATCAACGGTGAATTTCCCATAAGTCGAAGAATCTTTGGTTTGTCCTTATTTAGGACGCACGCCTTAAATTCAGGCAAGTCTTCTTTTGGGAACGAACTGTGCGAAGCCTTCTCCGCTTCAGCCTTTGCCTTCGCTTGTTGGAATTTCAACAAACGTTCCTTCGCTTTCTGCTCAGGTGACATCTCTTCCATAATCACTTCTCCTCGTCCGTTATTCACGGCACTATAAAAGGTAATTTATTTTTCGCTCTACGAGCAAACTCTAATTAAAGAGTGTATAACATAGTTAAATATTTTTGTCAACAAAATTTGAAAAATATTTCAAATTATTTCGACCCTGTGCTTCCACAACCCCCTCGATTTTCGTTACCCAAAACATCGACAGTTTCAAACTCAATCAGAGGCATTTTCTCCACCAACCTAAATTGGCAAATTCTGTCGTTTTTCTCAATCACTTCGTCTCTAGTTGCGTAAATCGGCATGAACCACCAGTCATCGTCGCCTTTATAACTTTCATCAATTACACCCATATGGTTGGTTTGGATTATTCCCCACTTCTTGAAAGTAGACGACCTAGGAACGACATGGGCTTCGTAGCCTTGGGGAAGTTCCATAGCCACTCCGAGAGGAATCAACTTGAAATCGCCCTTCTTCAACTCGACTCTTTCCGCGCTATGCAAGTCAATCCAGTCGCCTTTTTCTATCTTTTCAAGATGTGCGATTGAATCGTTAAGATATTTAATTTTGATTTTCATTCATTTCCTCCATATTTTATCCGCAATATTCGTTATCATACCATATCCCGTCACTCAATTCAAACAATCTAGCAATTTGAACGCAATCGGAATTTCCGTAGCCTTTCTTCAACTCCGACAAAAATTCATCATATGAGATGTTCGGTTTGCCATAAATCTCTTCGTTTTTAATAAAATCGTTATAAGCGGATTCATAGTCGTCCGCTATTTTCACGATTTCTTGATTTTCAATCATGCTCTCGAAGTCTTCGTCATATTCATAGCCTTTGAAAATCACCCTCAATTTCGTCAAATCATTTTCGTTAAATTTCATAATCAACTCCAAATGTCAAAAGAATCATTCTCCTTGGCTTCGCTCGATTTCCCAATCACAAACAACTTTTCCACCGCAACATCCCCTTTCTCTCTGTCAGATTTTTGTAACACCATTCTTTCTTTGCTCCAAACACACTTGAAGTCGGAAGGCATGTAATATTCCGATACGAACACCCAATTGTTCTTTCCTAACTCCTTGCACCAACGATAAAACTTTTCATAATCGAACTTGTTTTCATACTCTTTGGTGTTGTAATACGGAGGGTCGAGATAAAACAAAGCGTTTTTAAAATCATTCGGATTATAACTGTCAAACGATTTCGCGTCAAATTCTATTTCTTTTAAAAGTATGGCTTGCTCTTTGGCATTTCTTAACCTTTCATTGTAAATACATCTTCCGCCTTTGGAATCTCGCCCATACCCGCCTTGGAAATACCTTCCACCAAAACTAGCGAAATAACCGATTCCGCTCGTATAAACCACAGAATACTTGTTCGTCTTGTTCTTTCTGTTTTCCCTCACATCGGAATAATGTTCAAAAGAACAATCTTGAGGAAAAATATCAAGATTAGGATTATCTCTCATATATTTTAAGAGTTCAATCAATTCTGAATTTATATCTGAACCAATTCGATTCTTGCATCGAATATGGTCTATCATGTTGCCCCCCCCCCCACGAAAGGCTCGATATATGTTTTAACATGATTTTTGTCTATGCAATTCTGCAAAATCGGCAAAATCCATTTTCTCAACTTCGCCTTGCTTCCTTGGTACACCATATATCGTTAGTCCTCCCAAATATTCTTCATTTTCTGCTCAATCTCTTCCTTAGTTATGTAGTTCGAGAACTTGTCCTTGAATTCAAACATTCCATATCGACACTCGCGCTCAAGCATATCACCGAACAACTCTCCGAACTTGCTAGCCTTTTGCCCCTCCATCGAGTCGTTGGAAATGAACCATGTGCTTTTGCGAACCACCTCTAGTCGGTCTTTTAGCCAAACAATCAAGAGCCTTTCCTTGTAACCGCTTGCCCACAAACAACATCTGTTTTCCTCGAATTCATCGATTACCAAAACATCAACATTTTTGATATAGTCCAACTTTTCCCTCAATTCGTCGTCTCGCTCCGAGTCGTGCAACAAAGAAATCAAGTCCTTGGCGAAGATGTAATGAACGCTCTTCCCCTTACAAGCGAGTTTGGCAAGCATCCCTTTCAATGTGTACGATTTTTGAGTTCCTTGCCCTCCCCACACATAGCAGTGAAGGCGGTCGAATGGCTTATTTGGATTGTCGAACTCGTCCACATATTTGCGTAATTTTTTAATGTTTCCGCCTTCATCCTCGCCTCGATAGTCAGACCAATCGAAATCCATCAACTTTTTGAAGTCTTCGTAATTCGAGTTCTCGTCCAACAGGCCGCTCTTGCACAAGATGCCGCTAGCCTTGAGTTCGTACTCATATTTCTTTCTGCAATTGCATTTTGTGGCAATATTACTTGCTATAATAAATCCATTCGAGTCACAGTTATCACATTTATATAAATTAAATTCTCCTAATATTCCCATATAATTCTCACATTTGTTAAAAAAATAAACCCTAGTACAAAATAATAGCAAAATATTAAAAATCTGTCAAGCCTTTTTTATAAATTTTGAAAATATTTGCTTAATTCTTCAACCGCTTTAAGATTATTAACTCTCAATAAAATTATTCCGTTCTTTTTACAATAATCATTTTTGATTTTATCTCGGAATTGATTTGATTTTAAAAGTTTTTCCATTTCTTCATCAGTCATTTTTCCATTCCAATTTACTTTTTCAAAATGTGGAATACCGTCAGATTCTATACATAAATTATATTTTGGAATATAAAAATCAAATCTTAATTGTTGTTTATATTTACAACCTTCAAATTTTTTCTGTTCTTCAAATTCTATTTCTTTTTCATTTAAAAATTTCCTAATTGCTTCTTCGCCTTTATTTTTATTACATTTTCTACAACCTTCCCCAATTAAATGATTGGCAGGTTTTTGTGGAAAATCACCATGTTTCGGACAAGTTATAATTACATCAATTCGATTCGTTATATAATTTACTTTAGAATAACCATAAGTTCCAACTCCATGAATTTCGTTCGCTTTTTCGATAAATTCTTCAGTTGTTAATTTTTTAGTTCCGCCACAAATAGGACATCCGCTACCACCCAAATGATGAGATGGCGTTTGAGGGAATTCATAAAGAATGTTATGATTTGGGCAAATTATAATTACTTCGGTTCTCATATCAATATAATTTACTTTAGAATAATCATAAGTTCCTTCTCCGTGAACTTCATTTGCTCGCTCTATAAATTCTTCAGTGTTAAATTTAAGAAGTTCTGATAATTTTTTATATTGACATTTTCTACAACCTTCACCTTTCAAATGATTTAATGGGGTTTGAAGAAAATCACCATGTTTTAGGCAAATTATTATCACCTCAGTATTGATATTTATATATTTTACTTTTGAATAATCGTATCTTCCTATACCGTGAATTATATTTGCTCTTTCTATAAATTCTGTTGTCGTTAATTTTTTACTGCCTCCACAAATAGGACAACCTCGACCGATTAAATGTTTATTCGGTGTTTGTGGAAATGATTCGTGACCTTCAACTCTACAAATGATTTCCACATGTTTTGATGATTTTATATAAACTACATTAGAATAATCATATCTATTACCATGTTTTCTTAAAGCCTTTCTGATAAAAGTTTTCGTCTTTTCGTCTTTGTTGGAATATCTTTCGGAAATTATCTTTTCGATTTCCTCCTCCGACAATTTTGAGTATTCAATAATTTGATTTTTCGATTCTACATTTTCGATAGAAACGCAATTCTTACAATCACAATTTTCTTGTTTTGATTTGCCTTTGTCATACGACATAATGTGAGTTAATAAATTCATAACTCGCCTCCTAATAATTTTAGTTTTTAAGTCATTGCTAGTGACTGTGCATTAAATAGTTAATGCTCACGTAAATAGTTAAAAAAAGATTGAGAGGTTAGATAGAACTAGGAATAATTCTACCAATAGGCTAGCAACCTACTGTCCCTTTCAATCAATGTGATTATACTAAATTTATTTTATTTTATCTAGCGTGGTTTTTGAATTTGGGATTGCAAACATCGTTGATTACATCCCAAGCACGTTTCATAATTTTCCTCTCTTAAAAATGTATTTATATACTTATTTTTCGTGATTCTTGAACTTCTCGTCGAGCGTGTCGTACCAAAAGTTGATTCTGTCCCAAAATTCTTTGTCTTTAGTCTTTACCGAAATGTTGCCGTTCTTGGCGAACGAAACTTCAAGACCCTTCAACTCGTCAATCGGCCCACGATAATGGCCTTGTTCTCGCCAAGAATCTTGCACGAGGTACTTCTTTTTCATGTCATTGATGAATTCTGCGTCTTTATGATATTTTTCAAAAGTTCCGAAATATAAGGCCTCAAAAACTTTCGGTTGCTCAAATTCCGAATACGATTTCCATTTATGTTCGGTTGTCAAGAAGTATGGACTCATACTCGTTTCAGAGAATGTATAACCCCATTCATTCTTCATCTTGTTGGTGTCCACTCCGTAAGGATTCTCCTTCGATGTTTCGCCCAAGGATTTTTCAATTATTTTTAGAATGTTGTCGTAAGAAGTGCATTCCGTGGAAGGAATGGAAATGCCCAATTGCTCATTCACAATGTTGTAGTCAACCACTCTAAAATGAAGGTCTGTGTCTTTCTTTAGTTTTTCAACAATCATATATAGATAATCGCTCACTATATGGAGCGACCAATCGTCCACGATTCCACTATTCGCCAAATCCCAAAACAATTTCTCATCAATGTCTTTAATTTCAAGCCTTGCCATAATTTATTTCTCCTATTCAACAATCATCATCTGTAATCTGTTTTTCAATGTATTTAATTTATTGGTTGATTCAGACAACGCCATCAAAATCACATCTTTATTTTCATAATCATATTTTTTTATTTCAATGTAATCTTTCGCAACATCATTTAAACTAGCGTCAATTTCTTCAAGAAGATTATCTCTGACTGTGGCGTTGAAATTGTAATCTAAATTAAGATTGATTCTATCCCAAGTTTTTTCGATTTTATCGATTCTATGAAGTGTATCGGAATTGTCTAAAACTTTTTCCACAACATGTTCTTGCAATTTTATTCCGCTTAAATGCAAACTGAATAAAGTCACTTCTTCGAGAAAAGCCAAAATATTGTTATAGTTTCGTTTATCCATAATTCCGTTCCTCCTACATATAATATAACACAATTATATGCGGATTGTCAAGTAAAATTATTAAAAAATGCGAGCGACAACATAAATGATTCTCGCGAGAAATTAACTTGAATTTCAATACAAACAGAGGTTGTCGCCGACAAAAATAGTTATAACTATTTACATTTATGGATATAAATACAACATCTACGACAAATTCAAATCCTCATTTTATGACTAGAAGCCAACCGTTTTACTACGGAGAGCAGATGAAATCTTGGGCGAACACTCCGATGTCCTACGCCATAGACATCGCCATAGAAAACCATTTGGGAAAAACCCTTGAATTTCCACTAGATAGAATAATATACGCCTCCAACGAATATTGCTTTAGGGAAAGGACTAGAAGAAACGAGGGGGAGTTGAACCTTCCTTTCTTGAATTATTACCGAGTGGGATTTGACGATGCGGACAGACCTTGGAAAAACGACTTTTCAAACAGATTCGGATTGATAGACCGCGAAAACAAATTCACATCGTTAATGGGCGGAAAGATGAGAATTTATCCCATAACCATAAGTTACGAGGCCACCGCCTTCTTTGGACAGAACAAGGACTGCGAATACGCCATGAATAAACTTTTATTCGACAGTTCCAACGAAACGATAATCAAGCCCCAAGTGGAAACCAATGACGGAGACATTATTGAAAACGCAGGCGTCATGAATTTCGACATAGAGTACAACCCCAACTACCAAGAGAGTGATTGGCTTGAACAGAATAGAATATGGACAATAGGTTTGGATTTCACTGTGACCACATATATGATTGGCAAGTTCGACCAAAATCCTGACGGACTGCATGTGGCGAAGAAAGTGCTTTTGGAGTTTTTCACGGCCAAGAAACTCAACTATGAGAACTACAAGGAAAGTGAGAGAATGGAAATTCTTTTGTCCGAGTATTTCGGAACGAACTAGTCTGAAAATTTTTAACTATTTTAAGCATTGTGAACGCAAAAAATTTTAATTTTTTATAGGAGAATGAAGATATGGCTCAATCTTGGAGAATAAAGACTGTCGAAAAAGACAACACGGAAAAGGCTTTAACTAGCACTGCTACAATGGGCGCGACCGTAATCGTGGCTCCGAAAGGCCCAAAGGATTTTGTTAGGTTCAACAAGGGCGACACCCAAGGAATCTTGAATACATTCGGATATCCGTCAAAGGATTACCCTACAATCCAAGACGCTTTGGATGTAGTTCAAAAATGCACGATGTATGTGGCGAGTCCATACAAAGGCGGAACTTATGGAGGAGCGTTCGTGACCAAAGATTTGGGAACGATACCGTTCAACCAAGGAGTGCAGACGAAGGAGATAAGTGATTACGCTTCGGTCGCTTTCGTGGAGCAAATCGGAATCGGAGACGGAACGACGATTTCTTACGCTTACACAATAAAGAACATCGCCAAATACAACTCGGAAAGTTTGACGCTATCCATAGGGGGAGTCGACCATCCAATCACAATCACAAGTTCAGAAGGGATTGAAACCATAACGGACGACCCCACTGAAGGAATTTTGGACTCAGGTTCTTCTCTCAACACATCGAACGGAGAGTTGACATTGAAATTTAAAACTCCTTTGGTTAGCGGAACAACAATCTCCATCGGATATTCAATGGATTTGTCAGACACATATTTCGTAATTTTCGACAAGAACATGCAAGAAGACGACCTTCAAGTGAAAGTCGTGGCCTCCGATGATGTGGAAGGCGCGTTCGAAATGACTGTCGAAAGATGGAATCCTGTTGATTTGGCTTACGAGGGGGTGAACGGAAGCCCATTCTTGTTCGGACTTTCGGAAACATCAAAAGACACCTACGGAGACAACATTTACATCGAGAATGTGTTCAACGACAAGCAACAGTTGTTCGATGTTCATGTGGTGAATTCAATCGTAAATACATTCGTCGACGACACCAACATGGTGAAATTGAGCGGAGGGTCGAGAGGCGACGAGCCTAGCGGAGCGGACATAGCGTCAATCTACGACCAACTCCAAGACACGAACAAATATCAATTGAAGTTCTGCTTTGACGGAACTAACGAGAGCGAGGTAATCGCTAAATATGTGTCGTTGAGGAACAACTATCAAAAAAGATGTCGTTTTGTTTATTGCGCGGCTGATGTGGACGGAGAGACGATTGTCAACGACCCCACTACATATAATTTCGGAGTGACCGCCAACAGAGGATTGTACCAATATTGCTTGAATTGGGGAATCCACATCGATATCTACCAAGGAAACAACTTCAAGTGCTCCAACATGGGTTTGATAGCAGGAAGATTGGTTGACTACTTGGACAACGAGGCCAACACGACTTCCGCTCCCGCTTGGATTGATGAAAATGGTGTGGGCGGAATTCTTGGCTCTAGTATCACCAAACTTTCGCAAGAAGGAACCGCCGAGGACATCCTTCATCAGTTGGACGACCTCAACTTCAACGCGATTGTGAACGACTTCAACTACGGTCCAATGATTGTAGGTTGGAGAACTCGCCAAGTGAAGAAGAGCGACTTCTCGAACATTCCGATTTCTTCTCTCGCGGACACAATCATCGAGTTGATTGAGAAGAATGTCTTGCCTAGCAGAATCGGCAAGATGATTGACGAAGCCTCTTACTCCGTGGTGAGAAGCGGTTGCAACTCAATCTTGGGGACATACTCCAACCGCTTGGAGGACTACTACACTTGGTGCGACTCGGACAACAACACCGCCGAGACAAGAAACCAAGAGGAGTTGATTGTGGCGGTAGGAATTGTTCCGAAGAAGTTCGCTCGAACGATTTTGTTTGTGTTCAATTTGTTCAAGTCAGGCGATATCTCGGTTGAAGAAATGTTGAAAAAATAAAAATTAAAAAAAAATAACGAAAGCGTCCGACAAAAAATCGGACGCTTTTTTTATTCATAAACAACCTTGATTGTTCCGCAATTCTATATATTTTGTTCTCTCTCATCATTTCTCGCTCTTGGATGAGTCGTAGAACCTCAATTCCCCTCGTTCGAAAGTTTTTTTAATGGAAATATAATCCATTTCCTCCTACAGTACGCTAAGTTCCGCTAAGAAACGCACCATAGGTTTTAGCGGAACTTACGGATTATTTCTTATATATAATATAGTTGATTTTGATAATTTTGTCAAGCGAAAATGTTTGGTAATTTTCCTTGACATTCCGTTGAAATCATGGCATAATCCAAGACATGAAAGAAACTGAAAGTAAGAAAAAGGAATTGTACTCGCTCAAGGAACTGCACAAGATGAAAGTGTATCCTACTCTCTTGGAATACCTTGGAATTGAAACTGTGAAGAAAGGCCGAGCGACATATATAACCCAAGAGTCCTTGGATAAAGCGTTAAAATTCAAGGAGGAGAATCCTAACACGAGAGTTTTGTTGCAAAAATTCGCCTTCATGAAAAAATACGGAGTCGAGAACCCCCAACAAGCCAAAGAAATCCGAGAAAAGACGCTCTCCACAGTCAAGGAAAGGTACGGAGTCGAGAACACTTCGCAATCCCAAGAGGTCAAGGACAAGAAGGCTGACACTCTACGAAAGCGTTACGGAGAAAATGTGTCCAACCCCATGGATTGCGAGGAATTCGTTTTTAAAGTGAAGGAGAATTGGAAAAACAAGAGTCGAGAGGAGATGAATGCTCTGACCGAAAAGACGAAGAGGACATCGATGCTCAAATACGGTTTCGACAACGCTATGAAAAACAAAAATGTAGCAGACAAGTCGAAAAACAATAAAAAGGAAAACAAACTCAAGGAACTTGAAAAATACAAAGATTATGTTCCCATAAAAGAAATTTGCATGATTGTCTCAAGGTGTTATGACAGAGTCTTGGATGTAATCAAACTTTTGGGATTGGAGATTATAGAAGTCAAGGATTCCCACTTAGTGAAAAAATCCGATTTAGATAAAATCAAAAAATATTTTGAAGTTGCGTCGGATTACGCTACTTCAAACGAAGAAAAAGAGTTGTTGGAATTCATCGAAACATTAACCGACGAAAAAATTATCTCCAACGATAAATTGACGATAAATCCATACGAATTAGACATTTTCATTCCTTCAAAAAATTTGGCGTTCGAATTTGACGGAATTTACTACCACTCCAACCAATTCAAAGACAAATTTTACCATTACGACAAAACCAAGTTGTGCGAGAAAAAAGGAATTAGATTAATTCATGTCTTTGAGGACGACTGGCGATTCAAGCGGAACATAGTGAAATCGATGATAAATGCTTCGTTGGGAATTTACGAACGGAAAATATTCGCTCGCGAATGTGAAGTCAAAAACATTTTCAATTTTGAATACCGAGATTTTATGAACGAAAACCATCTGCAAGGATACGCTTCCGCTAGTCGTTATTTAGGATTGTATTATCGCGGAGAATTGGTTCAGTGCGTGGGAATAAAATATAACGGAATCAACAAGACTTGGGAATTGAACCGCATGGCCACTAAACTCAACAATCAAGTCGTGGGAGGCTTTAGCAAACTATTGAAACACGCGATAGAGCGATTCAACATCAAGGAAATGACTTCCTATGTCTTCAAGTCTTGGTTCGACGGAAAATCTTACGAGGCTTGCGGATTCAAATTCGACAAGGAATGCCCTCCGACTTATTGGTATGTCGTGAATGGAATGAAAACAAACCGAATGAATTGGCAAAAGAAATTCATCAAGGAGAAATTCAACAAGGGTGAATTGAGGCATTACGACGAATTAGAAAGCGAGTTTGACAACATGGCGAAAAACGGATTCAATTGGATTTGGGATAGCGGTAAAATAAGATTAAGGTATAAATCGGAATGATGTAATTTTTCAAGAAATTGATTTCATAGAAAAAGACCCTAGATTTCTCTAGGGTCTTTTCATCTATTTATGTCTTGTTAGATTTCAAGTCGCCGATTACGAGTTGCTAGAAAGGTTCTGCAATGTAACGACTGTGGCGAAGTGCTTGTTGTTAATCTTGCTGTCGGCATAAACACCCAAGCCCATCTGTGAGTTGAAGTTCTTCAATTCTACGGGGTTTGTGGTGATACCTGTTCCATAAGTTCCGACAGAAACAGGAGCGTCAACATTTTGAGCCTCTGTGCTCTTGCCGAACAAGTACAACTTGCCTTCGTTCTGAGCGGGGTTGATGATGCTCTTGGGAGCCATGTAAACTCCGCGTCCGTCCAACTCGCCTACCTTGAAGATTCCAACTCTGCTTGTCGGCTTTTCTCCAACAAACTTGTTGTGCTTCGTGAGGTAAGAGTATGAGGCCGAGTCGCACACGATGTTTGTCGTGTCGGCAAGACGGCCAATCGCGTCATACGGAAGGTTCTCGCCGTTGATGATGGCGGAAAGAACCGACTGCGCGTGGGCGTAAGAACTGTCCGCGCCAGCGGTGGCGAAGTCAGTGTCGAATGTAACAGGAGCGTGCCATGAAGCGGCCTTGATTCCCTTGGCAATGCATCGCTCGTCGAAAGCCTTGCGGAACTCGTCGCCAGCGCCAGCGATAAGCATATCTTTGGCAGAAAGTCCGAGTTTTGAGTTCATCAAATCCTCGGAGAAGCGAGTCCATTCAACTTCGAGCGGATACAAGATGGCAGAGAACTGATACTCAACCAAGTTCAAGAGAACTGAACCTGTGCGAGGGAACAAAGTGGGGTCTTCGAAGTCGTAGGCGTACTGAACGATTACTTCAGCGGAAGCGCCACCGCTAACGGCAGAGGCGAATACGACTGAAACCGCACCTGTCGTATAGTTGATTGTAGACGGTGTGGCGGGGTCGAGGTCGGCTCCGACGAGAACACCCGCTCCGTTGTCAACGGCAACTTGAGCGCCGTCGAGGAAAACGCTTACCTTGAAAGGAATCAAGGGTTTGTATGAAAGAGTGGCAGTCCAAGTAACGCCAGCGTCGCCGCTAATCAAGGCTTCTTGCTCGAATGTTGAAGGATAGCGTCCTTCGCCGTAGTTCTCGTAAACTACATCGCCAGCGGTGGCGCCGCGAGCGGTTGAGCCGTAAGTAGTCTCCAACTTGTAGAGGCTGTCTTTCATTGAACTCATTCCCCATACATCGAATACATCTTGGGCGATTGAGTTAGAATAGCCGATGCGAGAAATCTTAACGATGTCTGTCGGCAACATAAGAGCCATGGCACCGCCACTCTGCATCGCTTCCGTCAACTGAGCGCCATTCATAGATTTGATGGCTTGCTCTTGAAGAACATTCTGAGCGATTGTCGGATTGCGACGAGCCTGAATTTCAGAGTTCTCAAGGAACAAGATGAGGTTTTCCGCCTTCTTCGCGTCCTTTTCGAACATCTCGTCAAGTTTGCCTTTTCCGAGAGCCAATCCCTTAGACTTGCTATACTTCTCCTTCAACTTGAGAACCTTGTTCTCGCGCTCGGAGAGTTTTTCATTGTAAATTGAACGAGCCTTGTCTTCGCTCATTCTCATAACTTTTCCGAAACCCATAGTTTTTCACCTTTTGTTTCATCGATTGAGGTTTTTAGTTTGCTTTGCACGAAAGAATTACTAAAATACCTATAAAATATATAGTTATCGGCATGAACAAAAGATTTTCCAAATTTCTTAAAATCTCGCGGACACATTTTTAAAAATCAAAGCATATGGTTTCGACTTCGTATCCAACCGCCATTCATATAACCCTAGGCGGTTTATCGCCAATTAAACTTTCACAATAAAATAGTTAATGTTTTTTACATCAACATCCAACAGAATAAAATAGTTAATATTTTTTCACCTTCACATTTAAATTAGAACCATCTTTGATTAAATTTAAAATATATTGATAATCTTCATCAGTTCCATCGTCTATTTTAAATTCTATATAATCTTCGTTTTTATTTGATATTATAATCTCAACATCGTCTTCATAGCCATCAATAAAACCTATTTTAGAAAATGATAAAAATTTATCTGCGATTTCCAATGTATCAAGAAGGGAATTTTCACCGAAAATTTCATAATTTTTTAAACCTTGCATAAAAGGTTCTAAACTTCGACCAAAACCCACACTTGTTATTTTAAATCTCATAAATATACACCTCTCGTTTTAATAGTTATAAAAATCCACCCTCAATTATAAACTAGATGTAATGTCGTCCAATTTAACTTGCAGATTTTTTGACAAATAAAACGCTTTGGTGATGTCGTTGTAAAAATTTTCGTAATCCTCGACATCCAACGCTCCGAAACTTGTGGTTTGAACTGTAACTGTCACCACATTGATGTTTTTCAAAACTTCGTTGCTCACTCTGATGATGGGCGAATATTCCGACTTTGAAGATATTTCCTCGTCATTGAGAATCGCACCTTTGCCGTAGTCTATGTAAAAGTCGCTTCTATATCCGTATTCGTCGCAAGCGTCGTTCAATTTATTCACTTTAAATTCCAAGTCTTTCAACGCTCGTTCGTCGTCCATGACTGCATCGCTTATCGTCAATTTAAACATAAATAATCCTCCTAAATGTTTATGATTAAGATAGTTAAAAAAAATAACCTAGGAAATCTCCTAGGTCTTTAATTTTTAATCCGATTCATATCTTACTTTAATCGTTCCGCAATCATATATCCTATAATATCCCAATTTTTCCATATTTCGCTCTTCAGTCAAAGATTCGTCGAATTCCTTTGGAAACTTTTTAGCGATATTCTTCTTGGTGAAATTCATTCTATAAAACCTTTCAAACTTTTTTGTATAATAATAATTCGGTTTGTTTGCCGATATTTTTTTAAATCCGCTAGACAAATAGCCATCGCCGTTGAACAACCGTCTATCGACATAAGAAATGCAATCTTTGCCATAATGTTTCATCAATTTACTAAATCCGCCGACAACTTGAGTGTTTAATTTCGTGACCATTCTAATTAACTCGTTTTCATTTTTAGTAAATCTCGACTTTCCGAAACCAACGCATTGAACCAATTCTCCTTCATAAAACAATCCCAATCTTTCAGAAGAATTACACTCTCCTTGAATATGATTTTCGTCACAGAAGTTTCTAAATTCACGGTCGCCAATTTCTTTCACCTCGCATTTTCTAGCGAATATTTTCCGCTCGTAAATTCCCAATGACGAACTTATTATCGATTTGACGATATTTTGCTTGCATTTCCATTCGTCCTCAAATACATGAATCAATCTTATTCCTTTTTTCTCACACATGATTGTTTTGTCGAGATGATAATTTTTATTTTTCTGATGTTCCGTGGAGTGCCAATATAATCCGTCAAATTCTATGGCGACCTTTTTATTAGGAATATAAACATCCAATTCTTTCGGAAAAATCGTTTTTCTGTCGTTTTCTATAATTTCGTCACAATAAATGGATTTTACAAATTTTACCAAATCTCGCTCGTCTTTTGAACTGTGCGAATAATTTTTACCGATTTTATCCAATTGTTCATTTATTAAAGAAATGTCGCGATTTTTAATATATGGAACATTTTCAAACATAAGCAATTTTACATTCGTTTGTTCCAAACAATAATTCAATGTGCTCGCGGAATGCTTTACGCTCGGTTCAAATATTTCCGAAAACATGGAACAATCGTTTTCTTCGCAAAATTTTTCGGAAGCGTTTTTAAATCTTTCCTTCCTTCGCCTTCCCATTTCCACATTATAATCTTCTATGCTCTTGTATCTTTCGACGATTGTTTCCTTCGCCTTGTCGGAATTTATGAAATCGCAAGTTCCGTAGCGCTTCATGTTGGTTTTGTTTCTTTTCTCAATCCGTTCCGCAGAATTTGCCTTGCTCGTCTCCGACAATTTCTTTCTAATTTCTTCAAGTTGGGATTTGTTTTCCACTCCGTATTTTAATAACGAGATTGCCTTTGATTTCTCGGCTTTGGACAAGTTCGCGTATTTCACGATTTTATCCGCCGTTTCTTGGGAGTACATTGCGACTTCTTTTTTCGCCTTGGGATGGTAGGCTTTCTTCGATTCCAAAAAAGCGGAGTATTTCCTTATGGACTTAATTTGCGAGCGAGGAATGTTGTTATCGCCTAATATTTCATTGAGAGTTTCATAGTTTTGAGAAATTAAATTGTCATATTTTTCCGATTTATTGTTTTCCATAAGAAGCACCCCTTTAAATAAAAAAAGAGGAGCAAGTGTGGACTTCCATTATTTTAAAAGTTTGTATCTCTGTACAACTTGGCCACTCTCCGATGATGTAATAACGACATTGTAAATAGTTAAATCATTCGTTTAATATTTTAAAACAAATGTCGTAATTTGTCAATCATTTTTCGAGAAAAAATTAACCATTTTATAAAATTAATGGAAGGATAATATGTTTTATAAAATAATTAATTGTCAACCGTTCTTTAACTCACACCTCTCTATTAATTTTCAACTGTGAACGAAACCTCAAACTTGGACAAATCGTAGCCGAAAGCGTAGTCGGAGTAATTCAACCAAACATAGTCGTCGCCGACCGTGACCTTGGGAGTTTCCTCCGTCCATTCTGAAACGATGTCCAACAGTTCCCAAAGAGAGTCGCAAGAAAGCAACTCGTCCTTTATCTCCAAGCCGACCTCGCTCCAATCCTCGACCTCATGCAAGCGAGCGTCCAAGATTTCGCGGATTTTAATGTGACCGAATATCTCGGTTTTGTTCAAGTTGAATTTCATGTTTCACCTCAATGACAATCGATATATAATAGTTAAAAATTTATTGGTATTTCTCCACCCATTTTCTCAATATTTCGGTCTTGGACAAACTTCTCGCTCCCACAACATTGTCGAAATCAAATTTCAAAGCCAAATATTTTTCTTTCGCATAATCGTCGTTCCATTTTACAAAATAATGCGAGGATTCGGAAACATTCAAGCCTTCAATTCGTCCGCTATAAAAGCCGACTCGCCTTATCGAACAGTCCGCAGCTTCCCTTTTCACGAACGAAAAATCATCGACTTTGGGAATCGGAATTTTCTTTCTAAGTTCGTTTTTCATTTCAAAGACAAAAAATGAGCAAGGAATTTCCGTTTTCATTCCGCATTCGATGAATTCACAAGACGGCAGTTCATAGACTTCATTTATCCAAAGAAATGGATTCAATTTATTTTGAACGCTTTCCTTCTTGAACGATTTTGGCAAAATAAACGCCACGGTGTCCGCGAATTCGGAGCATTTGTTCACAAATTTTATCGCCAAGCAAGACTGTCGTCCAAAGGGAGGATTGCCTACCGCCAAAACCTTATTTCCTTTCAATTTGGAGCAATTCAATTTTAAAAAATCCGCCTTTTTCACGCTTGAAGATTGAGGCTCTATGTCGAAAGCCAAACACCCATCAATCAAGTCGGAAAACGAACCGTTGCCTGCGGAAGGCTCCACAATCAAATCGAAAGAATTCAAGTTCAATTTCGACAAGCAGAATTCCGCGTTTTCTTTAGTCGTGTAGAATTGTTCCAAGCCGACATTTCGTTTCATTTTCATCTCCAAAAAAAATCCAATGAATAACAATACCTCAATTTCGTCTTTTCGACAACACCACAATTCAAGCGGTTTCGTATTTTGAAAAATCCAATGTTCTATGATTGTCGCTCGAATCGTTGATGTATGCGGTTATGGCCTTGTTTCCCCTAACCACCAAGCAAATATCCTCCAACTCGTTCATTTTGGCTCGAACCACATACTTAGCGACCTTCTCCTTTCCGTTGATTTCCTTGGTTTCCACCTCGAAGGGAGCGACGGGCTTTTTCTTCAATCCATCTAACACTTTCCATACATTCTCGGCGGTCACGGAGTTGTGCGACCTATCCTTGCATTCTATTCTCTCAATCAAGTGCTTGGTAAAGATGTAGTTCTTCACCGTTCTTTGTTGTTCGATGGCTTGTTCGATTAGTTCTTGCGGAAGGAAGATGTCCTTGTGGTACAGTTTAATGTTTTTTAATTCGTTCATGGAAAAAATAGTTGGGAAAAATAAAAAAAAAGACCTAGAAACAAATCTAGGTCTTTTTTCAGTCAAAGACTATCGTGAATTAGCGAGAGCACTTCTCCGCGCAAATTCCGTCGTCGTCGCCTTCGTCCTCTTCTTCAACAGTCTCTTCCTCGGCTTTCTTGGCCATGCGAGCCTTCAAAGCGCGGAGTCTGCGGATTTTGGCTAGGCGAGATTTCTCGGCGATTTCGTCTTCCTTGTCGAGTTCGTCCTCTTCCGTAACTTCCTCTTCACCTTCGGCCTTCTTGGCGTTCTTCAAGGCGCGGAGTTTGCGGATGCGAGCCAAGCGAGCGCGACGAAGAGCGTCTTTCTTCTCGTCCTCTTCCTCAACGACTTCTTCCTCTTCTGTGGCTTCGTCTTCGGCTTTCTTGGCATTCTTCAAAGCCTTGATTCTAGCGATGCGAGCCTTGCGGAGGGCTTGGATTTCGTCTGCGGGGAACTCGGCAGGTTCGTCGTTCTCGTCGGCAGTCACAGTCTCGGCTTCCACCTTCTTGATGGCGCGAAGTTTGCGGATTTTGGCAAGGCGCTTGGCCTTCTCAATGTCGTACTCAACTGTGTCTTCGATGGGAGTCGTGTCCACAACTCCTACATCCTCAACATCGTCCGCCTCAACCAAGATTTTGGCTCCCTTGGAAATAATCTTTCCTTCGACCATAATCGACTTCTTCAAAAAAATTGACTTCTTCATTTCTTCTTTCTCCTATATAGGTTTTTTTGAAACAATATTGTTTAAGGATAAACTATCCTTCAATCAACTAAAAATAGTTACTTTTTCACACGCTCGGATATATGATATTGAAGCAGTTCAAAGTAACATCCACACTCAAAGGGTCTCCGCTCTCTTCGTCGAACTCCAATCCGCTCAATGTGGTTGGGAAGCAACCTTGGCATATCCAAATAGAGTTGGGAGTACCTGCGATGTTGTTGTCGTCCAAATTGTCAATCGCCCAAATCTCGATGGGTGCTCGGAACAAACTCGCTCCGCCTTCTCCGCTAGGGCCACTGTCGGAGGCCATGAACATCGTCTCGTTGTTCTGAATGTATGACATCCAATTGGACAAAGCCTTGTATGTGAGCAACTTCTTGTCAGGTCTGAAACTGAACGAAATCTCTCTGCTCTGCTCGCTCATTCCGTTGGGACGGTCAAACTGACGGCCTCGTTTGGTAATCGTGTAAGTTCCTATCGTTTTGTCTGGAATCGACACATTCGTGATGCGGAATGTGAGTTGGTCATTAACGCCTGCCAATTGCGACACTGTCGTCGGCAAAATTATCGAGTACTTGTTTGCTAGGGCATCTTCGCCAAGTGAACTTAACACATCTAAAATATGAGCCATATGTATCTTCTCCTATCTAAATAAAATAGTTAATAAAATTTCTTTTATCAATATAGTTAAGATAGTTATTATTTGTGAAAAAGTGGTTTTGATAGGTATAACCACATTCATATTATCATTGTCATTTTGAATATGCATAACTATTTGCATAAATGAATAAAGTTTTATGCGGATGCGGTATATGATGAAAAATCCTAGCGTAAGGAGGTGAAAAATATGAATCCGTCGGATTTTAACAGTTTAAAAGACATGGAAAACGATATACTTCGACACCCAGAAAACGATTTATCGTACTTAGATAATATTCTTAATTCTAATCTATTTACTCAAGCCGAAGTTGAAGATATTAATTCAGCGTTAGGTTTAATTTTGCACGATGAACGATTATCTGAAAGAGAAAAGGGTAATTTGCTTGATAACAGTTGGAAAATAAATCATAAATTTAGACCGCCAACTCCTGAAGAATTTTTAACAGAAACTTGGATAGGTGGGCAAGCAAAAGACATATATCCTCATTGCAAAAAAGTATTTCTTGATTATTTTAATCCATTAATTAATCGTAATACATGTATTTTATATGCCCCTATCGGTTATGGTAAAACAACTTTAGTTGCTCTAATGAATCTATATCGAATTATTGTTACATTATCTTATCGTAATATAAATAAACAATTCAAATTGGCGGAATCTACTCGTTTGTGTGATATCAGTGTTAGTTTTTCAAAACAAGTTAGTTACGATATGATTGTGAAACCAATGACAACTCTTATGGAAATTTCTTCTAAATTTGAAAGAGTTAGATATGAACGAGATATGACAGACCCTTCTAAAAATGAAGAAGGTAAAATCTTATTCTGTAATACAAGTAAAGGTAACGCCATCATTCGCATTGGTGATGTATACATGGAATGTGCAAGTTCTCCTAGCGACCTTGTAGGTAGGACAGCTTGCATCATAAATTTAAATGAACTAGCAAATTTAAGTAAAGTTATGCCTGAAGATAGAATTATGGAAATGCTTGAAGAATCTCAAAACCGTATTATTTCTCGTTTCGGTAAAAATAGTCCAAACGCATCTCTCATAATAGATACCTCACCAAACTCACTTGAAAGTAGAATAGACCAATGGATTGATAAACATAAAACTGATGATGATGTTTTATATATAAACTGCAAAAAATGGGATGTGCAAGAACATGTCTTTCCCATATGGCAAAAAGACCACAGTAAAGTATTCCCTATTTTTAAAGGTACTTCTACTCAACCGACAAAAATTATCACAGAAGAAGAACGTAAAAATTACGACCCTAACGATATTGTTGATTTCCCTATCGACTTATATACTGTAGCCAAAGATAATGTCGCTAAATGTATGCGTGATTTCGGTGCAATACCAACCGCAGGTTCTGATACAAAACTCTTCACTAATCATCAACTTATAGACCAATGTTTCGTGCCAAATCTTAAAAACTTTTATATGTTTGAATATGCAAGTTATTTATTGGCGCCTGAAACACTATTGTGGGATAAAGTCAGACCTTTATTCTATGTCTACACAGGAAAACAAAATTCTTTCAGATTAAAACGCTATCCTTCCGCTGAACGATTTGTTCATATAGATATGGCGGAAAAGAAAGATATGGCTGGCGTCTCTATGGTACACCTTGAAACCGATAAAATCGGAAGAAAGATGTATGTTGCTGATTTTACTTTACCAATTATGAGTAAAAAAGACGATAAAATAAACTTGGATAGTTTCAAATATTTAGTTTATTGCATGAAGATTTATGGAAATACAAATATTAAAAAAGCAACATACGATGGTTTTGAATCAAAAAGTTCTATTCAATTTTTAGAAAGAAATGGTATTGAATGTGAAAGATTGTCGTTGGATTCTACACCTGATTATTATCTTTCATTTGCTTCTTGGGTCATGCAAGGTAGAGTAAAAATCGGTAAAAACTTGGTTATGAAAAACAACATGAAATCTTTAATCACTACTAACGAAGGACATAATGGAAAAGAGAGCAAAAGCGGAAAACTCATTGTAGACCATGTTCAAGGAGATTGGATTGATTTAGAAAATTCTGATTGGGAAAAATCGAAATGTGGATATTTTGGAAAAGATTTGTCTGACTCATTCGTTGGTGCTTGTACAAACGCTGATAAAAGTAATGTAAATTACGCGTCATTCTTATATGACGACACCGATGAAAAAGAGGATTGCTCGCAAAAAAATGAAAAAAAACTTCAAGACGAATTGTATGAAAAATTCGGCTTAAAGTTTAAAAAGAAATAATTCAAAAAATTTTAATCAACCCAAAGTTTAAATTCTTTGAGTGCATCGTTAAGTTTGTTATAAAATTTGCACGCATAAAATCTATCGGACACATTAAAGAAAAATACTTGATAACAATCATAATGTTCATCTCCGATATTTCCCTCGCCTACACTAAGCACAAGGTTTCTCGCTTGTCCTAAATATACATATTCTATTGTACTAACATGTTTTTTATTAGAATATTCGTCATAAAAATAAACATCATATCCCACTTCATATTTTTCAACTTCTGCTGAAATAATTTCATCAACAGATTTATCGTTGTCTACATTCATAATACACTCCTAAAAAATTTATATTTATTAATAATATAGTTATAAATCAAACAAATCTGCATTACTTTCCTCTATCCTTTTCTTGGCGATTTCAAAATAATTTTCATCAAGTTCAATGCCTATAAAATTTCTTTTTGTGGCACAACAAGCGACTCCACAACTGCCACTTCCCATGCAATTGTCCAAAACCCATTCACCCTCGCTAGTATAGGTCTTAATTAAATATTGTAAAAGAGCAATTGGTTTTTGAGTAGGATGTAATGAAGAATTTTGCGTGTCAGTTGAAAACACTTGAATACTTCTTGGATAACGGTCTGTGGAATCATACAAGTTTTCTCCGCAACTACCATAAACTTCACCTTGTTGATTATCTGTCCTATAAGAAACTTTTCTCTTATGCCCATGAGTCATTTGAGGATTATATTTACATTGTTGCTTATAGAACACGCTTATTAATTCATGATTTCTCATAGGTTGTTTCTTTGCGTTGAGAAATCCCACACCTTTTACCTTATCCCAAATCCAATCGTACTTATATTCCTTTATGTTGCTCAATCTTAAATAAGATGAAAAGGGTTCTTGTCCAAACAAAACAATCGCTCCGTTATCTTTAATCACTCTATGATATTGTTCCCATAATGGTTCAAACGGAATTACCGTATCAAAACTCGCTTGGGTAGTTCCGTAAGGTAAATCAGCCAAAATCATATCGATTGATTTATCTGCAATTTTATTCATTTCTACAAGACAATCGCCTTTATATAAAGTAACATCTGACATTTATTCCTCCTTTTCTTCTTTTACCGAACGGTAATAATTTGTACAATTTGAGTTAATTTCGTACTCAATTTTACCGATAGGTAAAACATGAGTTATATGACAAGCATAGTTTTCTTCATAATAATTTAATTTTTTCAAAAGTTCTTGAATTACATTCCAATAAATATCCGTCATACTGTTCATGTTACACCTCAAAATTGTATTATCATTATAATTTAATATTTATTGAAAAAAATCAATAGAATTCTATAAAATTCCGTATTCTTGAAAGTATTTTGTTAATTCTTTTTCGACCGTTTTAAGATTATTAAGTCTTATTAGGATAATTCCATTATTTTTACAATAATCATTTTTAATTTGGTCTCGAAATTGAATTTGCTTAAAATTTTCCATCAATTGTTCTTCTGTCAAATTAGCACCAAAACTGCAAGGAGAAAAATGTTGTCCACCATCAAATTCAATACAAATATTAAATTTTGGAAGATAAAAATCAAATGGAAGTGAATGTATATTTACACAATCTTTAAATTTCTTTTCTCTTTCAAAATTTATATGATTGTTCATTAAAAAGTTATATACTTCTATTTCACCTTTTGATTCATCACAAATAGGACATCCTTGACCATTTGAATGATTATTTGGTGTTTGTTGGAATCCGCCGTGTTTTGGACAAATAATAATCACTTTCGTATGTGCATTAATATAATTAACTTTAGAATAATCATATTTTCCAAGACCTTGGACTTTGTTTGCTTTTTCTATAAATTCTGCTAATGTCATCCTGCGTTTATTTGCTCGTTTTTCAATTCCACATAAACGACATCCTTTACCTCTTAAATGATGATTTGGAGTTTGTTCAAATTCATAAGGTCTATTTTTATTTTTACAAGTTTTACAAATAATAAGAATTTTAGTTGCATCATTCACATAAACAACTTTAGAATAATCATATAAATCTCCATAAATCAATTTCGCATTTTCTATAAATTCTTCTAAAGTTGATTTTTGTTTTTCATGACCTTGTATATTCCCACAAACTTTACAACCTTGTCCTCGTAAATGATTGTTAGGTGTTTGTGGAAAAGGTTTATGTCCTTTAATTCTGCAAATAATTTCAACTTTTACATCATTTTTCACATAAACTACATTTGAATAATCATATCTATCTCCATGTCTTCTTAAAGCCTTTCTGATAAAAGTTTTAGTTTTCTCGTCTTTATTAAAATATCTTTCGTTAATAATCCGTTCAATTTCTTCTTCAGATAATTTTGGATATTCAACCGTTTGATTTTCCGATTTTGGAGTGTCAACGGAAACACATTCTTTACAGTTACAATTTTCTTGATTAATTTTTGTCTTATCATAAGACATCATTCGATTTAATACATTCATAAATCTAATCTCCTATAAAAATTATTTTTACGTTGTTAGTACCAACATCACATTAAATAGTTAATGCTAAAAATAGATTGTTAAAAAAATTAAAGAGGTGTGGTTGAACGAGATTAGGAATTCAACCAATGTATAAGGTACTAACTTACACTCACCTCTTTATAAATAATAAATAGTTAATAATTAATTTTCAATCCTAATTTTATGTCCAAAAAATATCATCTTCATTTTCACCACTTAATATTCTTTCTGCTTTTTCTGCAGACATTGTATGCTCAAGATAAAACTTTATTTCATCTAAAGAACAGTCATTCATATCAAATCCTTTCATTTCGTTGTTTTTCTTATATTGTTTTGGACAGAATGTTACTCTCAAATTACCTTCATATTCTTCATGAAGTTTTCTCACCATAGTTAATCCACCCATGTCAAAGTCAGCAAAAAGAATTAGATTTTTTACTTTTTGTAACATCTCTAATTTTTTATTAGTAATTTGATTTCCAAACGATGATATTATATTTTTATTTACACTCCAACCATGACCCAAATTTTTTATAGATTCTGTAAGTACGACAGGTTTTTCTAAATCAACATTTTCAAAATTATAAAGAAAATTTGAACTACAAGACTTCACATATTTAACTTTCGGAAACTCATTATTGAATGTTCGACATTCATAGTTCACAAGTTTTCCGTCTTTATAAATCGGTATGCAAATTCTGTTCTCCATAACTGTCGGCTTTTCATCAGTGTTGTTCGCAATATTTTCTCCAATCATCTCGCAATATCGACAATATTTTACACCCTTTTCTTCAATAAACTCATTAGACCAACCGATTCCATGCAAGAAATCCATAACTTTATTGTCATAAAAAGGGTTGTAAAGTTTTCCATAAACAATCGGTTTAGTATATACAACTTCTTCTTTCTTTGGTTTCAACGATTTAGCAAACTCATAATTTACATCACCCCTATATTCCAACTTTTCGCCAAGTAATTTATTGAATGAAAAAATATTTACGGAACATCCGCATGCAAAACAATGACCCACACCTTTAATCGTATCAAAAGAAAATGAACCTATATGTCTATCATCATGAGAAGGATTTGGACACAAACATTTTATAATATTCCCCTTTTTTTGATATTTTATACCGTGGGTTAGTAATAACTGTTCGACATCTTGAATCATAAAAAATCCTTGCTTTGTAGTCTGCAAGGATTTTAGCGCTTTTTTAAATGAATTTCAACAAATTTCCCAACTTTTTTCTTATATTTCGAAAATTTTTCCCTTGTATGTCGAATTGTAAGGAAGTTGGCTAGCCATTCCAAGGCCTCCTTGAATCTTCTTGACTTTGGACTTGGATTCTATAGCGTCGATTTCATCGCAGACTTCCAAAATTTCTTCGTCGGTCAAAAAGTCAGAGCAAAGGTTGAACACTCTCTCCAAACTTCCGCTATTCATTGAACTCGCTTCCCATGTCGATTGTTCCTTCGCTTTCGACGACCTCGACATTGGACTCCGCCACATCGGACTTCACGACAAGGAGGTTCTGCAAAGAAATAATCTTGGCGAACTGCTCCGCGCTCTCGATGATTGTATCCTTATATGTGCAGATTTCGATATCGTTGACTACAACCTTGTTTCTGTTCATCGGATTGGGTTTTGCCAATCTAACCTTTATAGGATAAACCCTTTTGTCTTGGCTTTTGCTAACGATTGTCTTGCTTTTCTTTCCCATGATAGCCTCTCCTTATTCCTCGTCTTTCTTGTCCTTGCTTTTGTCGTCGCCCTTGGCTTTACCCTTCGTGTAAGGCTTGCAAAGTTTGTCGAAGACTTCCCAAAACTTGTTGGCCTTCTTGTTGAACTTCGCGTCGCTCGCGTTGCACCAATCAACCCAAGCGTTCAAAAGTTCATCGTCTCCGCTAGCGATGTCAAGAATTTTATCGAAGTTCTTGGGGTCAATCTTGTCCTCAGACTTCAATGTTTCCTCAATCATGTCCAACATGTCGCCCAAACCTTCCACGGATTCCTTCAAAGACTCTTGAATTCCGTTGTCCTCCAAAATGTCCTTGAAAGCGTAATAAACGACATCTTTCTTGAAAGACACATCGTATTCCAACAAACCACCCTCGCCTTTAAGAACATCGGTAACGACATAAGCCCATTCTTTTGACGGAAGTTGGCCGAAAATGAAAGTCTTGTCCTTTCCGTTATTTTTGATGATTAAATTCTTGCTAAACTCATGCTCGATGAAGCCGTATTTGGTGTTGTATCCAAAATGAAGATTATCCACATTCACATAAGGCTCGTATTCTTCATTGTCTTCCTTCAAGGATTCGTTCAAATCCTTCTTATATTTGTCCAAGAAAGCCTTGATTTCCTCGTCGGTGCTATCGTCTCCGATTTTCTTCAATTCCGCCTTCACATATTCGAATCTTTCGGACTCGTCCATGTCTTTTGCCACATTCCAAATGTCAGTCGGCAAAAATTCAAGTTTTTCCTTCAACTGAACCACTGTTCCTTTAGGAACGACCTCTCCTTCAATCAAATAATTTTTCGTCAAAGTTATCTTTTTCATTCCTTTATAATTAGATTTGACTCCCAATTCGTCATTCATGTTGTATTCGAGGCCTTTTCCATCAACATCCAACTGATGTAATAAAATCAAGTCTCCGTTTTTATCCAAGTACATCGCATCCGTTGCATTGTCAAAAATATACTGTTGATTGAACTTGTTTCCCTTAAAAGTCATTACTTTGTTTTTTATCTCAAGTTCAATTCCAGCCAATTTAGCCAACTCAACACAATCTTCCTCGTTGTCATAAGGGTCGATTGCATCATACCTACTGTTCGGTGTCTTTTTCATTCCTTTCTTCTCCTTAATATCCATAAATTCGAAATTGTTTTTATATCCGCAAGCGTTCAATATTTTCACGCCTTCATTGTATGTATAAGGATATATGTTGTTCACCCAAAGAATGTCGAGTTTTTCCTCCAAGTCCTTCAATTGCTCTTTTGTCAAAGAACCCCCTTTCTCTTCATACACTCCGATATAGAACTCAACATCGTCGCAAACCCTATCCAACCTAACATAATCCGCATAACTTCTTTCCATCAATCTTCTAAATTCGTCCGCGCTATGCGGAACCTTGCTTTTCCATACATTTATCTTGTGGGCTTCGTTGTCTTCGTCCGAAACCATTGACAAATATGTGCCGACTTTAGACGAACGACATTTTCCATGACCTTCTCCGTCCTTAGCCTTAATTCGTCTGCAAGCCTTCTTAATGGCCTCAATGTCGCCCTTCACATTGTAGGACTCTCCGCCTTCAATCGAAATTATCCAATTGTCTCCGTCAAGATGCTTTATCGACATTGGGATTAATCGTCTGTTATCTTCCATAATATTTTCTCCGAACAAATTGAGTTTGCTTAAAATAGTTAAAGTTTCAAGCGGACTTCGCCAACTCCTTGAATTTGTCGAAATCTTCCTTCGAAATCTCAACTCCATCTATCTCCATTCCATCGAAGGAGTCGTCCAATTCAACGGTGTATTCATCGAAAGTCTCCATGTCTATGCCGTCTATTGTGAACTTTTGGGTTCTTTTGTCATACAACATCGATATGTTGTCCGAAATCTCCCATTCCACCACATCGCTTTCCTCGCACAAAATGTTCGGAAACTCCATCTTCTTGAAATCCACATTAGGGTCGGCTCTCATAGGCAAAAATTCCTCCGAATTTTTTTATTTGACTTATATTATCTTATTTCAATCCGCAATTCAAGTTCAATATTTCAATATACCCATTTTCATGAGATAAGAAATTAGATTCAACATGTGTTTGTCGAAGAATGGGAATTGAATCTCGTCGTTCGGAACATCCCAATGAAGTTTGCCGTACAAACAAGAAAACTTCTTCATCACATAAAAATCCCTAAAATAAGCGTCAAGCATTATTCCTAATTCTCTACTGCAATAGTCTCCGACATCAAGGTATGTCGCACGTTTTTTTATCTTCTCAATTTCTTTTTTAATCATCTCCGCCTTTTGCTTTTGTGGAAGTTTGGTGTATTTCTTTTCCAATCTTTCCCTAGTGGATTTGAATATCGTCTTGACTTTGCTTTGCGGAACAACCTTCGGATATTTCTTTTGGCTTCCGATTCTCCAAACTATAGGAGAAGTCCAATAATTGTATTCTCCATTCTCATCCTTTCCTATGCAACAAATTATGTCGTATTGGTGTCTAATCTTTCTTTGCTTTTTGGCGTTTCTACTTTTCACATTAATATATGGGGGATAATTTGGAAACGATTCAGTCCTAATATACAGACGCTCGGTGGGAGTCATTGTGGAATTTTCTTTATTGCGCTTGTACACGACGCGTCTTTCGATTTTCACTTTAGTTTTCAAAACATCGCGCTCCATATTCTCAAACCTACTTCTAGTATGTGGATTGGAATATGTGTATTGATAAATTTGAGAAATCGATGGTGTTCTTTCTGTAAACTCGACCATAATCAAAATAGTTGAAAAATAAAAAGCGTCCGCGAATCAGACGGACGCTCCTTAAAAAAATAAAAAATCTAGCGGACTACTTGGAAGTCTTTCCGAACTTCACTCCGCGCATGAAAATCTCGTAAGCCTTCTTCTTTCCGCAAGAGCGGACGGCTCCCTTGTACTCGTCCTTCGACACGAACTTCTCGAACGCGCTTTGCGAAGGCGACATCACGGCTTTTTTCACTTGGGTTTTCTTTCCCAATCCAACGCTTTTCTTCATGTTTGTCTTCATGTTTTCTCCTTGGCTCATTTCCGAGCCTTAATAGAACAATACAACATTTATGCAAAAATGTCAAGTCTCTTTGCTATTTTTCTTGGCCTTCCATTCCTCCCTCGTCTTTTTAGCCCACTCTCTCTGCTTCCGTTTCCTTTCCTCAATCTCGTCTTTATGCTCTTCCTTCCATCTCTCCCTATTTTCCTTGGCTCTTTGCTTTTCCATTTCCTTTCTCTCCGATTGGGTCATATAACGATTAACGGTGTTAGGCAAAGAATTTTCCTCAACCAACCGACCCAACTCCTTCACTTCCTCCAACGAATACGACTCGATTGGCCGACTGTAGTCGCCGACCAACACGAAGAAGGCGTTCCTAGCGTCGACCGCCCATTCGGTGTTTCGCAGAGCCATCCCCAAATAATAATGAGCCAAAACATGGTATAAGATTCGAAGTTTGCACACATTGTCTAAAGGCGAGTATTTTTCGTCCAACTTGTCTATGGTGTGGTAACGGTTTTTCTTCTCTATGGAATCGTCAACTGTCTTGTACAGAAAGGAGCAGAAAAAATGATGGTAATTGAATTTGTCGCTTTTCGTGGGATTTAAGAAACTCTGTTTATAAATGTTTGTATAAGCATCGAACCAAACCTTGGAATTCTCGTCGTTCGGAACGATTCCTTTGAATATTTCCCCTATTCGCTCGTCTGAATACATCTCGTCTCCTTAAAAGAAAAATCGCCCACATAGTAGGCGATTTCTCAGATAAATTCAATAAGAATTAATCAGATTCCGCGTTTTTATTTCTCCAATCATAATCAAAATTTATGATTGGAAAACCTTTTCGTCTGCTGAAACACCAATTGAAAACTCTATCAAGCAATAAGCCGTCTTCGTAATCTCCGTAAATCGTGTCAAATCTAAAGCCGTCAAAATATGCTTGCACTTCATCCCAATATTTTTCATTGGATTTGTCAAAAAATTCAGACACTTCCATATCATATGTATCTTGGGTGAAATTGTTCGCGGTGAAATAAACAAATGACACGCTTAAATAATTGAAACCGTTATTAAAATGAATGCATAATCCATTCAATCCACCGTACTGTTTCCAATGAGCATTTGTCTTTTCCGCAATTTTAACAATATCTTTAACTTTAATATCCGCCATATCTCAATCACCTCTCTATTGAATCATTCCGTAAATGATGTTTATTACCCATTGGTACTCACATGTCAATCCATTGGGACAACTCCGCCTCACCCTCGTCAACGAAAAATCGCTCTCTCTCCCATTCTTCGTCTGTGCACAATCAAAGTTCTCCAAAAACAAAATCGCAACTGCCATACATAGGCTCGGCATACCAACCATTCTTTTTGGCCAACTTGTCAATCGCTTGTTTGCCCAACGAATAATCGTCGAACATGTCGAGAACACCTTGATTGTCATAAACCACGATTGTTCCGTCATCCTCAACCCTATATTTGAATGAGAACAAAGGACCATACTTTTTATAAAAAGAATAATCGTTCATGTCGATGTTCTCATGGCAATAGTCGTTCAACTCATTCACAAACTTGGCCACATTCTTTTCGTTGATTGGTTTCACGGATTCTTTCAGACTTTTTCTTGATGGTTTTCTTTTAGATTCCGCCAAATAAATTGTTTTCTTCTTGCCGTTAGTTACATCGATGATTTTATAAACATTTGCGTCATTTTCCAAATCAACAATATCATTTCTTGTAACATCATCAAGATAATCCGTAGGAGTGTCGTCCCAATATACAATTTTTACATCAATGCCTTCTTTCAGACTTTTTCTAGTAGATTTCTTTTTAGATTCCGCCAATGAAAAATCCATAGGATGAGTATCGCAAGTCAAATAAATGGCGAATCCAAAATTCCACATTTCATCTTGTTCATAAACATCGCCGTTAATTCTAATCACACACTCATTGTTAGACAAACTTTCAACATCGCCCATTAATCCGCCAATATTAAAAACAAGGTCGATTCTATTTCCTACAGAATTGTGAGCGATATGAATGGCGTTGCCGTCGAGAACTCCCAACTTTGACAAGCGAACCGCTTTTTTAATCTCATCTTCAACTGTATCAACATCGGTGTCGTATCCTTCGGATTCAAACAAAGAATTGAGCGTTTTCTCGTCCACAATCTTTCCATTGAAAAAATATTCAATGTGATGCACATTTTTCACCACCCATTTACCCCAAGTAGTCCTATCAATTTCTTCTTTAATTGCGTCATTAAAATTACTATTAACATATTTTGCCATAATTTTATTCTCCTCTTATAGGTTTTCTTCAATTACGAAATGTTGGCGTAAACTATATCAAATCCGAAAGTATATTCTCCGTTTAATCTATTTGGACAACTCCAAGCAAATATAATTTCATTATCCTTTAATTCCAAAGAATAAGGAACATAAGGAGGGATTCCTTTTACAAATTCAGCAAGAGTATCTGATTTATAAATCTTGTCCAACCAAGACTTAGTCCATTCATTTGCTTTTTTCCAAGTTTCGTCTGTAATTTTCTTTGATTTCCATGATTCAACTCCATCTTCATCATAAAAACCTCTAAACCCATGTGAAGCACCAGCATAAATTTGAACATCTCTGAAATCCACATTAAATGTCATAATTTTATTTCCTCCTACTGTTAAACCGTTTCCTTGATGAATAAAATAGTTAAATCAACTTATCGCTCCAATCGTTCCGTCGTTCGTAACTATCAAGTCCTTTGTCGAAAATTTCCTTAATCATTCCAACCCATTCGTCCACGGAATAATCGGAGAATTTTCTAGTTTCAATCGAATTGTCCGTGTAATGAAGAATGGTGTCCGTCAAGTCGTCCTCCGACCACACCTCGACAAACCCTTGGTCAAAGTTGAGCACCACATCCTTAATTCCAAGTTTATCTAATTTATTTCGCAACTGCTTGTTTCTAATATCTTTCATAAAATTATCTCCTATAATCAAGATAGTTATATGATACAATAAATTAATTTATTTGTCAAGGAAAATTATCAACAATTTTTTATAACTATTTGTCTTATGAAGAGATTAAAAGAAAAAGCGCAGTTGGAATTCAATTGCAAAACAATAAACCAACTCATTGATGTTCTTGAAGATATTAGAACCGTCATGGGCGGAAACACGAAGGTTGGGAGAACCAACAATTTGAAACCCAACATAGATGTTCAATTGTTCAACTATGGCGACGGAATAGTGATTTTGAATTAGATATGATTTGCTTTGATGATAAAGAATTGCAAGATTTTACCCTTTCTCTTTATAATAAATATTTTTATGATTTACCTTTTAATCTTAAAAATATAAAATTCGCTCATATGAAAGAAGATTCTGTATTGGGATACACTCATTCTGAATCAAAGAAAGGAAAACAACTTATTAATGATATTGATAATGAAATTACAAGCAATATATTTATTTCAAAAGGATACATTGGAATAGATTGTACTTCTACGGTATTACATGAGATGTGCCATGCTTATGTCGATACTAATTTTTTTGATATTGAATGGGAAAATAATGCAAATCATAAAGGCTTATGGGTTGAAATAACAGAACTAATTTCTAAAAGAAGTGGAATTAATTGTTTTTGGTCTGCGGATATTGATACAAGAAAAGTAACTGCAAAAGATGTCGTTGAAAAAACTATGGAAAAATCAAAACAACTGTATAATTTTTTCAACAAAATAGACGATATTCATTGTCAACATGATATAAAAACAATGATGAAATATGAAGATACGAAAGAATTCCTCCAACTTTTAATGGAAGAAAAAGATTCTGATTGGAAAAAATATTGGAACAGATTAAAAGAATGGGAGAACGCTGATTTTGAATATTGGAAGAATAGCAAAGAAGGCGTTTCTTGGCTATTCTATATTGCTTTTGGCGATTTATAATCCAAAAATATCTTCTTTAAAATTATCTACATAATTTCCATTATGTTCTATTCTGTTCTTCGCTATCTCAAAATACTTTGGGTCTATCTCGCAACCTATAAAATTTCTATTCAACATCTTGCTTGCTATTCCGCAACTTCCAATTCCCATAAATGGGTCGATTACGGTGTCGCCTTCATTCGTTGAATTTTCCACAAGAATCTTCATCAATTCAATCGGCTTTTCGGTGTCGTGCAAATTGTGACCGTCCTTGTCCTTCAATTTCTTGATTGGAATCGAAAGGATGTCGGAAGTTCCGCAATTGTTTATGGGTCGGTCGCCTCCCTTGCGGAACAAACAGATGTACTCGAATTGGTTCATATAATAGCGACCGCAAATCTTGGATTGCTTATCCCAAATCAAGCACTTCACGAAATGGAAACCGACCTTTTCCGCCTCGTTCAACATCTCTCGAAGATTGATGTTGTTTATCATTATGTAGCAATGGGTTCTTTCCTTCAAAATGCGATAAAAATGCGGAAGGTAGTCGCTAGGCTTGAGTGAATTGTTTTCGAATATTTTTCCTTTCCTAGCGATATCGGATTTCCAATATCCGCTCATCGTGCCACATCCTCCGCGAGAAGTAACGGGATAAGCGACATCGGAGCAAACTAAGTCTACCGAATTATCGGCCACCTCCCCCATCACCTTCAAACAATCTTCGTTGAACAATTTTATTTCAGACATTTCCTTCCTCTCTGTACCCAATTTCATAAATCCTCTTCGACTTCAACCCTTCCGCGTAATCCTTCATGCTCTCCACCTCATCTGCGTTTATTCCGCAAGCGTTGGAGTGTCCACTCGCGTGGTTTAAATTCAACAAGTCGAACTCTCTGCTACGAAGGCTTATCTTCGGCTCGTCTTGGTCGTAGTCGTTCACAATCACGCAGTAGTCGAGTTTCTTGTATTTCTCCAAAATCCTAGACGCTATCGCGCTCACCTTGCTCTTGCAAGAGAAGACGCAAAAGTACCTTCCTTGTGAGTCTTTTCTCGTGCTAATTTCCTTGGACGCGTTTCTTATCAAGTTCTCGAATATCTCGTTCTCTTTGTTGATGTCGCCTTGTATCTTCTCCGTCTCCCAAGCCACGAACTTGAAGTCGTTCATGTTCTGCGTTTTCCAAACCATCGAGTTTATGAATGTCTCGTAGGCGGATATTCTGTCGGTAGGATTGGACTTCAAAATGTACCACTTTGCGGACGAGTAGAGCAACCGATTAAGTTTATCGGCTTCGGAAAACAAAGGCGACCCTTTCTTGTATAAGTCGTATGTATCGGTCAACTCGACGATATAATCCGACACCTTGTTTCCTTCATAGCCTTGCGACTTTAGCCACTCATAGTACAACTTCGTTCCGCACTTCTCGTTGTCAAATATGTACTCCGCGTTGGGATAGGACTTCGTGAATTCCTCCATCGGCTCCTTGACGCTTTCGTGGTGGTCTATGACAAGGCACTTGATTCCTTTTTCCTTGATGATTTCCTTCGCCCTATCGTTGGGGCTAAAGTCCGTGTACACCACAGTTTCGTACAGTCCGCTAGACAAGTCGGAATTCTCTAATTCCTCTCCATAGTTGGTCATGATTTCCTTGGAATAGTTTATCTGAAAAAATCTGTTGAGGGCGATGGGGATGCTGCCGTCGCAATCTATGTGGCTTATGAATAACGCTTTGTCTAAATTAATTTCATTCAACTTCATATAAAAATATCCTTGCAGTTTGTTTCAAGGCAAGGATAGCACAATGAAAATTATTTTTCAAGCGTTTTGGATTATTTTTCTTCCAATTCTTTTATTCTCTTGTCGCAAATTTCAATAATTTGTTCATAATCAGAAACACGGTCTTTTACATTCGGATAAAGAATTCTTGTCAGAATAACAACATCATCGGAAGTCAAATCATAATCTTCAAGCATTTCGCCCAAAGTAACGTCTTTTGGTTCAAGATTTTCAATAGGAAAAACATTCTCGTTATTCTGAAATTGTCTAATACGCTCAAGAGCAATATGCTTCATTTTTTTATAATCTAGAATTCTTGGGTCAGTTTGTTTAGTTCTTAAAGTTCTTTTTACCAAATCACAATCAAATCCATTGTTAATTCTAAACTTTATCCATATATCCCATATTTGATAACGATGTTTATTGTAGTCACTACTTCCTTCGACAATATTTCTAACTTCATTTACATCAATCATATTTATATCTCCATTAAAATTTAATATAAAAATTTTATAAATTAAAGTCAATACAAATTTTCAAAATAATTCATAAGTTTTTCTTCTACATTTTCATCATAACGAATTCGTAAAAGATTCATTCCTTTATCTTTACAATAATTATTTTTAATTTGGTCATGTTTTTGAATATATTCAAAACTTTTTAATGTTTCCTCTTTTGTTGATTTTTTAAAACTAGTAGGAATAAAATGTTGTATTCCATCATATTCAATACATAAATTATACATTGGTACATAAAAATCAAACGGAAGAGAGTTTGAATCTTTACAATCTTTAAATTTCATCTGTTCTTCAAATTTAATACCATGTTCCGTTAAGAAATTTCTAACTTTAATTTCACCAATATAATTTCTACATTTAGGACATCCACAATCTAATAAGTGGTCGTTTGGTCTTTGTGGAAAAGGTCCGTGTTTCGGACAAATTATAATAACTTCAGTTTGATAATTCACATATTTCACTTGAGAATAATCATAAGTTCCAACTCCATGAAGTTTATTTGCTCTTTCTATAAATTCTTCCAAAGTCAATTTTCTATCATTTGCTAATTTTTCATATGCACAGTCTAAACAACCTTTACCACTTAAATGATTAGATGGTGCTTGTGGAAAATCACCATGAATTGGGCAAGTTATAATTACATCTGTACTATTATTTATATAATTTACTTTAGAATAATCATATTTATTTCCGTGAATTTTTCTTGAGCGTTCTATAAATTCTTCCAATGTTAATCTTCGTTTATCTGCTCGATTTTTAATTCCACAAAGTTTACAACCGTTACCTGATAAATGATGAGATGGAGTCTGTGGAAATTCATAAGGTGTTTCGTGATTATGACAAATTATAATTACTTCAGTTTGATTATTTACATAATTGACTTTTGAGTAATCATATCTTCCGATTCCATGCACTTCATTCGCTTCTTCTATAAATTCTTCTACTGTCTTTCTTCTTTTATCCGCCCTTGTTTTCATTGCACACAAATCACACCCATGTCCTTGTAAATGAAGAAATGGTGCTTGAGGAAATTCATAAGGAACATCATGGTTATGACAAATTATATTCACATCAGTATAACAATCAACATATTTAACTTTAGAATAATCATATTTTCCCACTCCATGTTTTTTATTCGCTTTTTCTATAAATTTTTCAGTTGTTAATTTTCGTTTATTGCTTCGTCTTTCAATGGCACAAATTTTACAACCTTTACCTTGTAAGTGATTTGAGGGTGTTTGTGGAAATGGTTTATGACCTTCAACTCGACAAATAATTTCTATATTTACGCTATCCTTTATATAAATCACATTAGAATAATCATATCTATCACCATGTTTTCTCAACGCTTTCCGAATAAAAGTTTTTGTCTTTTCATCTTTATTAAAATATCTTTCGTTAATAATCCGTTCAATTTCTTCTTCAGATAATTTTGGATATTCAATAATTTGATTATCTGATTTTACATTTTCGGCAGAAACGCATTCTTCACAATTACAATTTTCTTGATTAATTTTTGTCTTATCATAAGACAAAATACGAGTTAATGAATTCATAATAATTCTCCTATAATTTTAATTTTTTAGTCCATGCCAAGACTTTTACATAATAAATAGTTAAATTATTTTAAAAGAGTTAGAGGTTCAACGGAGAAGTTGAACCTCAATAGGTGGCATCCTACTGTCCTCTTAATATAATAGTTTAATATTATATTTAATTTTTCAAATCAATTGTACATTCTATATAATTAGGTTCATCTATTTCAATTCCCATTCCCTTAGCAAGCATTTTATTTTCTTCCCAATTTTCAGCGGTTACATCAATTCTGATGATTCTATTTTCTTTATCTTCTTTTGTTGTCACATCCTCATATTTCATATTCTTTTTTTTTCCTTCTCAATCTCATTTTAGTCCATAATTCATTTCAACTCAAGCGTTTTCAACAAATCGCAGAAAAATTCTACAAATCAAAAATGTCGGAAACGGAAAAATCTATTCTTTCTTTGGCCAAATTGTAGTATTTCTCAACTTTCTCTATTCCTATGAAATTTCTATTGTTCAATAACGCCATTTTTCCGACTGTTCCGCTTCCGCAAAAAGGGTCTAGCACAACATCGCCTTCGTTGCTCCAAGAAATGATATGGTCTTTGGCCAACGATTGCGGAAAACTAGCAGGATGCTTTCTTTGAAACTCATCCATGTCGTTGCCTTGGTCGTATTTCCAAATATTGAACCGCCTTCCGTATTCCTTCGAAACATATTCCCTTCTGATTCTTCCGTTGTCTGCGGTAAACTTGTTCCGACCTGTTCCACTATCAGTCAATCCCGCTTTATGGACATTCTTTCTGTCATAAATCAAATTGTGCGTTTTCAAGTCGCCTTTCGTAAACACGAACATATACTCAAAATTTTGAAGATAGAAATTGTTGCTTCCACAAGCCCCAATCCCTTGCTTTTCATAAATCATTGTATCGCCCAACTTGAATCCTATCTCCTTGAAACGCAACGCTTGCTTGAAAGATGTTCCGCTTTCGTCTCCGTCCTTGGCGGAATCTCCGACAACCCAAACAATCGCCCCCCCCCATTTCAAAACGCGCCACAGTTGGTTGACTACGCCCTCAAACACATCGAAATTCCAAACGCAAGTGTCATTGTATGTCCGTAAATCGTCATATGGAGGAGATGTGACCACCAAATCGACGGATTCGTCCTTGATGTTTTTCTTCATGACCTCCACATTGTCTCCGAAATACAAATCATAATCTTTAATCATTGAACAAACCTCCTTCAATCCCATAATTGTACCACAAGCATTCAACTCTGTCGCTATTGGAATTGGGGGAATTGTATTTATACAAATTCCAACCGTTTTTCACTAGATTGTCATAAATCGGATGTTCGTAACCGCTAATCAAAAACTTGCCTTTTCCGTTCAAAACCGCGTCCACGAACTTCTCATGCTCACTGTCAGACATTTCACATTCGTATTCAGTTCCGCTACTCCTAGTGTCGTGGACATAAGGAGGGTCGAGATAAAAGAAAGCGTTTTCATTGTCATATTTCTCAATCAAGTCGAAAATATCGCGATTCTCTATTATCACGGAACTCAACCGATTGTGTATTTCAAACAATCCGTCAATGGAGGAAAGATAATCCGAAACCGATTTGCTCATGTTCCTTCTGACAATCAATGTCGTGGAGAATCCGCCGACTCCATTAAAAGACGAACGATTCACATAAAAATATTTATAGGCTCTATCTAATAAAGACAACTTGTTTTCGTTTAATTCTTCAATGAATTCTTTTCTTATGTCGGCGGAGTAATATGTCAAATCCAACTTTTCCTTCATCCGTTCAAAAAGTTCTTTGTCGGAAAGAACCTTAAACAACGAATGAACATTCTTGCCCAAGTCGTTGTAGATTTCCAACTTGTCCTTTTCTTTGGCGAACAACACGGAAGCCCCTCCGCCAAAACCCTCGATGTAAACAGAATAGTCTTTTGGAAAATGCGAAACAATAATATCTGTCATATAGGATTTACCACCATAGTATTTTATTGGACTATTCAACTTTAATTTCTCCCACAATGTTTATATATTTTAATGAACCAATCGGATTTTCACCATCTTCCAAATAAGGCAAATGTTTTTCTATAGTATGTAAAATTGCATACATTAAATTTTCACAAATATATTCATAACGCAAACTTTCCATAAATCGATATATTTCATCTACACTTTCTTTAGGAAATCTTGGTTTTTTAATTAATCTTCCATCTATATACCAATTCGCATAAATACAATAATCTGCAGAATAAACTCTAACTTCTTTATTTTCATATTTAGCAGAATAAATATTTTTTTCTCGTTTTGTAGAAACGATATGTTCTTGAATCCAATGTTTGTAATACATTCATTATCTCCAATAATTGAAATACAAAGGCAAAAAAATCATAGCACCAAAAATTAAATTAGATATTACTTTTGAAATCAAGACACAAATTATAGCAGTTTTTCCTTCTACCTTAAAATTAATGTTCAAAATGATACAAATAAATCCTATGACAACACAAGCAATTTCTAATTTATTCATTTTATACCTCTTTCATATATTTTATTTTCCATAAATATGAATACTCAAAATATTTCTTTCTTCATATTCATAAATTTCAAAATAAGTAACTTTAACATTACCAAAATCATAGACACACCATTTGCTAACTTCACCATCAACTATATCATATTCGTAATTCGTTCCTTCCTCAATATCAAAAATTTCAACTTCATCTATATCGGAAAAATCAGTCATATCTAAAAATTCTTTTACTGTTTTATTACTCATATGTAATTTCTCTTTCCTTACACCAATCTTCAAGGTTATTTTCTACCCACTGAATCAATTCACAAGCGTATACATAATTTGGAGAAATTGATTTCGCATTGTCAATAATATTAGAAACTGTTTCGTGCAAATTTGAACTATCAAATTCTTCCTTCAAAAATTCATATATTTCATCAAATGCACGATATTCATTTGGCTCTATTCCAAATCGAAATTTATCATCAATTACCTCTTTAATTTCTTCATCAAGTTCATCATAATTTTCAACTCTATACAAATCACACACATATTCTTTTACCAACTCTTCGAGTTTTTCTTCATCCACTTCATTAGGATAAATAGGATAAGAACTTGCTTCACACTTTCCACTCCAATAACTAGTATTTATATAATCACCTTTAAAGAAAGTGAAGATGTGGCATATATCTCTACCGAAAACATAAGTTCCCATATCTCCACTGTAAAATAATTTGTTGTCCGCATAAATTAAACGAACAAAATATGTTTTATCATCACGATTTTCGTTTACATACAATCTAACAACAAGAATGTTTCCTTGTTTCTCAATATCAATTATTTTATATCTTTCAACAAGTTCTTCCTTAGTCATTTTTCTAACTCCTTCAAAAAATCTTCTGCTTGTTTATAAACTTTCTTTGAATTTATAGACCTATTTTCTTCAGGTATTCCTATAGTTGTATAATCCTTACAAAACCACATAAGTTCTTTTATGATTTTCTTTGTTTTATCTTTTAATTCTTTAATCTCGTTATTTTTGAAATTTTCAAGTTCATAATATTCCATTTTTTCATCTTCAAGAAATCCCTCTAGTTTACCGTTTTCTTTATTCAATTGTTCATTTTCATCATTCATAATTTCCCATACTTGTTGAATAAGATGTACTCTACTCGGTGGATTAGGCAAATCTTTCATTTTTTCTGTAAGTTCCTCTCTAGTCATTTTCATCAAACTCCTTTTCATACTCATTTTTTAATAATATTTAATTTCATAATTTCTCCTTACATCTCCATCTATGATTATATAATAAGTGATTTATTTTGTCAATAAAAATTATCAATAATTTTATAAGTATTTGGAAAAATATCGGAACAGATTAAAAGAATGGGAGAATAGCAAAAAAAAAGGCTCGGAAACAACCGAGCCTTTCCAACTTAAATCGGAACTACGCTTTTTTGGCGACAAAAACTCCGAAGATGATTGAGATGAGAGCCACGACCGCGCCTGTGATTGCCTCGAATACATTGGACTGCAATCCGCCGAGAGCGCAAAGGGCGCCGCCTGCGACAGCGAGAACGATAATTACGACGGTCTTCCAAGTGAAGGTTCCTTCTTCCTTAGCCTTCTTGATTGTGGCCACGATTACAGCCGCCAATCCGAAAGCGGCCAAAGCGATTTCAACAATCGTCGCACCAGCGAAGTTGGCGAAACATCCGATTCCCACGGCAACGGCAAACAACACCGCGCCCACGATTCCTAGAACTTTGTTCATAAGTTCCTCCTTCAATATTGAAAATTTAACTCAACATTAAAGATAGTTGTGAAAAATGTCAATACCGAAGTTGAATTTCGAACGGTTATTTGATTTTTCCATTCATATAATCGTCATACAGATTCACAAAAGTCAAATCTCTTTCCGTGAATTCTCCGTCAGAATCTAGATAATCAGGTGTATGCAAAGACTTAATAATATAAAATTCTCCGCTAATAGGTTCAAGTTTGATGTACAAATCTCCAATATTCACATCGTTGGCGTGGGAGTCGTATGTTTCAAAATTTTCAATATAGAAAACCCAATATAAATGCCCTTGCTTAATCGCTTTAATACAATCATCTTCAGTTTCACACCACATGGGATAAATCACATCGATAAAATTCTTGAACCTTATTTCAGAAATGATGTTGTGCTTAATTACCTTTTCGGAGAGTTCGCGACCTGTTTTGTTGAAAAATTCGTTTTTTGAATGTGTAGTTCTTTCCGCCTTCTTCCCATTCGCAATCTTGCAGTTTGGGATTTTGTCTTATGAAATCCTCAATCATGGATAAAACTTCGTCTTTCACGACAGTTCTAGCGACCTTATGTTCGTTCAATTCCATATTAAAATCTCCTATCAAATATGCAATTTAAATTTTTATGATAAACATCATAATATTCAACTGAATCTCCGTCCTCTATTTTTCCAAAATCATACTTCATGTCTGAGCATGGTTCGTGTTTAAGCCAATATTCTTTATCGTTTGATTTCGCATAAACTTTGTCATGCGACAACATGTCCCTAGCGGTTTCCAAATCGTCGATTTCTCCGATAAATTTCCATTTGACGCTCTTTGATTTATCATTGAATATTCCTTTCACCTCGTAAGGAAGTTGAGACTCTTTGCTTGACAATACATAAATCCTGCACATATCGCCCTCCTAAAATAGTTGGCTCTTAACTTAAATAATAACACATTTCTCGCATTTTGTCAAGTAAAATTATCACACCTCTAAATACTTTTGGATGTCCAAAATCTCCATTGTGGGCTTTCCTTCGTATTTCATGTCCCAATGAAACCAAGCGGTCACCAAGCAACCGCACTTGAACTTCATTTCGTCCTCATCGAACTTGTCGTAGGCAATTTGTCTGTCAAAAATATAAACTGTCTTGAGATGATTCCACAATTCATTCCTATATCTATTGTACGCACCGAAATAATTTGTACGACCAATTACAATTCATGATTTTCAATTTTTTTCATAATTATATATTGTATTTCTACTTAAATTTTTTTACAAAAATTCGACAAGAAAATGCCACCCTTTATGGTGGTTATATGAATTGCCGTAATCATCCTTGATTTTCAATGCAATGTTTCAAAGTGGTCTCCGACACACAACCAATTGAAGTGCAAAAATAACCTCTTGTCCATAAATTATGTTTACCGCTCCAATAAAAGTTTATTAAATAATCGTTGTGATTTTTCCAAGCATAAAATGTAGAAATTTGTTTCAAATTATGAATTATATCAGAAATTTGACAAGTCGGAGTAGCATTAATCATTAAATGAATATGGTCGGCTTTAGTTAAATCAATTTCCATAGTTTCTATTTTCCATTTATTTTGTTTGGATTCGGCAATTTTCATATATGATTTTATATCTTCCGAGATATCTTTCAGACATTTCTTTTTATATTTTGTTGAAAAAATCATATGATACTTGATTTTATATTTTTCATGATTAAAATGTTCGTAATCCATAAATACTCCTATGTAAAATTTAACTATTTTATATAGTTAAATTATTAACTATTTTACATAGAGGATTAACTATTTATTGTATGACAGAATCGGAAAGATTACTGAAAAACAACAAGATTTCTCAAACAAAACATGAAACTATTTCACGACATGAAAAGATGAATTGTCGTACATATACTTTTAAAATACAAGAAAATTCATTAAACAATCAACAAAAAGAATTTCTTAAAATGATTTTCATTGAACAAAAATGGTTGAAAAATTATATTCTAAATTGGTGCGAGCAAGACAAAGAAAATAAATTGACCAAATTTGACACCAAAATTACAAAAATAACACATAAAGATAAAGTTATGAATGATGTTGAGGTAGAATTAAAATATCTATCCGCGCAATCAAAACAATGCCTTGTATCAAGAATGTATTCAAACATCAAAACTTTGCATACCTTAAAATCTAAAGGATTACAAAAATGTGGAAAATTAAAATATTCAAAAGAAGAAAAAATAATTGATTTGAAACAATACGGATGTTCGCATAAAATTATTTCAAAAAATAGATTCAAAATAAGCGGATGTAAAAAACCATTCAAAGTAAATGGTATGAATCAATTTATAGAGATTCCAAACATAGAGTACGCCAACGCTAGATTGTTAAACCGAGCAGACGGATGTTATGTTCAATTAGTCTGTTACATTCCTAAAGAAAATAAAATTAAAAACGAAAAAATAAATAAAACCATAGGTATTGATTTTGGTTGTTCTACATCTTTCACAACAAGTGAAGGTGAGAAAATTAATGTGTCAATTCAAGAAAGCGAGCGATTGAAGCGTTTGCAAAGGAAATTCGCTAGACAAACAAAAGGCTCAAAGAATTGGCACAAAACATTAGAATTAATCAAAAAAGAATACCAAAAACAAACCAATCGAAAAGATGATATTTCCAACAAAATTATTCACAAATTTTCACAATATAAAACGATTGTGATTCAAGACGAGCAATTAAAAAATTGGTCAAAAAATCATCATGGGAAGGCAATTCAACATTCAATTTTGGGAAGAGTGAAATCAAAATTAAAGACCAAAGAAAATGTCGTGATTTTGAGCAAAACTGTTCCCACCACAAAACTATGCACGAATTGTGGAGTTTATCACGATGAATTGAAAGTTTGGGATAGAACTTTCAAATGTGAATGTGGTGTTGAAATGGACAGAGATGTTCACGCTTCAAAAAACATGGTTTGGTTTTATGAAAATAATGTAGGTGTGGAACGCACCAATATTAAGCGTGTGGAGATGGAAGCACTAGTTCTTGGGGTTATTCGTAACTCAAAGAACCAACTTGTGTCGAAGAAGCACGAAGCCTACTCCCTTTAGGGAGTAGGTAGTTCACATCTCCAATCTTTCTTGCAAGTTTCTTCCCAACGCCTCCGCGCATTGGTAGAAGTCAAATGTCTGCGGTTGGCAAAATTTCAAATCTTCCTCCAAATCAAGAATCCCTTTTCTTCCAACCTTAACCTCCGCAATTTCCTTATCCAACTTGGAGCAGAACCATCGAGTATTGTCATAGGCTTTCTGCAAGGATTCGACCGCGTTGTTGATTTTGTTCTCATACGAGGCTTTCATCTCGTTAAACTTTTTCTCCGCTTGGAGCATGTCCTCGTTGTTCAACAAGTTGATTTCCGAAAGAAGGCTTTTTCCAACCTTGGGACAACAGTCCAACACCAACTCTCTAACCGCGTCAATTTCATTGTTGAATGCAATCAAAGGAAACACGCCTTTAATTTCCGTAGTTTCCCTTCGTTTCTTGTCCTTTATTTTTTCTTCGCACCAAGCGATTATTTCCTCATAACTCATATGTTTTCCTCCATAAATCGTTTCTCTTCATTTTTCGCTCGTCGCCACGCAAGCGACATCTCCATGCTCTTTCTTCAAAGACTCAATTTCCTTGATTATGGTGGGAATCCTTCTCCTAACGAATGTTCCGAGAAATCCGTCATCAAAGCGGACACCGCAAGAACAGACAACTTTTCCCTCGGCCTTTTCAAGCCATTCATCATATGAATATTTGGCGACTCTTCCCATTCAACAACTCCTAGAAATCGAACAATTCCTTTTTAGTCTGACTGTCCGCGACCTTTACGCAAGCGCAACCTCTTTTCTTGAATTCCTCTAAAAAGGACTTCCTCTTATCGTCATAAAAGTAGACGATTTCCGCCCCTTCCATTCCATCGAATGTTCCGTCGAGAATGTAGCGAACATGCAGAAAGTTCTTGTAGTCGAACGGATAGGATTGAATCCCCAAATCGTGGCAACCAAAACACATGTCGTCCTCGTTTCTAGTTCCTCCGCATATCGCCTCGATGTAGAATTTATCCTTGTCGATGTAGGGCTTCAACGCGTCAATAATTCCCTTTCTGTCCAACTCGGACTCCACGACCAATATTCTGTGCGGTTTCTCGATGCAGTCCTTTCCCAAGTACCTAGCGGAAATCAATGAGCGGTTTATCCATTTGGATATGTTCTTTCCGTTGCTTCCGTCGCGAGAGTCGTAAATCTTGAACGGATATGACACCGAGTAAGGGTCTACTCCTTTCGGCAAATTCGTCTTCAAACACTCGCAACCCTTGGTGTATTTCTTCATCTCCTCTTTCATGACTTTCCATGTCGGACGACTCTTGTAGTAGTTCTTCAACTTGAAGTGGGCGGTCTTACAGTAATATTTTTGTCCGTCGTTCAACATGACTTCTCCGCAGAAATCGTTGAGGTGGACGCCTATTCCCATTCCTTGGTAGTCAGGCAACACGACAAGCCTATGACCCATGTAAAAATCACGAATGTCTCCGTTCGGCAAGAGCAACATCGCCCTAAAACCGACCAATATATCGCCCCAATAGCATATGAACACTCGGCAAGGAGCCAAATTCGCCTCTTGGGTCAAATAATGATATTGCCTAAATATTTTCCAAAGGCCTTCCTTCTTTGAGTTGTCCGCGACCTCGTAGACGGACAACTCAATTCTTTTTTTAGTTCAACTCCTCGGCAATCATAAACCTTCTCGTCGTCCAAGTCCACCACAATATCAGGTTCCATATAGTCTATATAATCCTTGTGGCAAGAGCAGAAAACGACCTTCTTCAAATTGTGCTTGACGATATACTTCTTCACTCCGATTACTGTGGAAATCGCCACATTTCTGTCTACGGTTGATGTGAACTCATCGAAACACATCTCCGACTGAATGTTCAAGGCCAAGTCCGCCCTAAAGCCCTCGCCCACAGAGAGCACATTTCTAGGACGGCACCAAGTAGGGACGGTGGACAATCCGACCGAAGCCAATCTGTCCATGCAATCCTCCTTGTCAGTGAAGTCGAAGTTGGAAATCACGGACTTGGAGCAATCATATTTCTTGATTTTCTTCTCGAAGAAAGGAAATTCCTTGAGAAGTTGGGATTTTCCCGCTCCGCTTCGACCGCAAATCACGCAAGTGCGATAGTCAATCTCGTTCAAAACCTTCGGCAGTCTATAAGGATAGAATTTACTCTCTCCCACGAATTCATAGTCAAAATAAGATTGTGCCAACTGAGTGTATTCATCGCACGGAATCTTTGAAACCAAAGGCTCGTCCTTGCGTTGCAGAGAGCACAAAACTTTGCAATCTTGATAGTTCATTCAATTTTCTCCTTGAATGAAAGGAGTTTATCACATTGATTTGGTTTTTGTCAAGGAAAAATTGCAAAAAAAAGACGGCCACCCAAGACCGCCTTTCCGCGAATTCGAGAAAAGTTATTCCTCGTCTTTAACTTCTTCCGAAGTTTCGGTCTGTTCCTCAACCTTTTCTTCGATTACAGTTTCCTTCGTCTCAACCTTTTCTTCCTTTTTAGGCTCAACAATCGGAGTTTCCGCAACTTCCTCTTTTTCCACGATGGGAAGGGTGCTTGAGAAACTTACAACCTCTCCGTCCAAAGAAACTTTGTTGGTGTTCTTCATGAAATCATTAACCATTTTCCATTCCTCCTTAAAAATTAATCTATATATCCAAAAGCCTTCATTCGACTCTCGACTTCCGCGGAATTCGAGCACATCACGACGAAATCGCTCAAGCCTCCGTCCGAAAAATAAACTCCTTCGTCTCCAAAATATACTTCCTCGAACGATTCCGCAGAATACAAGACGAACTCGTTGTCTCCGTCGTTGAACGAAATGCTCTCCCCCTCAAACCCTTCGACCGCTTCCACTGTCGGCGACCATATGTTGGTTATGTTGCTCGATTCGTCGACATAGGAAACTCCGTCAACCTCGATTCCGTCGAATAAACTCAAAAACTCGCAATTTGTCATGTGTTTCGTGATTCTTTCGCTCATTTTGAATTCCCCAATCAATCGATGAATTTCTTTCCGCCTTCCCAATAGTCGGAGGAAACCATCACTCCCACGGTGAACCTTCCTTCGAAATTGAGGGAAACTTGCTTGGCAACTTTGGCGCACTTGGAGTAACTTTCGAATTCATTGATTTGTCCGCACATCTCGTCGCCGACTTGAACGCCTTCGTCCAAGTCCATCACATAAAACATCGCTCCGACGGAAGCGGATTCCTTGATTTCCTCGCCTTTGAACAACTTTGTTTCCACTTCATCTATAAATTTGTATAGAGTTTCCCTCATCTCGTCGTCCAACGGCAAGGTCTCCACTATGTCGTCCGCCACAGACTCGATTTCGTCGAAGGGGTATTGGGGCTTCGTTCCTTTCTTCAAGTTCTTCGCCACCTCCTCAAGAATTTGGCAGTCCACTATCACAAAGTCTTCGTCCGTGTGGCTATAGGCGAAATCAATCACTTCCTTGATTCCCATAATCAACTACCTCGCGAGATAAAAGCCTAGAACATCGGCTCTGAACGAATATGTGGCCTTGAGTTGCAAAATGTTGTCGTTAGCCAAACAAACTTCAATCAAGCCGTCGTAAGCCCAAACATGTTGAACCTCCAACTTGGCCACAGAAACAATGTCCTCTATGAGGTTTTCCAAATCATTGATGTATTTTATCTTTTTAAAATCCGACTCCAAATCCGCCAAATTCTCGTCGTAACATTTGAAATCTTCAAATTTAATGTCTTGATTGTAAAGTTTCATCACGCTCTATCCCTCCTTAAAATCAACTAGCCTTCTTTGTCCAAGTCACATTGATTGTGATGTCGCCCTTGATTGGGTTCTCGCAGTCTTCCGTGACAATTGACTCATTGTATCTATAAGTGGGGTAGTAGTCCGTCACGCTTAAATCCTTCTCGTGAATCGCGTTGCCGATTGTCTCGAACGGTTGGGCGGTGTATGTGGCGCTAGTTCCTCCGTTGTCCGAATTGGTGAAAGTCACCGTGAATGTGGTCGGAGTGGGGGTTGTGTTGGGAACTCCGCCACACATGAGGGTTTGGGCGTCGTTGGCGAAGTTTCCTCTGAAAGTGGTGTATGAATATCCGTGTCCGTTCATTCCTTCCTTGTTGTCGTTCAAATTGAAATTGTTGGGCATAATTTTGTCTCTCCTAATGAATAAATTTTGATAAAATAGTTAAAAATTCATTGCTCAATCTAGTGGAACGGCTTTAATGAGTTTAAATTTGCCAACGACCAAAACGAATTAAGCGAGTGGTATGACTTCTACACCTACAACAACGATTCTTGGGTTATGACTTCCGCTCCTTATGATGGATTTATAACCGCTATATCTAGAGGAAGTAATGGAGCAAGCATTAACATTTTTGTAAATGATATAATTATAGCCGCCAATTCAAACGCAGATTATGGAATAAATGGTCAAGGTGAAGTTGCGTTTAGAAAGGGTGATAAGTTAGAGATTACTAGTTCTTTTAGGGATAAAGGTTACATCTGTTTCTACGAAAAGCGCGACTACTCCAACCGATAATCATTCAAGTGGAACGGTCATTATGAGTTATTGAAAATCACCACCGATGAACAATGGACAGGTCGCTATTGGAACGATGGAAAGAAAATTTATACAAGAATGATATCCAACACAAAATCCTTTATGTATCATTCTTTTGTCGAATTATTTTCATATTCAGATTATAATATAGATACATTAATCTCAGTTCAAGAAACTCCTTTTTCTAATAATATAGATAGTTATTTCTTTAAATGTAACGCTTATGGATTTGATGTATCATTTGATAGGAAAGTTAGAGCGTGGAACACTTACACAGGTGGTTCTACAGTAACTAAATCATACATATTAATTATTGAATACACCAAAACATCTTCCTAATTTAGCGGAACGGATGGAATGAGTTCGTTAATAATTGCGAGTTAAGCGAGTGGGAAGAGATTTCACTGAGCACTAACTCAAGCAATCCAACCGTTATGACTTATGACGGATTCTTAATTGTAAGAAGTCCGAGTGGCTCAGGTGGCACTATATATGTTAATGGGTCTCCTATTGCTAATGCAACACATAGCGGGTACGGCGGAACGACATATGAAGGTTCAAGCGCAACTATACCTGTTAAGAAAAACGACGAAATATACAAGATTGTTGGAATGGGGGATACAAATCCATCCTTTGTGGCCTACTACAAGAAACGCGACTACTCAAACAGATAACTCACTCTAACGGAACGGCTTTAATGAGTTCGTGAATAACTGCGAGTTGGGAGAGTTGGAAGATATAAGCATTCCAACAAGTCCGATAACCATAATGCTTTATGACGGAGTTTTTTTAGGCACTGCTAGTTCCACAGAACCTTATGTAATAGACATTTTAGATGAAAACAATCAAATAATATTCGCTTGTATAGGTGGAGGAAGTTGGGGAGACACTTTCACTTTTCCTTTTAACAAAGGGGATAGAATGCGATTAAGGCAAGGTACTCCACTCTATAAAAAAGTTCGTTACTACAAAAAACGAGATTATTCCAACCGATAATCGTTATAGCGGAACGGCTACAACAATCAACAATGGGTTCCTGATTACAGCAACTTATTGAATCCAGGTTCAACATCTTTTCCGTATACAGCGTCAGAAGATTGTTTCGTGATGTATTTTTGGGGTGTAAATGGTCAGTTGAAGATAGACGGAAATGCTGTTTCATGTTATACATCGCCAAGCGGCGTGTCCAATACAGTATTTTTTGGCTTTGTGCGTAAGGGGTCTGTTTTATCGACCTCAGCATCGAGCTTATCAAACGACCAGTTCCGAGTTTTTGGCTTGAGCAAAGTGTGATTTTGAAAAAAAGATATTTTAGCTGCCTAAACATAGAATTTAGGCGGTAGGAACAGATTTATAACCAATGGTTCTCCAATTACCTGATAAACCTGCGGGGCCAAACATTCTAAATCCTGTCGTCTTTTTATAATAATAGGCAAGATTATACCAAGGTCCACCCATACTATTACCTGAATCTGTCATAATGGACATAGAAACATTATAATTTATGTCGTCATACTCCAAAGGTAAAACTATATCGCTACCAACAGACGCGGTATTCCATTGTTCAAGCCTTCCATCTTCATACCAAATATACGATGGAGTTCCGTCATGGTTTATTGAAATTTGGTGTATTTTATTTCTGTCATTATATCCGTTCCGTTAGAGTGAGCGATTATTTATGCGGAACAAAAAACACTCCGTGTATTGGCATACCCGTTTGAGGACGGTAATTTGTCATAACAACAGTATCGCCTTTATTAACCTTAAACATACAATTCAAAAATGTTTCATAATAATTATTTGTGGAACTTGCGCAAAGAACATACACACCGTTTATCTGTAAATGCGTGTTAGCATAAGCAGCAACCATACCGCACAATTCTATCCACCCATTGTCAAGAACGGTATAATTGCTCAAATCCGATTCAGAAATTTCCGTTCTGTTTGTGTAATCAGGGTTGTTAAATCCTATCTCATCATAGCCGTTCCGCTAGAGTGAGTTATCTGTTAGAGTAGTCGCGCTTCTTGTAGTAACGAACTAGAGTATTTCGAATGTATCTATCAAGTGAACAATAAATTGTGTCGCCTTTTTTAATAGCGAGTTGAAGGAAATATCCGTAACGAGGTGAATCAGAAGCAAACATATAAGTCAACGCTTTCCCATTAATAACCAATTTGTATTCCCCACTGTTATCACCTTCTCCCTTTATACAGTCGAAAGTAATGAATCCATCATAATCCATCACAGTCGGATTGTTGGAGTCTGTTGATAGAGTTATTGTTTCCCAATCGCTTAATTCACAGTTATTCACGAAGTCGTTATAGCCGTTCCGTTAGAATATCACAGATTTCCTTTTACGAAAATCGAAGCTTCTACTTGCAATTTTCCGTTTCCACTATCTCCATATTGTCCATCCCAAATCTTAAAACTACTTGTTGTCACTGTTCCGATGTTAGTATGATAAGTTCCATTTCGTGCAGAATTTCCCATAGTAAGAATGACAGGTATTGAAGAATATGTTTTAGGATAATTGACGATTGCCGTTCCAATAGGAGCGGTTCCTCGAAATTCAAGAACACCGTCTATTTCTTCGCAATACAAAGTAAAACTATTGGTGCTTGTATCACTCCAACGCTTTACATAATGACCGTTCCACTTGAATGATTATCGGTTGGAGTAGTCGCGTTTCTTGTAAAAGCGGACTCTTGAATACAGACTTCCTGAATGGACTATTCGGATTCCATCATTTTTTATGAATGGAATGAAACCAAAACCTGTTCCTCCTTCTGGTCTATTGTCGCTAATTTCATTGCCATTGACAAAAATTTTTAAGGTGGATGAACTTGATTGCGAAGTAAAACATAGCAAGAAACCATCATAACTCATAACAGTCGGATTATTTGGGTCTGTGCTTATAGATATGTTTTCCCACTCGCTCAACTTGCAATTATTAACAAAATCATTGTAGCCGTTCCCCTAAATTAAATAACGAAATTTCGGCTATAAAAAATTCAAAAAAGTATTGATTTTTAACCGCCCTAGATGTAAAATCGCATCCAAACAATACATATGCAAGGAGAAATATATGAAAATTTCAACAAAACCCTTTTTGGAAAATCTGAAGTCAATCAACAATGTGGTTTCTGATTTCGTCTACATCGATTGCACCGACGCGTCGAACTACGCGTTCTATGTGTCCACAGACACCCAAGCGATGAAAATTCCGCTTGAGATTTCCGATGTTTCGGATGAGGAAAAACAAGTCTATGTAATCAACAAGGTCGAATTCATCCACTTGGTTTCCTACGCCAAGGAATTTGTGGAGTTGAATGCGGACTATTCTTACGAAGCCAATGATGGTCAAGTGAAGGGAAAATTCGAAAAAAACGAGGGCTACTCCGACGAATTGGAGTCTAGGAAAGTCCTTTTTGACAACGAAAGCGAATACAAAGATTTCATGGAAGTTACTCCATCAATAATGAACGCAATCACAAGCGGTGGAATTTTCGTATCGCCTGACTCAATCAAGCCGTCTGAAAGATTCTTGGACATTCAACACTCAAAAGTTTTCTCATATTCAAACTACAAAATTTACATGGACGGCATCGACATGGATGAGGAAAAAGAAGGCCTTTTGTCAATCGAAGTCTTGAAATCAATCCAATCGTTGGGAATCGGAGCGGTGGTCAAGAGCAACAACGACTCGTATCTCTGCACCAACGCGCAAAGAAGCATTTTCGAGTATTTCTCGACTCCCAATGATGTGGACTTTCATCCGCTTTTTTCGGAAGGATTCCAAAACAAACTAAAGGAAACCAAATCTTTCAACAAAATCGAGTTCAACATCGAGGAATTGAAGGCCAAATTAGACTACCTCTCGTTCTACGCCAACAAAAACCCCAACAAAATGTGCTTCTTGAACGCCAAAAAAGACGGAAAATTTTTCATTTCCACGGATGAAAACACCTTCGTGGAGGTTTCCGCCAAAATCGAAAAAAAGGAGCAATTCGAGGACATGTCGGTTCCAGTGGATTGCTCTTCAATGCAGTTGATTTTGTCAAAGGTCGGCAAGGAAGCGGAAGTTTGGAACATGTACATTTCAAACGACCCTTCCAAGAAACTCATCGTCACCACATTTGGAGACACGGAAGAAACCGTAATCTTGGCCAAACTCAATGTTTAAATTGACGAAAGGCGGTCTTTTTATGAGACCGTCTTTTTTAAATTTAACTATATAAAATGGAAAGGCCGAATTCACGATTCGGCCAATTCATCAAACTATAATAGAGGTTATAGAATGACTAAGAAAATAGTTAAGAAATGCGAAGAAATTAAAATCTCAAAATTAAAAATAAACAACAAGTTAAAGAATGTGCAATTTTTATTGAAGAAAGAAGTGTTTGAACGGATGTGCGTAATATCCGACTCTTGCTCCGACTTGTCGATGGCGTATGTTCCTTGGGTAGGAAAGATAGCCACGATAAAGAAGTCTGACGGAAAGAAAGAGGATGTATGTTTCCTTGAGCCTTGCGCGGAAAACAACTACGCGGACATCTCGTTCTTCGACGGAACGAAATACAAAAACTTCAAGGCTTGCCGAGTTAGAACATTGGAATCCGTTCCGATGGACGGAAGCCTTCTCACATACTCGAAAGGAACAATCTCAGACTCCAACTTTTTTGTTTTCTATAGCGTCATTCCTAGCGAAATGGGAAAAATTTTGATGATGACCGCCAAGACTTATGAATTCTTGACATCCAACAACTTCAACAAGCATATTAGAATGTTTAACATCAATGACGCGGACAAGGTGAAGAAGGCGTTTAATTTGTCCGACCGACAAATGATTTCAATCGACTTCTCCAAGGAATTTACAATGCGAGGGGACGAGAGAAAGAACGCAAGCGACAAAAGAAACGCTTGCTTGAAAACCCTCGCCTTGATGAAAAAAATCGACGAACGAAAGCCTTGCTCCAACTTGCGCACTCACTACGGACTCCAATACTCTGCGTTCAACTTGATGAGCGGAGAGATTCGACAGTTCCGCGACGCGGTCGCTAGAAACAATTTCTTTGATTCGTTGAACATGAAACTCGCGGACAACCACAACATTCTCTTGAATTGCAAAAACATGAGAAAAATCGTCGAGGGCGATAAAGTCGAGTCATTTAGGGCGAACATATTTGAGAGCGGTTGGGTAGTGTGTGAGTACATCGCGGATATCGTTGAGTTAGCCAAGTTCGTGAAATCATTGGTCATGAAATTGCTCGAAAAATCCAAGAGAACCGCCAAAAAGTTGCGCGAGATTTTCTCGAAAGCCAAGAAAAATTTCTTCAACATAATCAACAAAATTATAGACACTACAACCAAGATGAAATTCAATCTGCGGAAAAAATTCTCGTTCGCTAGAACTATGAAACTCTTGGAGACTGTTGTCGACGAAAAATCGCATCCTCTAAATTTCAAACTCAAACTCAAATTCAACAATTTGTGTTGAGAAAACGATTTAATTTTCATCTAATTTCCAATCTTCTCTCTTCCATTCTTTAAAGAATCATTTTAAAGTTCGTCTCAATCATATGAAAAATTCTTTCAATTTCATTGAATAAATTTTTTTCTTTTGAATTTTAAAGAAAAAATAATAAATTTTATTTTAAAAATTCTTTTTCTTTAAAAATTTTTTAACAATATAAGATACCTTGCTAATTAAAAATCCATTTTTCTTTTCATTTTTTCAAGAAAATTTAAAGAAAAAAATGAAATTTTAAATTAGCGGAGTATCTTTTTAGGCTTCTTCATTTTAGAAAAATAAACAATGAATCTTTTCATCGTATTCCACCTTACATTATAAAACTTGGCCAAGGAATTCACGCTCTCGCCTTCCTTAAATCTTCTCATTATCTCTTTTTGGTAGGGTCGGAGTTTCACTCCGTAGACGATTTCTCCCTTCTGTCGTCCTATCTTCTTTCCGTTCTTCCTAGCGACTGCCAATCCTAATTTGGTTCTCTCGGATATCAAATCGCGTTCTATTTGGGCGGAAAGTCCGAACGCAAACAACATTACTGTGGCGGTAATATTGCTTTTATCCAATGGGTTTAAGTCAAAATTGTTCTTGATTGCTATGATTCTGACTCCTCTTTCCGCTATTTTGCTTACAATTTCGAACACCATTTTAAAACTTCTTCCCAATCGCGAAATTTCAGTCATGACCAATACATCGCCTTCTTGCAATTGTTGAATCAGTTGGCCTAAAAGCCTTTTGTGATAGTCAACAGTTCCGCTTTTCTTCTCGTAAACCCATTTGTCGATTTTAAATTTTTCGGAAATTGCGTCTTGTTGATTTTCAAGATTTTGTTCTTGAGTTGACACTCTTAAATAACCGTAGTTCATGTAAAACTCCTTTTTAATTGATTGACAATCTTATACAATATATTTTTATTTTTGTCAAGTAAAATTATCATTTTTTTTTATATCCAATCTAGTCGAACGGTTGGAATGACTTCGTGAATAATTGCGAGTTGGGTGATATAGAAGATTACACAAACATAATTCCGCATGAAACAAGTGTGCCACAAAATTATTACACGGCGGAATACGATGGGTTTGTTGAGATTTCATTTGGGTCTAGTTCAACAACATCAAGGACAAAAACCTACTTGATAATTAACAACACCATCGTAGGATATGGAGGAACAGTCGGATATTTGAATAATTGCGGAGAAACAGGAGGAAATATATGTGCTCCTGTCAAGAAAAATGATGAAATTAAAGTAACAACAATTACAAGTCCAACTTATTTTGAATTCAAAATTTATTGTAGATTTTATAAACTTAGAGATTATTCTAACAGATAACTCACTCTAGCGGAACGGCCAAGTTGAGTTGCTTGGTTATTCGACAGAAGAGAGATGGACGGGCAAATATTGGACTGACGGAAAAAAGATATATTCAAAAACATTTAGTGTAACTGCTAGCGGTGATTATACATTAAATAATGTTGACACTGTTATAAACTTTGAAGCCACCGCTTTGAATAACAATTCATATTGGAGACCCTGTGACGGATTCTTAACTACTCTTGGGAGCAACCAAATAAACGGAACTACCATTGATGTTAATTATGCAGCAAACAAATTCCATATCGGCTACTTGGGAGAAGGTATGGGATATACATTCACAAAGGCCAATGTAACAGTTTATTACACTAAGACCACAGACTAGCGGTTGACAAAACCGCATTACTAGCCTTATAATGCCATTATTCGGGTGTGTTGACCCATTTGCACAGATGTGTCAAACCAACAAATAATCCTTGCGGAGACATCACGGCACTGCGAATGCCGTCTTCGCAAGGATTTTTTTTAGCGGTTGGAGTAGTCGCGCTTTTTGTAAAAATTGCCAAAAGATTTAAAACTTCCAGCTTCAAGGCGTGTCAAAGAGCAATAAACTGAATCCCCTTTTGAAATTGCCAATGATTGTGAAACAGTAAAATTATAAAGTGATGAAACATTGTAATTATCAAAAAAATCAACTCCATTTATGTAAATGTGAAAATCTGAACCATTGCCTCCAGTTCCTGTTGTATTGAATCCTGCTCTTATGAATCCGTCATAATCCATTATTGTCGGATTATTGGGGTCAGTTGATAAAGTTATGTTTTCCCAACCGTCCAACTCACAATTATTAACGAAGTCGTTATGGCCGTTCCGCTATATTATAACTCTCGTTCTTTGTAGAACCGAGCTGAAAACATAGAAGTAGCAGAATCTGTTGGACCAATCATTTGAATTGAAAAAATATCACCCTTACTTACATAAGTGGAATAAGAAAATTTATTAGCACTTCCACTTGTCGAAAAAATTTCAATTCCATTAATTGTTATACTTCTGTTATAAGATGTTTCAATTCCAAAATATAAAAAACCGTCGTAAGGACATACATAAGGAAAATAATTTGAAAATCGAGTATCTGCCCACGTATAGATTACTTCCACTTCGCTCAAATGCTCGCTCTCGCTTTGGCCGTTCGCATAGATTGAGTAAGTCGTTGATGAGAGGACTAATGGGTTACCAATAACCACAAACGCAGGATTTCCGCTTCCGTCGTCGCTCGTGTAATACATCTCCAACACAGTGTTGGGGTCGAGAACTTTGTACACAGTCGTTCCGCTTTCATCCATCGCGTGAATGGGAAGCGGTTGCAAAGTTCCGTTCACATTCGCGTCGACTTGAATTCCGTTCAAAGTCATGTAGTCAGTAGAGTTGGAGGCGTCGTGTCCTTGCGAGAACACTACCTTGAACGCCAAGTTGGTGTCAGGCGCGCTCTCGTCAAATCCCAACGGAAAAGTGACGCTCTTGGCCGAGCCTTTCGCTTGGCTCGCGATTAAAACATTTCCGAATCCGCATAAAGAGTAGTCCTTGTTCGTGGCTTCCTTCTTGAATGAATCTATGTACATATTGTTCCTCCTAAAATTCTACAAATAAAATAGTTAATGTTTTGGGATTTTAGATGAAAAAATTCGGTTAGTCAATCTATGCGAACGGTTGGAATGACTTCGTGAATAATTGCGAGTTGGGTGATATAGAAGATTACACAAACATAATTCCGCATGAAACAAGTGTGCC